AAAGCCCATGCGTTATTAGACGGTAATATCTTACCGTCTACTTACGCCTTGGCTTCGACACCTCCTGTTATATGAAACAATTAGAGAAATGTGCCAGTGTTATGAGTTGGATGAGAAAGGAGAATATATGAAAAGTAAATCCGAAAGAATTATGGAAGCAGTAGATAGGATTCGCAACTTTGATGATGAAGACCTATTAGGTTTTGTAATCTCGGAAAGTATTGATAATTATACCGAAACTGGACAGGATGTATTACGATTATTTGAAACATATCCAGAACATGCCGAATTACTCGATAAAATGTTGATTGCAATATGTGGTTGGAGCATTGAGAGTTTAGAAGATGAGATGGAAGAGAAAAGAGATTACTTTGAGTGTTTGTAGAAAGGAGAAAATATGACAATCTATGAAGAATTACTCTCACGAGTAGGACAAGGTGAAAAGTTTCATATTGATTTTGAGAAACGAAATATGAAAGTTGGTAAGGATTGGTTAATTAAGAATGGTGAATGGGAAGAGGGGCGAGAGCTTGGAGCTGATTGGATGGATCGTGGCACAGATATGAGCTATGTAGAAATGCTATACCACTATTATAAATTTTCAACTCCGTCAGAAAGAAGTGATAGCAAGAGAAGAATTTATTTTAAGGCTCTTCCGGTTGATGAATTAACAGATGGCCAATTGGTTAAAGGTGAATCAAGAGAAAGAACACAAGCAGAATTGGAAGGATATATATTGATTAACATTATCAGAGGAAGTCTTAAATGGAAAGATGAATGGGGGAATTGGTTCTGGCAGTCGCCTAATTACAAAGATTTAATAATATTAAAATCATGGGTAGAAGGGAGGTAATAGTATGGATGCACAGCGGTTAAAAGCGATTGCTTATAATGCAATTGTAATGTGGAAAGAGGATTCCTACACACTTTATGAAGAAGATGAATTTAGGCAACGTGTAATGGAAGAACTCGGTATTACTGAGGAAGAATACAAAGAAATTATGGAGGATTAACTATGGATGATAGGAAGTTATGGGAGAAAGCACAGATACTTGCAAAGGAAAACTTCTCTGAGATATATGATGCAGACGATTGGGAAGAGCTTGATAAATATGAAAGAGAAGATTGTGTGTGGTATTACTATAAGGAATTATTAAAAGAAAAGGAGAATGATACTATGAGCACTAAATTAATTTGCCCTAATTGTGGCACAGAAATGAAATTGCCGGAGAAAAGTGAGGTTGTTATGGGTGCAACACTTTCAAAAGAAACTGGCGGTACACATGTTTTACAAGCTGATGTTATTAAAAATAACAATATAAACACAACAAAATTAAACAAAGAGGAGAATAAGAATATGAATTCAAGAGATGCAAGAATGGAAACTTTAAAGGTTAATGGAGTAAGTGTAGGTAAGTATTTTGACGTTCAGTTACCTGATGGCGGTTCAATAAGAATGATGCTTAATGAGAGTGGAGTTCCGGTTGTAGCTAATGATGACCCTATTCTTAGTCAGATTATTGAGGACGGATACGTAAGAAATACAAAGTTACATAGAAGATGGGTTATGGCTCAGATGTTCAAGATGTTGAATTATGTTTCTTATAATGGAAGAGAAAAAGGCTATGATGCTTGTTTAAGAAACCATTATGGTTATATGTATCAGTTCGACATGATGCTTGAGGAAGTAAGAGTTCTTAGTAAGTTAGAGGATAGAGACATGGAAAGCTTCAATGAGAGAAGTCACTTCTTTACAAAGAATGTTATTGCTGTGACTTGCAATGATTATTTGAGTAAATTGAAATTAAGTATTGAAGCACAGAAGCCTAAGAATTGTAAGGGGGTTCCATATAAGAGAGTAAAAGGTAAAAACATTTTCGTAGCTGATTTGGAGAAGAAGATATATCAACCTATTCGTAGAAAGATTTGGGCGATTGAAAGAGCAAAGAGTTATAAGGAATTATATAGAGAGTTGAAAAAGTTTAATGATGGTATGATTAATCTTCCTTGGAATACTCCAAAGTGCAAGATGTGGATTGATGCTTTCAAGGGAAGTGGTGCTTATTATACTTTGAAGAACCTTGTTATGTTCCATTCTTGTAAAATTGTTGATGAACAGTATGTTGGTTGGAGAGAGCCACGTAAGGTAACTACATACGCAGCTGGCATTGAAGCTACTAACTTTATTAAATCTAAGTTAGATGAGTATAGATGTGAGGGATGGAGATATATGGCAATGCTCAGAAAGTGTATTGCAGATAACGAATTCTCATTTGAACAGAGAATGAAAGAGATTTACAATGATTAATTAAAACTGAATAGAATTAAACTTGGTGCAAAGTAAATATAATAAATGCTATTATTCAATGCAGTATCCAACACTACAGCAAACTGGATGCAGACAAATCTCTTAACAGAGATGTCTGTCATCCATCATGCTGTATACAAGATACTGCACATGAAACCAATAAAGATATGTACTAAGAGCAGACGTTATATTTAAATGCGGAAAGGCAAATATATATCAAACACTTACATTCAATATCCCGACTATTAACCTGTACTCAAGGCAGTTAAAACCGGTTTATTCAACCGGTTACAACTGCCTTCACTACAGGCATATTCGGGAAATATGAAACTAATATAGATACTTTCTAAAAGTGGACGGTATATAACATACGGAAAGGTAAATACATATTAAACACTCATATTTAATGTGCCGTATTATTAACCTGTTCTCATGCAGGTACATTTGCAGCATATCTGACTGCAATTCTACCTGCAGACAACAGGCATCTACGGCATATATGAAACTGGTATAGAAACTTTCTGAGAGTGGACGATGTGTAAAAGCAGATAGATACTGCAAATACATAAGGCAAATTAATTCACTGATGATCCGTCATATATATGAGGCTGCAGGGTATAGGCTGGGTATCCCCAGCCTCTTCCCTGCTTCCTCATCTTCGCAGGATCATTACATGAAACAGTTAAAGACATATCTACAGATTTGCAGAATGTATTGGTATAAGCAACCGGATATACAAGAGAAATAAATTTAATCATTCAGGATCTTTATTCCTGGAAATACTGGTCTCACCCGGTTTAATCAGACCGGGTTCCACCAGTCTCTCCAGGAAACATCCTGAATAATATGAAACGGTTATAGAAATGCTTACAGATTTCATGAGTATATCAAAAAATAAAATAGAGAAAGGAGAATCAAAAAATGTGTAAGGAAGTACGGTTTAGAGAAGCTGAGAAGGTGCTTCGTAATAATGGATTTAGATTAGAGAGAATTAAGGGAAGTCATCATTATTATGTAAAAGATAATAAGAAAGTAACTATCAACTTAAAACTTAACCGGATGGTTTGGCAGCGGATTAAGAAAGAAAATGATTTAATAGATTAGTTAATTATAAGGAGAAAAACATGGCAAAAGAAATTAATAGAGTATCATTTGAAGTAGAGCATTACAATGGAAATACTTATATGGGATTCATGTTAGCAATCATGGATGAAGGCAGTGTTGAAGTGATTAATACATCAGAGTGTAGTCTTGCAGATGTGGATGGTGATTATATTTTTGATACCGAAAACGATTTGTTTAGAATTCAAGCAGACGAACCAATATCAGAACAGACATATGAAGAGATATGTGAATGCTACGAAGAACATAAATAGAGTGGCAATTTAATAGGAGGTAATTATTATGGCAATGACAGAGAAACAGATAAAAAGACGTATGGATGAAGCGTGGGAGCTTCATTATAAACAGCATGAAATGGAAGCTGAGTGGTACGGAATTGAAGATGACCATGTTTGGGTGTGTGATATTCCGTCAAAGCAGATTACGGTTAAGATGGAATTGAACGAGGAATATAAAGATATTGTTGTCTATGAAGCACCTTTACAGAAGCAAAGCGATTACAGATATGTAAGGGACACTGAATGGAAAGTTAGAAGTCATTACAGTTGGTAAATAAATAGAGTAGACCGTAAATCCGTGCTTATCAGTCCTATAAATGGTACTCATTACCTCTTGACTATATGAAAAAAATGTAATATAATTCTACATAGAACGGGTGTTCTGTTTTCGAATGTTGACGAAAGTGAATATTTATTGTATTAAAAGCAATAAAAATATACTACGATATATGCTTGTCAATTCAAAAAAAACAGAAGATAATACTATTACAGAACTGATTTGGAGGGAATAATCTTATGGAAACAATTTTAGCCATCACAAACAGTACAAGCAGTGCAATAAAATTAATTGTATGTAAAAGTACAGAAGATGCGATCAAACTTATGGAAAAAACATATGATAAACTATGCAAAGAAAATAGTTATGATTATGATAATACATATATTGACGAAGATTTAGGATATGCTCAAGTTGCAAATGGATTTGAGCTAACAGAGTTCAGAATAGGTAAACTATCTTTTGCATAGAATGGAAAAATTAAATATAGAGAGGAGAGAGCATCTTAATGATGCTCTTTTTAATGTAACTAGTTGTAAAATATTGTAATTATGAGGTATAATTATGACAAGAGATGAATTAAGAAGAGAACCGGGTTATATTGAGGCTCATAAGAAAATAGAAAGTTATAAAAAGGGATTTAAGTTCACAGTCTATTATAATGAAATGCCTGCGCCCAAGCGGAAAGCAATGGAATATCTGTTGAGTGATTGTGAAAAGGAAGGATTAATTGAAAGTATCTCTATAGGTGTTGCATTAAACGGTGAACGAGTAGACGAAACATTTGTTAAATTATAGTAATAACATGTCTAGGTCATGTGATATAAACAAGTTTAAGTGGTTTGACGCACGTCAAATAAAGATATTAGGAGATGGTAAAATGGATATAGCTACATATCAAACGACACCAGAAAAACATGGTGCAGGAAATTTTTTCTTTACAGATTGTGGTCATAAGATGTATTCTGTAAAAGATGAAATGGCATACCATGGATGTTATTGTCCAGGTTGCTTTTATAATGGAAAACAGACGGTGTTATATATTAGAGGTTCTAAGGAAGCAAATGAATATTGGCACAAGAAGTTGAAGCATATTGATTCAATTAATTAACAGTCTGGACAGGAGGACGTGAATATGAAAAAAGCAAATGCACTCGTAATGAACTATGAAGATTTTGAAGAGCTTATTGACAAAGCATCAAACGAACATGCTGGAGTTGGTCTTGGAGCACGTAGTTGGTTTTATGTATCAGATGATGATTATGATATAAAAAACATCAATAATGACTTATCAAGATATATTGGTGTAAATGTAATAGCGGTAAGAATTGATATGTCAGTAAACGAAGATGATGTAATTATTATCTACGAATAAATGGAATCTCAGTTAAATTAAATAAAGACACGAGACATCAGAAATATCTGGTGTCTTTTTTATTGCAGAAAATGGAGGAAGAAAAAATGGGACAGAAACCAAAGAAGATAAAGAATATGAATATGGACGTTATTATGGGTAGAGTGCAGAAGATGGTAGAGTTACGAGAGGAATTTATGAAGAATATTGATAATGTTCATGTAAAGTTGCAACAAGGGAACTCTAAGACCGGTAAAAATGTATATACTGTTAGCTTTATTCCAATAGCTGATTGCAGCCATAATTGTAAAGAGTGTAAGAAGGAGTGTTATGATGTAATTAATGTATGTTTCCAGCCTAAGGTACAGGTTGACCGTGCCAGAAACTCTGCTATTCATAAAGCAGATATACATAGGTTCTGGGAAGAAGTAAGTTATGGAATTAAATATAATTGTGTTCAGGCGTTAAGATTATGCGTTGGTGGAGATGTTTGCAAAGAGGATCTTCCTTTGATTAATAAAGTGGCAAAGGAAAATCCGAAATGCGACATCTTATTTTTTACCAAAACTTACGAAGCTGTAAATGAATTCTTAGATTCTAATATTTTTGAACCAAATGTTCATTGTATTATGAGTGCTTGGAAAGACACAGAAATGGATAATAGACATAACTTGCCGGTTAGTCATGTTTTATATGAAGATGGCAGTACAACAGCTCCTGTATATGGAAGTTATTATTGTCAGGGTAATTGTGCTCATTGCCATTATAACGAAGAAGGATGTTTTCGATTAAAGAAAGGAGAATCGGTTATTTTCCCTGCACATTAAACTAGATAAAATTAAACGAAATGCTTAAAACACTAGACAAATCATAGAAAGGGTGGTATAATATGGTATAGGAAATATTATTTACTTAACATTTTTAAGTAAAATAGAAGAGGAGAATTATATGGGATTGTTCAGTTTGATTGCATCACTGTTTACATGTGGAATTTTAGTAAGTAATACAATTAAAGATGCGTCATTTGATTCAAAGAGTAAAGAAAATGCGATTAATAAAGGTAATATAACATGGATGGATAGTCACGGGAATACTTATTTAATTTCTACAGGGGAGAAAGTCTATTTTATTAATGATAAGCTAGTATCGGTGAAGGATGGTAAAATAATTATTGATTATAGCTTAAACAGAACAAAATTAATTAATGAAAAAAGAATCAAAAAAGCAAATGAAAAAAGTTCTAAATATGTTTTACTTACCTATTATGAATTCAATAATAGAGTCTATTATACGGAAATTGCTACAATGAAGAGATATTATTTAACAGGTAGTAAAAGTATTAGTGGTGACTATTCTAAATTTACAAAAACCTATTATGCAGTAGGATGTGAAAAAGCAAAGCTTTGGAACGATGATCCAGATGAAATCTCGATAGAGATCACAGAAGAAGAATTTAAGGCTTTAGGAGGAATCATGACACAATCGTATTACAATACGATTGGTAAATATTAAATTTTGTAGGAGGTTATAAATATGAACAAAGAAAGAAGAAGTAAAATTCTACAGGTTATTAAGGAAATTGAAATTGTAAAAAATTCTTTGCAAAGTATTCTAGACGATGAAGAAAATGTTTTTGATAATATGCCAGAAAATTTACAGTGTTCAGCAAGAGGAGAAGAGTCAGAAGAAAGTATAGAATATATGGATGAAGCAGTTGAAGCATTAAATACTGCTATTGAACAACTAGAAAATATTTAAGGAGACAATATATGAACGGTAAAGAAGAATACGAACAAAAATATATAAGAAAAATAAACAATATTATTCAGAATAATTCAGATAAACCGTATTTACGAGGTTTTTATAATTATATGGGGAGTAGGTTATCTTATTCTACAAAATATGATTATTTAAATTATGTGATAAATTTTATGAACTTTAACAACAAAGATGTAGAAAATCTCACATTAGATGATTATACAAATTTTTTGGCTCAAATTACAAATAAGACAGCTGCTTATCAAATTAATATGCATTCCGGACTTAAAAAGTTTTCCATGTATTTATTAGCAAGTCAAAGAACAAATCATAATCCTATGAAGTATATTGAAAGACCAAAATTTATTGAAAGGCCTGAAACAATCGAAAAACGAGAAAAAGGTTTTTTGGAAAAGAAAGAGATTAAACAATATATGGAGAATATTCAAACCGGTTCAGGTTCGCAAAGAGCAATTGCAAGACAAGAATCTTGGAAAGAGCGAGATTTGTCCATTATATTAATATTTATGATAACCGGAATGAGATGTTCTGCGCTATATAAGTTAAATATAGACAATATTGATTTTGATAAAAAAATACTGATTACAGTGGACAAAGGAGATAAAATACAAGAACATTCATTAACAGATGAGGCATTGTTATGTATTAGCGAATGGATATTAAAAAGAAATGATATATTAGGAGATAAAAAAGAAGATGCCTTATTTATTTCAAATCAAAGAACTCGTATGGATCAAAGTTCTATTTACCGTATTGTAAATAAATACTCCCATTCGATAAAGGGGAAGCATATTACACCACATAAATTACGAGCTACTTATGGCACACAGTTATATGATAAAACAAAAGATTTATATTTTGTGCAAAAATGTATGGGGCATAAAAATCCTAAAACAACGGAAAATTATATTAGAGGAGGAAAAGATAAGGATAGAAGCACTGCAGCAAATATAATGTCAGAGTTGTTCTAAAAACACTAGACAAAATTAAACAATTATTGTATAATAAAAGTAATGTACAAAAAGGAGGCACCTGTATGTTAAAAAGTAGACAAGAATTAATAGCTTTTTTAGAAACAAAAAGTGAAAAATTAGTATTTAACAACGAGCTTTGCCAAACAATAAGAGAATATATATTAGAAAAATACAAAATACCTACTGGAACAACCATGGATATGATTGCAAGAGGTATGTTTGATGGACAGACCGAATTCACATTGTTTTGTTTAACAGATGGTATAGATTATGCAACTAATTCTAATTATAAAACAACATTTTTTAGCGAGATAGAAATTAATCAATATAGTAAAGAAAAAATGGAATCAGGGAAAATTAAGTTCCCTATTGTAATAAAATGCGACAAAGTTGCTGAGGATCAGTGGATAGGTGCTAGTAATAGCCAATTCTTCATGGAGCTTCGAAGAGCACAATTAATAAAATATAATGCAAATGCTCAACGTATAATGAAGAAAATCATAAAGGGTGAGAACATATTATTTAAGATTGTACCTAATAAAATAGCAATTAATGCAATAAGATTCTTAATGCAAAAGAATATGTATATACCAACTGCTATTACATTAAATATTCCTTATGATTCTAATGCAAACTTTTATTTTGATGAGAAAGCAAGAGAACTTGTTATTAACGAGATAGAATCGTTTGATATATCCGATGGTTATCATAGATATCTAGCTATGAGTGAAGAGAGCGATGTAAATGAACAGTTTAATTATCCAATGGAAATTCGCATCATTAATTTCACGGATGAAAAAACTCGTCAGTTTATATTCCAGGAAGACCAAAAAACAAAAATGGCACGTTCTAATTCAAATACCATGAACTTAAATAGACCTTCCAATAATGTTATTGATAGGTTGAATGAAATGGTTACATTTGATTTTAAAGGGCAAATTGGTAGAAATGAAGGAACCATTGATTATGCTGCATTGTCAGATCTTATTGAATATTTCTACTTTAAAGAGAAGAAAACTTATAGTAATTTAGAAATAAGAAATGTAGCTAATGATTTAAAAGATAAATTTAATGCATTATCTGAGTATAATCCTGAGTATATTAATAAAGTTATGGGAATAAGAGAATTGGCAATTATTTTCTACGTGTTTGATACTGTAACAGATTTGTCTAAAGCAGTAGTTGTGATTGACGATGCATTAAATAAAGGAGTAGAAAAAGGTTTTAGACACACTAAGGTTTCTAAACCAATGTTTAATGCTATAAGCAAATTATTATAAGGAGGTACGTTTTATGTATAATGAAGAGATTAAGAAAAGATATATTATAGAAAAAGAAAGTACCACTTGCACTCCTAAAGATTATTTGTCAAGGCAATTTAATAAAATAGAAGAGTTTGAAATACGACTAAATAAAGATATTAGTTGTTTTACTGTATATGAAATAGTTGATTTATATAAGACGTTAAATTTTGCTTCTATTGAATCTTTAACAGTTTTGAATAGTCATTTTGCTTTGTATACAGATTGGTGTTTAAGACAAAATATGGTACCTGATTGCCAAAATCATTTTATGGAGATAACTCCGGATGTTGTACGCAGCTGTGTAAATACAATTGCATTAAAAAAATCTATTGTTACAAGAGAAACTTTATACAAGTGGTTTAATGAATTGGAAAATCCCAGTGATGCTTTTATAATGTTAGCTTTATTTGAAGGAATCAAAGGAAAAGAATTCTGTGAGATAGTTAATCTCAAAATGTCTGATTTTTCTGGTAATAAGGTAAAATTATGTACAGGTAGAGAGTTAATTGTATCAGACAAACTTGTTGAATTGGCTAAAAAAACAGATGAAACATTAGAATATTATGCAGTAAAAGCTGGAAGTTTAAAAACATATCGTCTAGAGGACGAGGGTTATATAATAAAAAATTTTCATAACTGTGAAAGTGCGGTAAGCGATTTCCAAAGGGGAAGAAGAATATATAGCAAACTTATAAGAAGTTTTGAATATTTGGGTGTTGCAGAATGGATGAAACCCAATTCTTTGGTAGAGAGTGGAAAGATTGAATATATTAATACTAGAAGTAAAGAGTTAGGTATTACTGGTAAAGAGTTTATTTATTCGGAATATGCAAGTGAAATAATGCATAGATATGAATATAATATGCCAAGACTTAGAGCACCATACTATAGTAAATTTGGAGAGTACCTAACATAATTTAGGTACTCTTGCATAAAGATTAAACTTAATAAAATTAAACGCAGAACAATATTGACAATCTGAGGGGGATTGTTATAAAATAAATACAACTTATTAAAACATTAATTAATAGGAGGAGAATGGAAATGGTCTTAAAATTAGTTGAAAAGGTGAATGAAAAAATTAACAACGGACAGAGTTTACATGTGGCTTGTGATTGTGGAGCAAGTCGTATTATGGACGCAGTTGTACCGGATTCAATTAATACAGAAGATGGAATTTATATTGAAGGGGAAAATTTAATATTGAATATTACAAATGACAAGGAAATTAATATCGACTTCGATGAAATTGAAGAAGAGTTTATTATACATCAGGGAAGTGTTACTTACTTTTTGTCTTAACTAAACTAAATTAAACAAAAGGAGAATGTATGAAAAATAAGATTAATAGAATTAAAGAGTTAACAGAGATATTACATAAGGCTTCAATTGCATATTATCAAAATGACAATCCAATTTATACTGATAAGCAGTATGATGATATGTATGACGAATTGGAGCAGTTAGAAAGAGAAATGAATTTGGTATTGGCGAATAGTCCTACAAATAAAGTTCAAGGATTTATCTTAGAAGGGTTAGATAAAGTAACTCATAGTAAACCAATGTTATCATCTAATAAAACAAAAGATATTAACGAAATCAAGAGTTTTATTGGAAGCAGAAGTACTATGGGATCTTACAAATTGGACGGACTCACTCTCGTAACTAGATATTCAGAAGGTAAACTTATTAAAGCTATCACAAGAGGTAACGGTACGGAAGGCGAAGATGTGACAGAACAGGCAAAGATGATTTCAAATCTTCCTTTAACAATTCCTTTTAATGGTCAGCTTGAACTTCGTGGAGAATGTGTTATTTCTTGGGATAATTTTAATAAGATTAATGAATCTTTAGAAGTACCTTATTCTCATCCACGTAGTCTTGCAGCTGGAAGTTTAAGAACATTAGATACTAATATTACAAGAGAACGTAAACTTGAATATATAGTATTTGAATTAGTAAGTTATAACAATAATGATGCATATAAAACATTTGGTTATAGAAATCAGACATTGAATTGGTTAGATTCGCTTGGATTTACAACAGTAGAAAGAGTAAGTATTCCGGCACCTGGATGTGAAACTTCTTTTTGTTTTGAAAATTCGATGATCTGTACTGATATAAATGAAGTTGTTGATAACATGACTGCTGAAAATAGTAAGTATGCAGTTGATGGATTAATTTTTAATTATGAAAATCTTGAATATGCAAAGTCATTAGGAAGTACCTCACATCATCCTTTGGATATGATTGCCCTCAAATGGAAAAATGAAACATATGAAACAGAGTTGTTGGATATTGAATGGAATACTACTAGAATAGGTCGTATTAATCCCACTGCAATATTTAAACCGGTATTGATTGAAGGAAGTTCCGTTTCTAGAGCTACTGTACATAATGTGAGTATTATGGAAGAATTAAGGTTGGGTAAAGGAGATACAATTACTGTATATAAGAGTAATCAGATTATTCCGGCAATTGATGAGAACCTAATCATGTCAGGAACATTTATGCCTCCTTCAGTGTGTCCTTGTTGTGGCAAAGATACAGAAATTCATAATGAAAATGGAACTAAGACATTGTATTGTACTAATCCAGATTGTGAGGCGAAATTATTATCTAAGCTGTCTCATGCAGTAAGCAAGAATGCTTTGAATATTGAAAACATGAGTGAGGCTACTCTTGAGTTTATGATTAATGAATTAGGTGTGAAGTCAATCAAAGACTTATATCAGATTCCTTTCTATAAAGAAGTATATGAAAGATGGATTGAGACTCCTGGATTCGGAAAGAGAAGTGTAGATAAGTTAAGAGATGCGATTGAGAAGAGTAGAAATACTACACTTGAAAGATTCCTTTATGCTCAGAGTATTAACCTAATCGGCAAAACTGCAAGTAAAGATATTGCGAAATACTGTAAGGGCAGCGTTGATACCTTCTGTGACATCATGGCAAATGGCAATCAAAGAGAATTCTTATCTATTGATGGCTTTGGCCAGACTAAGTTCGAGTCACTTAATAATTGGTATGAGAATCATTGGATTGATTTCTTGGCGCTGAAGAGTGAATTCATTTTTAAGGAAGAAACGGAACAGAAGAACACTGGTGGTGTAGATCTATCTGGTTTGACATTTGTTATCACCGGTTCACTTAACCATTTTACTAATAGAGATGCGTTGGTTGACAAAATTACATCTTTTGGTGGCAAAGTAAGCGGTTCTGTAAGTGCTAAAACTTCATATTTAATTAATAATGATATAAATAGCTCTACCGGCAAAAATGCCAAAGCGAAATCCCTTGGAATTTCAATTATTGCCGAAGAAGATTTCTTAAAAATGATTGGAGAATAAGTAAAATTATGATTGATTTGCCGTAGATAAATTTCTGCGGCAATTAATCAAAGTTTTGATGGAGGATTAATATGGCACGTTATTATACAGATTTTAAACTAATTGAACAATATCCAAATAAGTATAATCTAACACCAAAAGGAATTAAGAAGTTAAAAGTTCTTGATTGGGAGAGATTGAAGAAGTATACATGGTACAACAACGCTATGAATAAAACAGGAAGATGGTGGTGTCATCTAGAAGGCTGCCAGCTCACAGGTAGTTATAATGATGAAGATGAATTTTGGATCGGATTTGATGAAGAACATAACCGAATTGATTATCATTTTACTAGTTATGGTGGCATGTGTGGTTATGTTTTTGATGATTTTTACAAGGAAACTGAGAATAAGTATGATTTACATGTGCAAGTGAACGCAATTAGATATTTAAATAGGTTGATTGATGAAGGTATTTTAGGACTAGAATGAATCAATCAAATTTGATTTTATTGAAAGGAAAATGTGAGTATGGCAACAGAAAAATTAATACGGTACAGATTCAAAACAAAGGCAGTAGATGATTTTAGACCATTGATTGATATGAAAGAAATCCAAATGCCTTGGTGGTGTACTTCAACAGCAGGTGATGACAGTTATGTGACTATTGTTTGTTATCTGCCAAAGGGTGAAGATTTATTCAAGTATTGGGATGATGCGTATGATATTGATTCAGAAGAAGTAGATTGTATTAAATATACAGGCAGATTTCCAAAACCTAAATGGATCAGTGAAGGAGAATGAGCATGACGGAGAATGAAGTTTTTGAAGGAATACATAAAGATTGCGGAAGTTTAGAAATATGCGATTACAAAAATACAGGATGTAGTGATTGTATTATTAGACAAACTCTTATAAAAGCAGAAAAAGCAATTGAAGAAATCCAGCAGTACAGAGCTATCGGCACAGTGGAAAGTTTAAAAGGCTTGCCTGCTATTTGTGATTCATTGGCTGAATCGGGTATGAAAGCTGAAAAATTGATTGAAGAATTAAAGGCATACCGGGCAATTGGCACAGTTGAAGGATATAAACGAGCAGTTGAAGTGTCTAAAGAAAATTATTATCTATGTGCAGAATATAAGGCAAGATTGAAAAAATTTGAAGCAATCGGCACTATTGATGAATTTAAGGCATTGAAGGAGAAGAACGAGCCGAAGAAAGTGAATGAAGATGATTGTTGTCCTATATGCCACACATACGGCAAAGATGATAACGAAGTAGCCGGAGATTATTGTCCTGAGTGTGGACAGAAACTTGACTGGCAATGAAAGGAGAAGATATGGCAGAAGTATTAGAAAAGACTTGTGAAAATTGTGAGTACGAACATGAAGATATAGAAGGTTCACATTGTAGGCATTGCATCCATAATGCAGAAGAACATTTTGAACCGAAAATCAATCATGAAAAGGAAATCAGAGATAAGGCTATTGATGAATTTGCAGAAGCATTATATAACAAGTCAACTTTTTTAAAGTTTATTGAAAGTGACGATTACGGAATGCTTCATTTTGAGGAAGTGTATGAACTTGCAGAGCAAATGAAGGGAGAACAGAATGGGTGATTTGATTAGCAGAAACTCTTTGGATAATTTCTTTTATTCAGAAACCAGTGGAACAGAAGAAGTGATAGAAGATGCAGTAATGAAATATCCTAATATGGAAATAGAGTATCCTGATGATTGTAGAACATTATGCAAAGATATTATAGAAATGTGCAGAAATGTTATTAGAACGGAACCAATGGCCTATGATGTGGATGCAGTTGTATCAGAAATCAAGAAGAAATACTGTCAGAAATGCAGAAATATTCTAAGTGTTGCAGGAGCAGAAGAATATTGCAAAGAGCAGAAATGCAGAATAGACGATATTTGCGACATAGTGAAAAGGGGTGGTGTGGAATGAAAGAATTTATAGATAAGCTGATAGAGAGGTTGGAAGAATTAAAAGAACTTCATGCAGAGTTGATAAAAGATGGATTGGAAGAGGATTATCATAGCGGTTGTGAAGGAATGTGCGTAGATATAATAGAAATAATCAACGAACTTGCAGAGGAATATAAGGTGTCGGAAATGCCGACAGGTTGGATTTCAGTATCAGAGAGATTGCCAAGCAAGGAAGAATATCAAAAGAGTAATGGACAATTCATTGTTTCAGATGGCAATAGAACTTATGCAACTTATTTTGATATTTATGACACTTTGAAGTTTGGTGAACCAACAATGGATAAATTTAAAGTTGATAAGTGTGTTCTTGCATGGATGCCACTTCCTGCACCTTATACGGAAGGAGAGTAGTTATGGTAGATTGTAAAAGTTGCGAATATGAAAATGTATGCGAAATGCCAGATTTTGTGAGAAACAATTTGAAAATGTGCAAAACACATACACCTAAAGTCAAGCAGACCAATGCTGACAGAATCCGTAGTATGACCGATGAAGAATTAGCAAGATTTTTTGATTGTGGATTAGGTGATGTTTCTATAAATTTTCATTGCGAAGAATGCGACAATCACCTGAATTGTGATGTTTGCTATTTAGAGTGGCTTCAATCAGAAGTAAAATAGGAGAGTAGATATGGATAACAGATGGAGAAACATTTTCAGAGAATTTGTAGCTTGCTATGAAGCTATTGAAATATTAGAAAGAAATGGTGTTATTCGGGATAATGAAGTGGAAACACATAAATATCAATTGTTGGATAACATTATTGAAGCGATGAAAAATGAAGTAGAGGAATGATTATGGTTAAAATGGTAATGCTCTGCGGCTTGTCAGGTGCCGGTAAGAGTCTATACGCAGAAGAATTAAAAGAAGAAGGTTATATTATCCATTCTTCTGATAAGATTAGAGAAGAGCTGGGTGATGTAAATGATCAAAGCAAGAATCAAGAAGTTTTTGTTACCTTACATAAAAGGATTAAAGAGGATTTAAGAAATGGAAAGAATGTTGTGTATGACGCAACAAACTTAAGCCGGAAAAGAAGAGTGGCTTTTCTTAATGAACTGAAATATATTCCTTGTGAAAGAGTATGTATATTGGTAGCTACTCCTTTTGAAGTATGTTTAGAACAGAATTCAAAGAGAAATCGTATTGTTCCTGAAGAAGTATTGCATCGGATGTACAGAAGTTTTCAAATACCTTGTGTTCAGGAGGGATTCGATGACGTTATTATTCATTATCCGAATAAAGAATGGACAGAATATTATGGTGATATTATTACATATGTAGATTCATTATGTTGTTTTGACCAGTGTAATCATCATCATGCTTTAACACTTGGAGAGCATATGATAAAAGCTGCAGACTATATGTTGCATATTACTGGTAGACATTATAATAGTGCGGTATTGGCTGCATATTCTCATGATATTGGTAAGGTAGATACAAAGGAATTTAAAAATGCAAAGGGAGAATCTACGGAAGAAGCTCACTTTCTATATCATCAGAATGTTGGTTGCTATAAGAGTTTATTCTTTTCTTATCCCCAATATGGTGATAAACAATATATTGCTCTATTAATTGAGTTGCATATGAACCCATGGTTGGTATGGGAACAGTCTGAAAAGGCAAAACAGAGAGAATTTGAGCTGTTTGGTTCAAAGGTTATTAATGATATAATAGCCATTCATGAGTCTGATCTTGCAGCGCATTGAAAAACTAAATAAAATTAAACAAAAGTATTGACATTTGGTTTTGGATGTGGTAATATACAATTGTTCCGAGCAGGAACATAAAAAATAAAATTAACTAAATAAAATTAAACAAAGGTATTGACAAATGCAAAATAATATGTTAAGATGTAGTTGTTCCGAAAGGAATGTTTAAAAACATATTGAACTAAATAAAATTAAACAACATACGCAATTAACAAACTTTTGTTGATAAATACCTCCTTTCTAGTTTGGCAGAACTTAAAACTGCCATCTAGCCCCTTGTTGTAATGGTAGCAAACATGGCTTTGACCCATGAGGCAGAGGATCGTAACCTCTAGGGGCTGCTAAGAATATCTAAATGGTATTCTTGTGATAATTTTTTCACAACAATCTCCTCTTTAGTGTACAACCGTGCTAGGCGGTTTATCCTAGCGAAACGGAGCATTAGCTTAAATGGTTAAAGCCACCGGCTCATAACCGGTAGACCGAGGAGGCATAGTGTAGGTTCGAGTCCTACATGCTCCATTAAAGTTATATAACTTCCTTCCAAATTATAATAAAAATCTGTGATATGTTCTTCGTTAGTGGAGATTACAGCATATTACAGACCAAGTGCCATTAGCTCAATTGGTAGTAGCACTACACTTTTAATGTAGGGGTTATCCGTTCAAGTCGGATATGGCACATTCGGTTGACATACCGAACCTCCTCAATAATATATGTAATCGGTGGGATGCGCATACCTAAAACGCATATATGGTAGATTAGCTTAGTGGTTAAAGCAGTACCCTAAACGGGTATGTAGGTCGCTCCTGACTGGTTCGATTCCGGTATCTACCTTTTACATATAGGTATCTCATCTAGTGGATAGGATGTCCCCTCTGAAGGGAATAGATGGGTTCGAATCCCATGATACACTGCAGCGATATGTATTCTGAGGCTTTTACAGATTGTGCCAACATTGACAGAGAAACAATACTGTATACTGGGCGAGTTGATCATAGCCTGGGGATGCATCTTAAAAAGACTTGGCAGTTGGAGCGTCTGACGTATTCAGACTTAGTTGTGGTTAAACTGTCCGGTGTGAGTTACTGTTAACTCCGTTTTCGGTGAGGGCGATTAAACCGAATAAATAAAATCCATTTGACGAGGTATTAGAGTGTGGGAAATTTTGGTGGGTGTAGGCGTGTAGTACTGCATGAGTAGTCAAATGCAAATTAATATTTACTTAAAGAGGCATGGATCTCGTAATTTAAGTAAAGTTCTGGTGTAGCTCAGTTGGGAGAGCAGAGTTCTACGGAGTCGATGGTTCGAGTCCATCCATCAGAATTAAAACTACTGTTTCACCAGTTTCAAGTGTCTAAAATGAAAGGAAACATAAAAGATGAAAAACAAATTGATTACATTATTGTCTTTTGTAGCAATTCTAATAATATGGTATTTTGCATCACTAAAATATAATCCGTTATTTATTCCGAATCCAATAACAGTTTTTGAAGATGCTAAGTTACTTTTATCTACCGGACAATTACAAATTGCTATCTTGTATACTTTTAGAAGAATCTTAATTGCTTCTGTGTTAGCTGGGTGTGCTGCTTTACCGTTGGGATTATTGGTATATAATTTTAAATTTGTAAGATATTCAATTAATCCGATTATAAGTCTTATGAGATACATCCCAATAACTGCATTTCATCCTTTGTTAATTATGTGGTTAGGGATTGATGAACAAATGAAAATAGCTTTTTTGTTTATAGCAGCATTTGTATATATGATGCCTTCGGTTGTTTTATCTTTAGAGGAAATTAATCAAGATTTGATAGAAACTGGATATACGATTGGCATGAGTAAACTACAAACTATAACAAGAATACAGTTACCAGCTATGTTACCTAGTATATTAAACAGTTTTGTAATGTGTTTCGGAATAGGATTTACATATAGTGCAGTTGTTGAAAGTATTAATGCTAAATATGGACTGGGTTATATGATACAACAATCATCTGCAAGAGGTAAAACCGATTTAGTGTTTCTTGGAATTATAGCAATTATGATTGTTAGTTTTGTATTTGACAATCTTGCAAAATGGTTAATTAAGAAATGTTTTAGATGGAGGTATTTAAATGATTCAGTTGAATAACATTACTACTGGTTATAGCAGAGACAAGCCATTGAAAAAGAACTTCTCTTATGTTTTTGAAGACAATAAAATTTATGGAATCTTAGGAGAGTCTGGTTGTGGAAAATCAACTTTATTTAAAACAATTGCAGGGCTGATTTATCCACTTCAAGGAGAAATATTTATTGATGGAAAGATACTACAAAAAGCAGATAAAAATGATGTCTATATGATGCATCAAAATTATACATCATTTGATTGGTTAACATGTTTGGACAATATCTTGATTGTTGAAAAGATAAATCATAGAAGAATCACAGACGAAGCTAAAAAGAATGCACTAGAATGGCTTGATAAAGTTGGATTAAAAGAATATGCAAATAAATATCCTAAACAGCTTTCCGGTGGAATGAGACAAAGACTTGCTCTTGCACGTACTTTATATATAAAACCATCCATAATTTTAATGGATGAACCGCTATCTGCTTTAGATGAAGAAACTAGAATAGAAATGCAACAGTTAATTTTGGATATTCATAATGAAACAAAAAATACAATCATTATGATTACTCACAGTAAGGACGAAGCACATAAAATGTGTGATGTTATATTAAATTTTTAGGAGGATAAATAAAAATGGGTTTTTTAAAGAAATTATTAGTTGAAGAGATTCCAGAGGAGATTCCTGTATACGATGAGGAACTTTATATGGAAGAAACAGTAGTAGAGGTTAATACAGATTCTGTATCGCAGGACAACCTGGTAGTGGACATTTACAATCAGAATAATTTGTCTGATTTGTCTAAGTCAATTTTTAAGGTAGAAGAACTTATTAATTCATTACCTAAAGAGATGCCAAGTGATACAAAGAAGGCTACAGTATTGTCTATTTTGGGTAGTTTTGGTTTGACGGTAGATGAGGTAGTGGCAGATGGTATTTCTAGAAAAGATATGCTTAACGCCGCATTAGATGAGATTACTGCTGACAACGAGAACGTTATTGCAGAAAATAATTCAAATATTGAATTTAAAAAACAAGAAATCCAAGAACTTGAAAAGGATAATGCAAATCGAGAATCTGTTATTAAGAACACAGAAGACAAGATTAAGATTGAGACGAAGAGAATTTCAGATTTGATTGTATTTATTGGAGGTGAGAAGTAATGAATTTGAGTACTTTATTAGTAATGATTGCAGTTGTGGTATTTATTGGATTGTTGATTCTTTTTCCTGAGTTCCGTTGCCTTTGTTTTGGATGGACTCGTCTATTTATTAAAGATATGGCGACAACTCCTGAAGGAGCAGAAGCCATTTATGCAGAAAAAATTAACGAAGCGCAAGATAAGTATAATAAGGCAGATAATGCTTTGAGAATTGCTGCAGGTAAACTTGATGTTGAAGAAAATAGGCTTAAGACATTATTAAAACAGTTGAAAGATGTGGAGTCTAAATGCGAGGCACTGGTTCAAGCTGGAAAAATGGAAATGGCGCAGATTAAAGCTGACGAGAGAGCAGAAATCTTGTCTGACATCGAAAGAAGTAAGAAATTAATTGAAGCTTATACGGCTGCCAAAAGTGATGCAGAAGAAGTACATAAGGTTTGTGGTGTAACACTTCGTAAATTGAAGAGAGAGTCTAAGGAAGTAGTTGAAAACATGAGAGTAAAGGCACAGCTTAATGAAGTGTATGATAGTATGGATGATCTTAAGAATGTTACTGCTACTGACAAGCTTCTTGATTCTATTAAGGAAAAGAATGATGATTTAAACGCATCGGTAGCTGGTGCAAGAGTTATTCACGAGAATAGAACTTCTACGAAAGTACAGAGAGCAAATGATGAGGCCAAGAAGCTTCAGAGCGATGATTATTTGGTTTCTTTACAAAAGAAATATCATAAGTAAAAATAATATAATAATTTAAAATTATAAGGAGTATAAAATGAGAAGATTTAGATTGACAAAAGTAGCAAAAATTTTGATTATTATTGTTGCATTGGTATTGATTGGAGTCGGCGTATTTGTTGGTGTAAAAACTGGATTTATTAAGACTTCAAATGATAAAATGAGCGAGACTACAATGACCGGATCTGAAAGTAAGGTCGATTATGACGAGAATGGAAATGTTATGAATACTACTAAGGTAGATTCTACTACAATTAACCTGTCTCTTGATGAGTGGATCGGTTGGAAGAGTTGTATTGATGCTAATGGAGGCTTAACTACTCAGCCTGGTTCTATCTATGACCAACTTGGTATTACTGTAAATATTAGTGTAATCAATGACGCAACTCAGAGTTCTAATGCTTTGATTAAGGGTGATTTGGATGCCGCTGGTTATACAATTAATAGAACTGCATTCTTGTCTCAGAAATTTTCAAATGCAGGTGTTGATGTGATTATGCCTTTCATTACCAATTATTCAAATGGTGGTGATGGTATCATTGCGAAGTCTAATATCCAAACAGTAGAAGATTTAGTTAAAGCTAAGATTGGTGTTCCTCAATTCTCTGAGGCACATACCTTGGTAGCATGGTTTGTACAGCAGTCTGATTTGTCTCGTGAAGAGAAAGATACTATTATGAACAATCTTATCTTCTTTGCGACTCCTGATGAAGCAGCAAAAGCTTTCTTCGCCGGAGAAGTAGACGTAGCAGCTACATGGGAGCCATACTTAACACAGGCTCAGAATATGACTGATGCTCATATCTTCTTTAGTACAGCTAGTTCTTCTAGCCTTGTAATGGATGGTATTTTATTTAACAAAGATTTTGCAGAGGCTAATCCTGACGTAGTAAATAAGTTTATCCAAGGTGCTTTGATGGCTTCTGATAAGTATAATACTGAGTTTGATGCTATTAGAAAGGTCATGCCTATGTTCTCTACTGCATCTGATGAGGATATTATTGCAAACTGTGTTTCTGCTAAGTTAACTACTTGGAAAGACAATAGCGATTTGCTTAATGGTACTGCCAAGACAATTTATACAGATATGTGTGATATTTGGAGTTCGCTCGGAGAAACATCAAATAAGGATATTGTAAATGTACTTTTTGATGATACTTATATTAATAATATTGCAAATAATTTTAGTTCTACTGAAACTTCTGTGAATACTAATAAAGTTGTAGTAACAGAGGAAAATAAGCAGGAAATATTGGATGCACAGTCACTTTTAACAAAGTTTGCTTCTGTAACTTTCGTAGTAAATACTGCAAAATTCTCTGATTCTGCTTCTGCATCTAAGGAGTTGGATGAGTTTATTGAAGTAGCAAAGGTTCTTGATGGAGCAATTATTGAGATTGCTGGTAACACAGATCCTAATCCGGTATCTGATCCTACAGATGAATATAATATTAAACTTTCTTATCAGAGAGCAGAAGCTGTTAAACAGTACTTTGTGATGAACGGGGTTTCTCCTGATAGAATCGTAACTGTGGGTAGAGGTTCTAGCAATCCTATTGTTGAGAATGATACTGAGGAGCATAGAGCAATGAATAGACGTACTGATGTATCATTTAAGATTATTGAGCAGTAGGAGAAAGATATGATTATTCTTAATATTGGGGCTTTTCTATTAGTCTTGTCTATAACTTTTGTTATAGGCTGGCTAATTGGAAAAAGAAAAAAATAAAAGGAAAAACTACACCTATTTAAATAAGCGGAGATTTTCTCCGCACCCTCTCCACATAGTTTAATGGTAAAACATTGTGTGTACAGCAATACATCGGTTCAAATCCGATTGTGGGGGTTTAGTCATACATGTGCGCAGTGTATGGCTTTGGTAAAAAAATTATGAAGAGATATATAAATTTATTTACTGTCACTGAGGAGGGTGAAACTTAGTGATAGGCTCTGCAAAGCAGGGTAGTGAAGCCAGGGTGGCAAATGAAAGAGCATTAGCTCATATTGAAAAGGTCGCTTGGATTAAGCCTATTGAAGGTGCAGATAATATTGAACTTATTGGTGTCTTAGGATGGGTATGTATCGCTAAGAAAGGTGAGTTTAAAGAAAATGATATGTGTGTCTACTTTGAGATTGATTCAAAGTTACCTGAAAAAGAATGGTCTGAATTTATGAGGCCAAAACACTTCAAAGTGAAAACTATGAAGTTAGGAAAATTTAATGTTATTAGCCAGGGGTTGGCATTACCGGTATCAGCAGTTCCAGAGTTACAAGATAAGGATTTGAAAATTGGTACAAATGTTACAGAATTACTTGGTGTTACATATTCAGTAGAAGAAGATAACCATCGTAAATCCAAGAACGGTGATCCGAATGCTAAATACAAATCTATGGCAGCAAGACATCAGAAACTTTTCAAGACTAAACCGTTTAGATGGTTAATGAAAAAGTCTTGGGGAAGAAAAATGTTATTTTTATTCTTTGGTAAAAAGAAAGATAAACCAAAAGCGTTTCCGGATTGGATTATAAAGACAGATGAAACGAGAATCGAGAATGCACCATTTTATCTTGAAAGTACAGAGCCTTGGATTAAAACTGAGAAGATAGATGGTACTTCTAGCACATACTTTATTGATTACACTAAAAATAAAAAGGGTGAATTTGGTGTATGTTCTCGTAATGTAAGGCAAGCAGATGAAAAACAAGAATGTTATCATACTTGTGGAAATGTTTATTGGGAAATGGTTGGTAAATACAATATCGAATATGCCTTAAGAAGTATTGCAGGTGTTAGAAATGCAAAAAGAGTAGTACTTCAAGGAGAGACTTATGGAGAGTCAATTCAAGGAAATCCATATAAGTTAAAAGAAAGAAGATTCGCAGCTTTTAATCTTATTGTAGATGGAGTTAGATTAAACTCTTCAGAAGCAAAGGATGCTTTATTTAGCTACAGTATTCCTTTTGTACCAATTATTGATACTAATTACTATCTTCCAAAAGATATGGAAACTTTTAAATTAGAAGCAGATGGCAAATCAACTGTTTCTAATGTGCCAAGAGAAGGATTTGTTTACAGAAGTTTAGATGGGACTAGAAGCTTCAAAAATGTAAGCAGAGAATTTTTGCTAAAACATAACTCCTAAGCAACAGGTCAGTCAATATTAAGGAAAGGAGAATGGAATGGGTGCGAGAATCAAATAAACACAATAAAGATTGTATTAAATGTAAACAAAATTTCGTATGGTTTCCGGAACAGACCTGGTGGGATTATTCTGGAACAATTGATACAAAATTAGTTAGATGCCCGAACTGTGGCTGTATACAAAGTATCCAGTATAGGGAACAAATAAATCCAAATTATGATAAAAGATTATATAAATAATAAGTCGCTGGTAAGCGATTTAAATAATACCTTAAACTAAATAAAATTAAACAAACATGAAAGGAAAAGAAAAATGGCAGAAACAACACAAACAAATTTAAGACAGAGTACAGCGAAGGCATTGGCAGAAGGTATTGTAAGTGAAATTGACCTTAAAGAAGTAGTAGAGGATGGTAAGAAGGCCATAGAAGGTAGTGTGACTATTAAAACTGGCGACACAAATTTTATCCGTTATAATGTAAAGGTTAACGAGAAGACAAAGAGTGGCGCTGATAACAAGACCTATGCAGGGATTATCACAGTAATGAATGAATATAAGTCAATTGCACAGGTTGGCGAAGAAGAGGCAGATAAAGTAAGAGTAAGTGGTGATTTAAACATTTACACAAGTGCTATGAATGGCAATGTCAATGTTGGCTACAAGAGCAATTTCTTCAATAGATTAAAGAATCCTGATGAATTTGAGCCTAAAGCGGAATTCACACTTGAAGTATTTATTTCTTCAATTACTCCTGAAGTAGATAGCGAAGGAGAAGAGACTGGTAGAACCTTAGTTAAAGGATGGACAGTAACTTATGCAGGTGTAGAACCAATCACTTTAGTAGCTGAGGGCGATGTAGCTGCAGCTGTAGATAGTACCTTTGAGCCTGGCCAGACTGTAGAATTCTACGGTGATATGGTAAATAGTAGAATAGAGAAGATTACAGAGATTCCGGTTGCTATTGGTAAGCCTAGAAGAAAGGTAGAAACTTCTTATAAAAATGAGTTGGTTATTACCGGTGCATCTGAAGCTTATGAAGAAGGTGTAAGTGCTGAAAAACCTTATGAAGCAGATATAATTAAAGCTGCTATTCAGGAGAGACAGAATAAGCTTGAAGAGGCTAAGGCAAAGGCTCAGAACGCAAGTAAACCTGCCGGTGCAGCAAAACCTTCGGGTGCCCGTTCTGGAAGAACATTGGGATTTTAGGAGAAGCTAGAGCTGGTTTGACTTGCATGGATTATGATTTTTAGAGGATGATGTAGAATCATCCTCTAAACAAAATGAAATTAAATGAAAATAATTGATTATAGATAAGGAGAATTAGAATGGCAGTAAATGTTGATATTTTTAATCCGCAGAAAACAGTAATTGCAAAGGGATTGGAAGGTAAATCTTTCTTAATCTACGGAAGTAACTCATTAGGTAAGACAGCACAATGTGTTCGCATGTCTAAACCTTTTGTAATTGCAACAGAAAGTGGTTTGAATGCAACAGTAGGCGTTGCATATAATCGTGTAAATACTTGGGCAGATTTTAAGAAATTGGTTAAGCAGTTTACTAGCAAGGCTACTGTAGATAAGGCAAGAGAGTTATACGACACAATTATTATTGATGAATTATATGCATCTGCATTATTGTGTCAGGATTATATTCAGACAGTAATTGGTGGAGGAGCTTTAACATTAGGTGATACAGTCGATGGTGGTAAAGTAAATCTCTACCAAGCATATGAGAAGGAGTTCTTCAAGATGGTAAACACTTTATTATCTTGTAATTATACTGTGGTATTCATTGGACATGAGCAGGAAAAGGATGGCAAGATGTATCCGAAGGGTGACAAGAGATCCGTTGACCCGGTTAAGGATTTTGTAGATTACGTTATTTATCTTAAGAGTAATGGTGTAGATGATGAAGGTAGAGTAGTTCCTTCTTCTGCATATTTAGCTGAAACAGATACTTTCTTTGCTCGTTCAAGATTTGATACAACTCCTACATATCTTCCTGTTTGGAGTGCCGAAGCTTTAGAGGAAGCTGTAAATATCGGTATTGCTGGCAAGGAAAAAGAAAGCGGAGTAAAAGCTGTTTCTTATGAAGAGCAGAAAGCTCAGAATACTTCAGTATCTTATGATTATGATGAAGTTATGGATCAGCTTCAGGAAGTAGGACAAAGATTTGCCGGTGCCGGAAAGATGGATGAATTAACAGAGATTGTTGAGGAAACCCTTGGACGTGGCAAGAAGGTATCCGAGTGTACCAAGAAGCAACTGGATGCTATGGTAATTATTCTTGATAATCTTCAAGACAGAGCTAATGAATTAGGTATCTAATATGGCAAAACGTAAATGCGTGATTTGTAATGAATGGATTGAGGATGAAACTCAGTCCATTCCCTACAAAGGAAGATATGCTCATACTAAATGTTTTAACATTGCCATGAAGACCATTAAAAAAGACAAGGACGAAAAGCTTGCAGAAAAGTCTAAGTCTAAAACAAAAACTAAATCAACACCAAAGCCGAAAGCAGAGCTTAAGGATGCGGTTTCAGAAGAAGAATATGCAGAAAAGAAACAATATTATCAATATCTTAGGGAATTGATTAATGATGAATTATCTGCAAAGGTTTATGCATTATCAGACCAGTACATTTCCCGGTATAATTTTACTTTTAAAGAGATGTATCAGACTTTAGTGTATCTGCATGAAATTATTGAAAAAGAACTTGTAGGCGATGTTGTAGGTCTTATACCGTATTATTTATCAGAAGCTCAGAATTACTTTAGAAGTATTGAGCAGGTAGAAGAAACAAACAAAGACATAGATGTGAGCAAAATGTACAAAGAAAAGGTTATTAAGATTCAACCTAAGAAAAGAATTGCAAAACAATTAGATATAGAGAGTATAGGGAAAGGAGAAGAGAATGGAAGTTAGTGGACTTGTTGATAAAAGGGCTATCTTGCAGGTAATTGGTTGTCTATTACAAGATAGTAGTCTGATTGATGATATAGACAGACCGTTAGACAGAACTGATTTTAACACTGAAAACTTTTATGAACTTCTCTTTGTTGCTATTTATAATTTACATATGCAAGGAGTAGGAAACGTAGATGAATTTGCTATAGATTCCTATCTTAGTAATTATAAAGAACAGTACAAAATCTTTCAGGATAATAACGGATTAGACTATCTAGGTTCAGCTCGTGAAATGAGTGATATAAGTAATTATGAATATAACTATCATCGTCTGCGTAAGTATAGTCTTTTGCGATATTATGAAAAGCAAGGATTAGATACTCGTTTTATATATGATAGTACAATCACAGAAAGTAACAAAGCTGAAGCGGAACAAGTTAAATTTGATAATTATACCGAACAAGACATTGTGGAAATGGTAGAAGCAACTTTTGTTATCACCCCTAATATGAAATATTGTGCTAATACTTTAAGTACAGATATTCAAGCGGCAGATGGCATGAGAACATTGGTAACTGATTTAATGGAAGTTCCAGATGTGGGACTTGCTTTAAATAACGAAGGGTTAAATACGGTTTCGAGGGGTGCGAGATTAGGTTGTTTATTTATGCGTTCATGTCCCCAGGGTGGTGGAAAAACCCGTATGGCGGCAGGAGATGCATGTAAAATAGCTGTTCCATATTTTTATGATGTGGATAGCAAAAGTTTTGTATATACCGGAAATTGCGAACCTACAACAATCTTTAGTACAGAAATGCCGGTTGATGAGATTCAGACATTGGTTATTGCTGCAGTAAGTAAGGTAAATGAGGAACATATTCTTTATGGTATATATGAAGATGACGAGTGGGATAGAGTGCAACAAGCTATTGAATATATTGAGGCCTCCCCTTTGTATATCGTACACATTCCTGATTTTTCTATTGAAGATATTAAAAATCAGATTAAAAAATATAACAGAGAGTTTTCTGTGAGATATTTTTTCTTTGATTATATTCACACTTCGTTGAGACTTATGGCAGAAGTAAACGGTAAATCTGGAATGGGATTAAAAGAACACCAGTTATTATTGGTTTTTGCAACAGAACTCAAAACCATAGCACAACAGTTGGACGTATTTATTTTTACTGCAAGTCAGTTGAATGGCGAAGCGCAAAATGCTCTATATAAAGACCAGAATCTATTAGCTGGTAGTAAGGCATTAGCTAATAAATTAGATATGGGTATCATTTCAATGGCTCCAACAAAAGCAGAACTGAAGAAAATTGAACCAGTGCTGCATAAAATGGTAGGAGTTCCAGTGCCAAACATGTGCCATTGGGTGTACAAGGTAAGACGAGGAAGAATTACAAGAATTGTAATATGGACAAAAGCTGATTTGGGAACCATGGATGAAAGAGCTTTATTTGTTACCGACTACGACTTTGGACTTATAGATATTGACTTTACCAAGATTGAGCAAGTTGAGGAGAAAATTAAAGAACATTCTGTGTTGATATCTCAAGTTCCGGATAAACCAGTAGAGATCCAGGATGATGAAGAAGAAATAGTTGAACGCAAATTTGATTGGTAATGAGGTGAGGATATGTGCTATTTAGATAAAAACGCTATCCTCGACTCATTATCAAAAGAGGATATAAAAAAGGTAGTAATGTCACTTGGTTCTGATGAACCTAAAACAGACAACAGTGGAAATTTAATATTTCAAACCATTTGTCATAACGATATCAATCCTAATAATTCATATAAGCTTTATTATTATCATGAACCAAATGGAGAACATAAAGGGCGCTTGTTCCATTGTTATTCCGGTTGTAATGAAAGTTTTGGTATCATTGAATTGGTTATCAGAGCAAAACGTAATCAAGGTAGCAATTTTACATGGTACAAGAGCCTCCGTTACATAGCTGAAATAACTGGTAAAATCATCACATCTTCAGCAGAAGACATAGAACAGAAATCTCAGCGTATTGATGATTTCACTTGGATTAACCGGCTAAAAAACATCAAGAAGAAACAGAAAGCTGCACCTACACTTTCAGAGATAAATGAATGTATTTTAGAGATATTCTGTTATTATCCATATCAACCTTGGACAGAAGATTATATCAGTGCCGAAGCAATGTCTCAATTTGAGATAGGATATTATGGTTATCAACATAGTATTACTATTCCACACAGAGATATTAATGGTAGATTAATTGGGATTCGTCAAAGAATGTTAGATGATTGGGATATTGAGAATATTGGTAAATATACTCCAGTTCAAATATCTGGCAAGTTCTTAGCCCATTCACTTGGTAACAATCTCTATGGACTACATGTTGTAAAAGATAAGGTGCAGCGTTGTAAAAAGATTATGCTTGTTGAATCTGAAAAAGGAGCGTTGCAATCGTATTCTTACTTTGGAGATGATTCATTTACCGTTAGTGTATGTGGAAGTAATTTAACTCGGAACCAGATTAAACTAATTTTAGGACTTGGTGTAGAAGAAGTAATGATTGCTTTTGATAGAATGTATCATGATGCTCAAAGTTTTGAAGCAGAATTATATCTAAGGAAGTTAATTAAGCTCGTGGCACCGATTGTACCATTTGTTAGAGTATATCTGATTTTAGATAATAAAGACAGAATACCCTATAAACAAGCACCTACAGACTGTGGAAAAGAAGTTCTTGTAGAATTAATGAAAGAAAAGACATTGGTAACAATGGATATGGTTAGAGAAATTTTAGAAGAAAACAAAAGATAACTATAATTAACAATAGTTAGGAGTGTAGTATTATAACAGCCAAAGAACGTATCGAAAACGAAGGTTTTGAGGATATCATTATATTTGATAATCCATCTTATGATGATGCTCTCATAGGTGTTACAAAAGATAACAGAGCAGTGTACGATTACGATAAAATGATTGAATGGCTAGTTACAAAAGAAAACATGGACTATGAAGAAGCTGCCGATTTTGTGTGTTGGAATGACAGTTTCTATTATGGAGAGGGATATCCGCTTATAATTTTTAGCATTAACTAAATAAAATTAAACAAAATACTTGAATTAATAAGAGAAACGTGATATATTAAAGGAGAACAAAATGAACGAAGAAATTCTAAAACAATATGTTCGTCCGGTAACTGAGGAGGACAGGAAGAGATTACCTGTCTTTTCCTATAGTAAGATGGAAGTATATAAGAATTGTCCGTATCAATATAATTTGAAATATAATCAAAAGAAATTTACTGATGATACAAGTATTGCTTTGGATATTGGTGGTTTGCTACATTATGTTTTAGAACAGAAGGGCAAGACATTGGTATCGGGTCAATTAATAGATTACGACATATTAAACGGAATCATACAAAATGGTACAGTAGAAACGGATGAAAAGACAAAAGAACGATTACCAGGTATCAAAGATTTAAAGAAGAAGTATTGGGAAGTTTGGAGTACACCAGATACTGAAGGACGTACATACGACCAAAAATTAGAACTATTTAATAAAGTGCTGCATGCCGAGATGGAAGAAAACGATGGATGGACACCTTATTTATTTGAACACCCTTTTGAGTTTGTGTGGCATAATAGAGTTATTATCAAAGGATTTATTGATAGGATTGATCAAAGAGACGAAGAATTCAGAACAGTAGATTACAAGACAAGTAAAAAGACTTATGATTCAAGTAAACTTGCTACATCTTTACAGTTTGGTATTTATGCTTTGGGAATTCTTAATGAATTTGATGCATTGCCTGAAGAGAGTATTTATAGATTTATTCTTTTAGACGAAACACAGAAAGCTCTTACTAAAGGTTGGGAAAAGCGTTTAATAAAAGCATTAGATGGTATATTTGACAAAATTGATGCTGATAATGCAAGTGGTATATGGGTTCCCAAAAGCTCGCCTTTGTGTTACTATTGTAATTTCTGTAAAAACAACCCATCTGCTCATGAATTTAATAATGAATGTGAATATTATTCATTATGGAGACCAGATAATAAAACATTTGAGTGTAATCGAAAATGGAATGCATTAGAAAATGCCATAAACACAACTAAATTAAACACAAGCAATGTGAAAAGGAAATTAATTTTTTAATGGGAAGAAAAGGAAAAGATTTAATTGAAGAAAAATTCGGGAAATTAACAGTAATAAAAAGAGTACCCTCTCACGGAAGTAGTAAATGTATTTACTGGCTGTGTCACTGTGACTGCGGAAAAGATATAGAGGTAAGAGGTTCTAGTTTAACTTCTGGTCATACAACTTCTTGTGGATGTTATGTTTCTGAGAGATTGATAAAGGCCAATACCAAACATAATGGGTTTGGCACTAGGCTATATAACATTTGGCAAGGAATGAAAAGAAGATGTTACAAAAAAGATGATAAAGATTATTCCAATTACGGAGGTCGAGGGATACAAATTTGTGATGAATGGAAAGATGATTTTTCATGTTTTCAAAAATGGGCAATAAATAGCGGATACCAAGAGTATTTAACTATAGACAGAATCAATAACAATGGAAATTATGAACCATACAATTGTAGATGGGCAACAGTAAAAGAACAATCAAACAATAAAAGAAATAATCATTTAATTACCATTGCTAATCGAACCCAAACATTATCACAATGGCTTGATGAAATTGGTATCTCTAAAGACAAATATTTATGGAGAATTAACAATGGATGGAGTGAATTAGAAGCCTTGGAATATATACCAAGAAACAAAAATCATAAACAAAGAAAGGAAGTTGATATTTCAATGAAGGAGATTTTAAATGACACAAGAACAGTATAAGTTGGTAGAACCTATTTTAGATACAATTGAAAATGAAGACCTCCGAGAATTATGTATAGCAGTTCTCGAAGATTTTCCAGAATATATTTGGGAAGTTGCTGGTTCTTCTTCAGGCAAGTATCATCCGGCGCAGGATCTTGGTCAAGGTGGCTTGATGAGACATCAGATTTGTGTAGCAAGAATGTGTAATTACAAATTAGAACTGGAACAAAATCAAAACAAATTTACTTCAAGGCAGCGAGACTGTTTAAGGATTGCATGTTTAGTTCATGATGGAAGAAAATCTGGAGATGAGGATACAGGACACACAGTACATGACCATCCATGCTTAATGAGTTTAGCTATCGAATCAATGAAAGAACGCTTTCCTTTATTAGTTGATGAGATATGTGACATTGCAGAATGTGTCATTAGTCATATGGGACAGTGGAATACAAGTAAAAGGTCTGATTTAATTTTACCAAAACCTGAAACAATGATGCAAGAATTTGTACATGAATGCGATTATCTTGCTTCACGCAAAGACATTGAAATGCTCTTTGACGACTGGAAGAAACCTGAGTTACCTGACATTAATGAGTATAAATTGAATTTTGGTAAGCATAACGGAATGACATTACCTGAAGTCAAAGAAATTGATTTAGGATATATTGAATGGCTTAAAGAGAATTACGGAAGAGAACCGGTTAGGAGCTTGTTAAAACAAATATAAAGGAGACATGAGATGAGTTTTTTTGGAATACATAATCATACAGCTCAAGATAGTAATTTAAGACTTAGAGATTCAATTAATAAAATAGAAGATATGATTGACTATGCTCATGAATTGGGTCACAAAGGAATTGTGTTCACAGGGCATGAATCCATAACTTCTCATCTTGATGCTTTAAAATATTATAACAACAAAAAAGAATTAGAGGATTGGCAAGGATTTAAAGTTGCATTAGGCAATGAAATCTATTTGTGTAATGAGTCTGTTACGGCTGAAAATATTGGCCATAACAGATATCCTCATTTTATTCTTGTTGCTTTAGATGAACTTGGACATAAAGCTATTCGAGAACTAAGTACAAGAGCATGGACGCATAATGCTTTTATGCATGTAATGTACAGAGTACCTACCTATTACTCTGATTTGGAAGAAATAATGGAGCAGTATAAGGGGCATCTTGTAGGAAGTTCTGCGTGTTTGGGTGGAGCTTTACCACATAGGATTCTTGAATATTTGGCAACGAAAGATATTAGTATTTGGGATTCTTGCGTTGGTTGGATTGAGTACATGAATGAGTTATTTGGACAAGGTTACTTTTTCTTGGAGCTGCAGCCTGGTGAAACCGAAGAACAAATTTATGTAAATACATGTTTGGTAAGTTTATCAGAACAAACAGGAACTCCTTATATTATTTCAACAGATGCTCATTACCTTAAGAAAGAAGATAGAATTATTCACAAAACCTATCTCAATGCGGAAGATGGAGATCGTGAAGTAGATGATTTTTATGCGACTACTTATATTATGAGTGAAGAAGAAATTCATGAGTATATGGATAAGTATCTTAATAAGGACGTTGTTCAAAAGGGTATAGATAATACTATGTTAATCTATGACATGATTCAAGATTATCAGTTAGTCAAGGATTTGGAAATACCTTATATCCCCTTGAATACAGAAGAACCGGATAAAATTCTTTACGAGAAGTATCGTTCACACATTGAATTGTTAAACGATTTTGCTAGTTCAGAATATGATTGTGACAGACATTTGGTTCGTGAAATTATTTCATATATTGATACAGACCCATATTATCAAACAGAAGAAGCATATTATAAAATTAATGAATGTTTATCATACATTAAAGATTCTTCTGAAAAGATGAAAGTGCGTTGGTCAGCTTATTTGTTACAAGTTGCCGATTATGTGAATATAGCCTGGGAAGCTGGTTCATTGGTAGGAGCTGGTCGAGGTTCTGGTGTAGGTTTCTGTTTGTTGCATATCCTAGGCATTACTCAAATTAATCCTTTAAGAGAAAAAACACAAACATTTCCATGGCGTTTTTTGAATCCGGAACGTGCTTCTGTTTTGGATATTGATATTGATATTATGTCCAGTAAAAGAGATACTGTAATTCAAGCTTTAAAAGGCACATATGGTGAGGATAGAGTATCAAAAGTAATGACACTTTCTACTGAAAAGAGTAAGAGTGCAATCTTAACCGCAGCTCGTGGATTGGGAATTGATAATGATACAGCTTCTTATATTGCTTCGTTGGTAGTATTTGATAGAGGAAACCCACGTTCTTTAAAGCAAATGTATTATGGTGACGATGATAATTCACCGGTAGCAGAATTTGTTAGAGAGATGGATGCTAGACCAGAGTTATGGGCTACAGCTCAAAAGATTGAAGGTTTGGTATGTGGTGTTGGTTCTCATGCTGGTGGTGTTATTATTGTAGATAAGCCGTTTACAGATTCTACAGCTTTAATGAGAACTAAATCTGGAGATGTGATTACACAGTTTGACCTGCATATGTGTGAGGATTGTTCGTTAATTAAAATCGACTTACTGTGTATTGATGCATTAGATAAGATATATACAACATTGATGTTGTTATTAAAAGATAAAGTAATAGAGTGGCAAGGTTCTTTGAAAAAAACATATGATAAATATCTTGGAGTGTATACTTTAGAACGTGATTCAGAAAAAATGTGGCAGATGTTATGGGATCATAAAGTACTCTCTTTCTTTCAGATGGAAAAAGAATCGGGAAAACAAGCTATTGCATTATCAAAACCTCATTCTGTGGATGATTTAGCTGCATTAAACTCGGTTATGAGACTTATGGCACAAGAAAAAGGTGGGGAAGCACCTTTACAAAAATATGCTCGTTTTAAAAATGATATCAACCAATGGTATGAAGAAATGACATCCATGGGATTAACAGTAGAAGAGCAAGATATTTTGAAGGAAATTTTAGGTACATCTTATGGAATTTGTGAGGCACAAGAACTATTGTTTTTGTTAGTAATGCATCCTAAAATCGGAGGTTTTTCATTAGCATGGGCAGACAAACTTAGAAAATCAGTAGCTAAAAAGAATCCAAAGGATTTTGATAAATTGCAAGAAGAATATCTTCAAAACGCAATAGAAAAGCAACTTTCAAATAAGTTGGTACAGTATGTGTGGTTTGTGTTAATTTTCATGCAGCGTGGATATGGTTTTAATAAGAGCCATACGCTCGCATATAGTATCATTGGTTTGCAAGAGTTAAATCTTTGCTATAAATATAATCCTATATATTGGAATACAGCAAATCTGATTGTCGATTCCGGCTCTTTGGACGAAGAATCAAATGACTCAACTAACTATGGAAAGATGGCAGTTGCAATTGCTTCTGTACAAAAAGAAGGTGTAAGTGTAAATCTTCCAGTTGTGAACGAAGCTGATTTTGGGTTCAAGCCTGACACAGAAAACGATAGAATTATTTTTGGTTTAAAGGGTATTAATGGTATAAATACTGATATGTCTCAGGCTATTATTCAGAATCGCCCATACACTTCTATGGAAGATTTTGCAGAAAAAATGTTTGCTAAAGAGATTCTACAAGGAACAGATCCTTTAACTGGACTAAATATTATAGAAAAAATTCCGGCGGTAATTACCAATTCTAAAATGATACAGCTTATTAAAGGTGGCTGCTTCACGGAACTCCATAACCCAGACCGTAGAGTAACAATGGAATGGTACTTACGAAATTATGTATTTAAACCATGCGATGGCTTAACAATGCAGCAATTCAATAAAATGAAAGAGCTTGATTTTATTCCTGAGAGTATGGATTTACCTCTTCGTATGATTAACTTTAAAAATTACGTGTTGGATGATGAAGGATTATATGAAAGGCACATTGAAGAAGGTAAGAAGATTCCAAAGAGAGGATATCATGACGGATATTATCTCTTAGATAATAATTCACAACCTTTCTTTAAACAGCACTTTACAGAAGATAGTGTAGTAGGCATCAAGGGCGAATATTACATCGTGTCAGAGAAGAAGTTTACCAAAGAAGCTGATACACACATTCAACCCTTAAAAGATTGGATGGCATTGCCAGAAACACTGGAAGCATATAATGAAAGACTGTTTCAAGAGCTTTGGAATAAACATGCAGATGGTTCTGTTCCTCATTGGAATATGGAAGCACTTTGTTATTACGATGGAGAGCATGAATTGGAACATGTTGATGAAAAACTATATGGAATAGTGAACTTCTTTGATTTGCCGGAAGAACCGGAACCATATGAATGGTATACCAGATATATTAATGGAGAGCCTAAAGCGATTCCGAAGTATAAGATTTCAAGAATTGCTGGAACGGTGCTTAATGCGGATAATAATCATCATCTTGTTACAATTCTTACAAAGCACGGAAGTGTAAATGTAAAGATGAATAAAGGACACTACGCTTTTTATAATAAGACTATCTCAGAAGTTGGAGAAGACGGTAAAAAGAAAAGACTTGAAGAGAGTTGGTTAAAGCGTGGTAATCTTATTACTTGTCAAGGTATAAGACGAGGCGATCAGTTTGTGCCTATGATATATAATGATACGATTTATAAGCATACAGTTAACTTAATCAAGGAAGTATATGAAGATGGTACATTATTAATGCAGACGGAAAGAACGTATGTTGATAATTAAACAAAATTAAATTGAGGAAATAAAATGGCAGAAAAAGATATAATTAAAGTAACAGTAGCGGTAGAACGTATCCGCTTTTATAAAAACGAATGGGGCATTATTGAATGTAGTATTGACCCTAAAAGAATAAAAGAAGGTACACCAAAACTTGACAGAAATGGCATAGCTATCTTTAAAGGAGTTATGCCACAACTTCAAGAAAAAAATCTATACAACATAACTGCCGAATATACAGAAGATCCAAAGTACGGTGGACAGTATAATATATTGTCCATCTTTACTGCTTTGGATTTTGGAACTGGTGATCCTGAAGGTCAAAAGAAATTTCTTTCTTCTATATATACACCTTTGCAAGTTACGAATATGTATGAGGCATTGGATAATCCATTTAAAGCTTTAAAGGATAAAGATGTAGCTTCTCTTATTAAAATTAAAGGTTGTGGCATGGATACAGCAGACAGATGGATTCGTAAATTTGAACAACATATTGGAGAAGCCAAGATTTACACAGAATTGGAAGATTATAATCTTACCACTAATATGATTAAGAAATTAATGGATAGATACGCTTCTCCAGAGTTGGTTATTGAAAAGGTAAAGAATAATCCTTATGTGCTTTGTAATGAAGTAAAAGGTATTGGTTGGAAGACTGCTGATAAGATAGCGTTAGAAGGTGGAATAGGAGAATTTTCTACAAAACGAATTGCGGCATATATTGTTCATTATCTTGATGAAGCAGGTGAAAACGGTTGTTCATGGATTACGCCTGACGAGTTAATGGGAGCTATTCTTGAAGGCATAGGAGAAGAAGTTCCCGATGCGAATGTTACAGAAGCGATTCATGAACTCGGTGAAGAGTTATGGTGGAATGATGATAAGAGTAAGATTGGACTTAGACGATATTTTAATATTGAACATAAAATAGCAGAGGAGCTACTTCGAATCCGTGATGCTGAAAGTAAAATTTCTTATATAGATTGGGAAGATACGATTAAGCATTTAGAGCATAAGCAAGGTTGGGAGTACACCGATGAACAAAAGAATGGTGTTAAGACAGTATTAGATAATAATATCACAGTTGTTCAAGGACTCGCAGGAACCGGTAAATCTACTTTAGTATCTGCTATGATTGAAGTTCTTCGCAGCTACAGTTATGTACAATGTGCCTTGAGTGGCCGAGCTAGTTCCAGAATGTCAGAGATTACAGGGCAAGAAGGTTTTACAATACATAGGTTGCTAGGTTATCCTCAAGGAGATAAACAAGGATTTAAGTTCCATGACGAGAATCCTTTGCCTTATGATATTTATATATTAGACGAGATTTCAATGGTAGATGCTTACTTATTTTATTACCTATTGAGAGCGATTCCGGATGGAGCGAAACTAGTTTGTCTTGGAGATCCAGGTCAGCTTGAAAGTATTGGTTGCGGTAATATTGCTCATGACATGATAAATAGCGAAGAAATTCCTACAGTAACATTAACCAAGATTCATAGACAAGCTGCTAAATCAGCTATTATTACAGAGAGTATTAAAATTAGAAACGGTCAGCAGATTATCAATAAAGATTGGGTTGGTACAGAAACTAGAGGAGAGCTTCAAGACTTGCATATAGATTGTTTCTCGGACAAGACCAATACTTATTATAAAGTTATCCAGGCTTTTTCTTCTACTATGGCACAAGATGATTTTAATATTATGGAAACTCAGATTATAGTGCCTATTAAAAATAATGGAGCTGCTTGCACTTATGAGTTAAATAACTCGGTGCAAGAATTATATAATCCTGAAGATAGACACAAAAAAGAACATAATGGTTTTTCAAATGGTAAATCTTATATTCTAAGAGAAGGTGACAAAGTTATGAACGTGGTAAATAACTATAAAACCTCTCCACCTATTTACAATGGAAACATAGGTATCATTAGAAGTATATATTATGATGAGATTTTAGATGAAGAAATAATGCTTATTGATTTTAAAGGAATAGGTGAAGTAAAAGTGCCGAGAGAAGCATGGAATAATATTGAACTTGGATATGCAATTACGGTACATAAATCCCAAGGCGATCAAGCTAATCATGTGATTTTTGGTATAGACTTTACATCATATTCATTACTTTCTCGTGAAATGATTTATACCGGTATTACTCGTGCAAAGAAGAAATGCGACCTTATAGCACAGACAGGAGCGTTACGCATGGCAATTAGCAAAGAAGGAGTAAGTAAGAAACAAACGCATTTACAGCAATGTTTATATGATGTAGCGCATCCAAAATTAATTTTTTAAATCCTACTGAATAAAATTAAACAAACCTATTGACATTTGTAAAAAACAGTGTTATATTGACTATACTAAACAAAATTAAACAAACGAGAGGTATAAGTAATGTTATGTCCTAAATGTAATAAGCCAATGAAAAATACAATGCACTTCGAACAAGGAAGGCAATATCAATATAATAGATGCCCCAGTTGTTTGGAAAGAACAAAGAACAAGCGTATACATTTTGAAGATATCTTAAAAGACGAGATATCTAATAATAGTTCTGGAACTAAATAAAATTAAATAGAAAGGACAAGTGACTAATGATGAAGAAAGTATTATGTATACTTGCAATCTTGCTATCTATGTTATTAAGTGTAATATCAGTAAATGACAAAGAACAAGCAGAACCAATAGAACAAGAAGTCATCTATGTAAAAACAGAAAAGATAGAACCAGTAAAGCAAAATGAGAAACCAAAAGTAGAAGAAGTTAAAGAGATTACAAAGACAACTGAAGAGATTAAATTAGAAGAATTCAATTCTAAACTAGATAAAATTAAACATCTTAAAGAAGAAAATAAAGAGGAATGGTTTATAGCTTATAAAGATTTAACCTATGAATATGTAGAATGGATTGAACAATCAGAAACGGTTTTTGATGCATTTACAGAAGACGAAGTTAGGTTAATTTGTAGAGTGGTTGAGACCGAGACATATGACCAAGATTTTGATTCAAAAGTGAACGTTGCTAATGTGGTTTTCAATAGACTAGACGATGGCAGATTTGGTGACACCATTACAGAGATTATTACAGCTCCAAAACAGTTTTGTTATGGGAGAAAAAATATAACAGAGAGTACTATTTGGGCAGTGATGTATGCATATGAAATGGAAGACACAACGCAAGGAGCTTTATACTTCCATTCTTTTGAAGAAGCCACACAGACTTTTAATAGGGCAAGTTATTTATTTAGCGATAAGGCTATTCATCACTTTTACGGTTTTAAGGAGGAATAACAAATGAGTTTTTTAACAGGGTTAGCGGCAGGATTTTTAATTGGTGTATTAATATCACTCGTATTCTTGCGTTTCATTATGCGTAGCGGAGGTCGCAACAAGGAATATGATGCATATATGCAAGGATATTGTGAAGGACTTAAAAGAGCTGATAAAGATAAAGAAAAGGAAGTGGCGTAACATATGAATTATACAGAAATGATTTCAGATGTAGAAGTATATGGACTAGAACAAAGTGTTAAAGCAAGTAAATACCCAATGTGTGTTGATACATTTAAAGTAACTAATGAAATTGTAGACAGAACAATTAAGTTGGCTAGTGCTCCAAAGGGTAGTGGTCATGACAATTTCCTTAAAGGAATTATTGTTCAATTTGATTTAGCAATGACAGTAAAGATGAGTGTGGAAGAAGAAAGATATCACTTTATTGATTTTGTTTCAAGTCAGTCAACAATGCACAAAATTACACAATTTGATTTAGATAAAGCATATATCAAGTATGTTGATAAACGTATGATTGAGATTATGAAAGAAAAAGTTTCTGAGTATAACGAATTAACTGATAAAACATCTGAAGATGCTAAAGAAAAATATCTTGAAATTCTTTACTCTAATCCATGTGGATTTAGATTAACTTCAAGAATGACAACAAATTATCAACAGTTAAAAACAATATACTCTCAAAGAAAAACTCATAGATTGCCAGAATGGAGAGCATTTTGTGATTGGATAGAAACTTTACCTTATGCGAAAGAATTCATTATAGGAGGTTAAATAATGCTTTTATATTTCGAAGATAGTAAAGGACGCAGACGTTTAATATCAAACCCAACTACAGTAAGTGATATGTGGAAAGATATTAATAATTTTCTAGATGAACATAATTATAAATCAAAATATTCCAGAATTAATTTTGGTGAAACTGAATGGGTAATAGACGTAGGAAGTCATAGTGAGTTCTTTATAATAAAGGATTTTGATGAAGAAGATTTGAATGAAATTAAAGGAGGATATAATCAATGAGTTTTGATACAGTAAATAATCCAAAACATTATACAGACAGTTCTATTGAATGTATTGATGCAATGGAAGCTGCTTATGGTGTAGAAGCAGTAAAACATTTTTGCATCTGTAATGCTTTTAAATATCAATGGAGATTTGAGAAGAAGAATGGAGTAGAGGATCTTAAAAAGTCTCAGTGGTATCAGAATAAATACATAGAATTGTGCAATAGAGAAAAATAAGAATTTAAAGGAGATAGAAAATGTTCAAAGTTAAATTAGATATTGATAATATTAAATATTTTCTTGTTGAGGTCACCAAGCTTGATAGTGATGTATCGCTTGTATCCGGTAGGTATAAGATAGATGCTAAAAGTATTATGGGTATTTTTAGTCTTGATTTATCAAAACCTGTAGATGTTGTATTCGAAGAAGATGCAATAGAAGGTGAATATGAAGCTTTATACGACAAGTTAAAAGAACTAAAGATTGTAGCTGAATAGATTGGAGTGAGTGGTTTGAAAGTTATAAAGAAAGACAGAACATTAGAACAATATAATGAACAAAAGATAATTAATGCATGTGGTTTAGCTGCACAGAGAGCATTATATGATTTGAATGACAATGATTATGCAAATATTTGTAAACACGTTTTCGAAAGAATCAATGAAGAAGATTATTATAATGAAGATCTTGATGACGAATTAGTGCCAGTTGAAGATATGCATTCTATTGTAGAGAATGTTCTAATGGAACTTTTTCCACAAGTTGGTGAAAGATATATTCAATATAGAAACTATAAACAAGATTTTGTGAAAATGCTTGATACTGTTTATACCAAGGAGCAAGAACAAAGATATATTGGCGATGTAAGTAATGCAAATACTGATAGCACAATGGTTAGTACCCAGAGAAGTTTATCATATGGATTACTTAGTAAAGAATTATATAAGCATTTCTTTTTAACGAAAGATGAGCTTCAAGCAAGTAATGATGGATATATTTATATTCATGATATGAAAGATAGACGTGATGCTATCAACTGTTGCTTGTTTAATATGTCAAATGTAATCAAAGATGGATTTGAAATGGGCAATATTTGGTACAACGAACCTAACACTCTTGATACTGCATTTGATGTTATTGGAGATGTAACTTTTGGAGCATCTGCACAGCAGTATGGTGGCTTTACTATCCCTCAAGTAGATAAGATTCTTGCTCCTTATGCAGAGAAGAGTTATCAGAAGTACAAAGAAGAATATTTGAATATAGCATCTGAATTAACTAATGATAAATTTACAAAAGATGATTATGTTCACATAGATTGGGAATATATTTCTGATAATTTGGCAAATGCTTATGCGACAGAAAAAGTTCGCAGAGAGTTTGAACAAGGATTTCAGGGATGGGAGTATAAGTTTAATACCGTAGCTTCTAGTCGTGGCGATTATCCATTCATTGCAATTTCGTTTGGCGTAGGAACCTCCAAGTGGGAGTCTATGGCTTCTGAAATGGCGTTAAGGGTTCGTATGAAAGGTCAGGGTAAAAAAGGATTTAAGCGTCCAGTATTATTCCCTAAATTAACATTCTTATATGATGAAAATCTTCATGGAGAAGGAAAAGATTTAGAGTGGTTATTTGATGTTGCTATCGAGTGTAGCAGCAAATCCATGTATCCTGATTTCCTTTCTCTTACAGGTAAAGGTTATATTCCTAGCATGTATAAGAAATATGGTAAAGTGATTAGTTTAATGGGCTGTAGAGCAAGTTTATCTCCTTGGTATGAGAGAGGTGGTATGCATCCAGCAGATGAAAATGATGTTCCAATCTTTGAAGGACGTTTTAACTTAGGAGCTATTTCACTTCATTTACCAATGATTCTTGCAAAAGCAAGACAAGAAAACAAGGACTTCTATGAAGTATTAATGTATTATTTAGAACTAATTAGGAATCTTCATAAACGTACATATGCATTTTTAGGTGAAAAGAAAGCAAGTACTAATCCATTGGGATTTACACAAGGTGGTTTCCTTGGTGGAACATTAAAGCCTGATGAAAAGATTAAATCTATATTACCACCAATGACAATGAGCTTTGGAATCACAGCGTTAAATGAATTACAAAGATTATATAATGGAAAATCAATCACGGAAGATGGAAGTTTCGCATTAGAAGTTATGAACTTCATTAACAATTATGTGAATCGAATTAAAGTAGAAGATAATATTTTATATGCTATTTATGGTACACCGGCAGAAAGTTTATGTGGTCTTCAGGTAGAGCAATTCCGTAAGAAATACGGAATTATTGAAAATGTTTCTGATAAAGCATATGTATCAAATTCATTCCATTGTCATGTTTCAGAAGATATTACACCTATCGAGAAACAAGATTTAGAAGATAGATTTTGGGATTTGTTTAACGGTGGGAAAATTCAGTATTGCAGATATCCAATTGATTATAACAAAACTGCTATTAAAACATTAATTCGTAGAGCTATGGATAAAGGTTTCTATGAAGGAGTAAATCTTTCATTGGCTTATTGTGAGGATTGTGGATATCAGCAGTTAGAAATGGATACATGTCCTAAATGTGGAAGTTCTATGATTACGAAGATTGATAGAATGAATGGGTACCTTGGATATTCTAGAGTTCATGGTAAGAGTAGATATAATGCTTCCAAGATGAACGAGATTGCAGATAGAAAAAGCATGTAACAAAGGAGTAGATATATGAATTATCACAATATTTTGCATGATGATATGAGAAATGGGGACGGGTTACGTGTAACCCTCTTCGTTTCCGGCTGTGCTCACTATTGCAATAATTGTCAAAATCCACAGACATGGGATTGTAATAGTGGTATTGAATTTGATTTAGCAGCGAAAGAAGAAATATACGAACAATTAAATAATGAGTACATTAGTGGGATAACTTTTACTGGTGGAGATCCATTGTATGATGGAAATTTAAATGATGTCCTAGATTTAATTCGTGAAATAAAAAACAAATTTCCAAACAAAACTATATGGCTATATACAGGCTATTCAGTAGATATGTATGAATTATATGAATCCGACCATACAGAAATTGTTGTAAACCCTAGAAGTAATAATATAGAGAATGATTTGAAGAGAGCAAACATTGTTAGTAAATGCGATGTTGTTATAGACGGACGTTATGAAGAAGATAAAAGAGACGTTTCATTACACTGGAGAGGGTCATCAAATCAGCGTATTATAGATATTCAAAAATCACTTTTTAAAGGAGAGATAGTTCCATGGGATATGTTTTAAAAACAACCAAGGATGATTTATATAGCAAAGGATTTCGCTATAACAAGGTAATGAGTGATGATGTTACTGATTGTTACTCGCTTCGGTTTCCAGTACATAGATATAAAAAGACTATAGTGTTAGAGTGTGAAATAATTGTAGAACTGCAAACAGGTCGTGTTATTACAAATGTGTTTAATTATGGGACAAATGATATTTATGCTCCTTATTATAACACAGAATATGGTAACCATTTTCCATTATTAAATTCAATAAACGCAGCTATTAAAGCACAGTTCAAGAAGCTTGGAGTGAAGGAAAAGAAATGAGTGATGTAATATTAACTAGTCAATGTGAGAACTGCATGTACGGAAGTGCAGATGATTCAGACAAGGCAAGAGTAAAGGTGTATTGCAGCTATAAGGATAAGACCTATTATTTTGGACAATGTGTACCTTGTGATAACTACACAAAAAGACGAGAAGAATAAATCGAGATTTGATTAGAAGGTAAAGGACAAGGTTATGTATGATTTTGTTTATGAACTTAATGACTTACAAATAAGAAAATGTACAAGAAGTTGCAGTTGTAAAATTTGTGATAAAGAAGTAATGGGTAAAGATATTGTATATTTAAAGTCTTTTAGATTACAGGCTCAACCTTTTCATATCTGTTTGGATTGCTGGGAAAAGATAAATGAATTGGTTATAAATTATAAGAAGGAGAAGAATCAATGACAAAAACAGATAGAAAACAAGAAATGATTCAGAGAATTAAAGAATGCGGACAATATATTATTGATAATGCAGAAGCAATTATAGGAGATGAGAAATATATTAGAGAGTTATATTTAACCTGTGACTTCTTTGATATAAGTGAACCACCATATGTAACTATTACAAAGGATGTAATTCCGGATAATTTTATTAAGCGCATAGGTTGATAAAACTGAGTTTGATTTACCGAAAACTAAACAAAATTAAATAGGAGATTAAAAATGGAAAGATATTATTGGGAATCAGAAGATGGACATTTAACACCGGTACATGAATTAACAGATTTACATATATGCCACATTGTTATGAAGTTCGGAAAGGATAGATTAGCTAATATGGGACATGCAGTAATAGTTGATAAATTCAATGAACTTAATAAGAAATTTAAGTTTTTTGATGTTGTCAGGGGGAATTAATATGCATTTAAGTAAGACAGAAATAGAGTGGTTGCAGTTGGCAATCGAAGATAATAACAAATATCATATTGCAGTAGACAACGATTGCATTTCTATTGATGAATGTATTGATGAAGAAAACGATGAATGGGATAGCGTATTTGTTTTTGACAATTACGGTCAAGATCTGATTGTGCAGTTATTCAATTACATCGGCTGCAATGCGGATAGAGTATAGGTGGCAGACATGAGATATCTTATTGAATGGCACGAAGCTATATGGGATGAGTGGAATGATAGCTGGAAACTTTATCCCATAGGCGAAGTGCATAGAGAAGTATTTGAAGATGAATGTGAATTTAATGCTCGTATCACAGAATTAGAGAATTATGAAAACGGACTGATTACAGATGTAATTATTGACGGTCTTTATACTTGTGAACTTCATAAAATTACGAGCAGATAGAAATGCAGTTTGATAGTCGGAGGATATATGAATTTTAAAGCATTAAATTACATACACGAGTTATTAATTAAAAATGTTAATGATACCAGAAAAGATTGGCAGCAAGCACATAACAAGAAAAAAGAAACCGAAATGGATGATGAACATTATCAACTTCTTGAAGAGGTATGCTTTGAAAAACATTGCAGCTTAAAAGATGCGGAAGAGGTGCTTAGAGCTTTTGAAGAACATGAGTGGTAAATGAAACTGAGTTTGATTTCCGGAGGTGAGAAGATGACTAAATGTGATTTTTGTACAAAATATCATAATGGTAAATGTTTTTGGACGTCTGCTTCAGCAGCAACATCAGATTGCGAAAAAGCAATAAAACTTATGATTAAAACGTTGCAAAATATAGGTATAGACAAGAAGAGTACTAAATAGAATATCGGTTTGGTTGTGAGGTGATTATAAAATGAAATGTCCTAATTGTGGTAAGGAAATGATTGATAAGAGTTATTCAAAAAGAGAACGTTTTTATCATTGGGAAGATGAAGAATTCTATTATAGAGATAACTACTATGAAAAGTTTGTTTGCAATGATTGCAAAATCTCTTTTGAAAATGATACATGGAATATTCCAAATAAATTATTACCAACGGAAAAACAAAAGAAGACAATCTTATTTATAAATAATCATCTCAGTATGGATTTAAAAGCTTTAACAAAACATCAGTGTTGGTTGGATATAGGAAAGTATTTTGATAAAGCAAAGAAAACACCATAGCATTCCAGTGAGTATTATGAAGACTTGCAAGAATACTTTGGAATGTGTGAAGGAGATTTTTGTTAATAGAATATCAATCTGGTTAAAAGAAAGGAAAACAAAATGGCAAATATAATTCCAATGTATCCAAAGTTTACAGAAAATGAATATACATTTATTTTCAGAACAGATAGACCATTAACTCATGATGAAAAAATGATAATTTCTTCAAAAGGGCTATCTGCATTAAATGAAATTTTAAAAACAGAATTGGGTAATATTGCAGAACATAATAGTAGTTTTAGTTTTAAGTAACAATCAGTTTTCATTTGATAATATTGGAAAGGTAGACATGTATGACGGAGAGCGAAGCAATCAAAATTTTAGCTGGCGATATATTAGTTTTAAATCTACATAATTCGCCTGTTATATATAAAAGTAACCAAGCACATGAGATGGCTATCAAAGCACTTGAAAAACAGATGTCGAAGGAGCCAACAGATGTTAGATACTTTGGAGAAGCCGGATATTATATTGGGTTGTGTCCGACTTGCAAGAGTGGTAATAATTCAGAATATCAATATTGTGGTGACTGCGGACAAAAGCTTGATTGGGAGAGCAAGACATGACATTAGAAGACGTTAGAAACGATACAGAGCATAACAATTATATTATCCACTACATAAATAAAGATGGTGAAGTCGATTGGATTTGGTTATCAAAAGAACAAATCTTAAATTGTGAATGGGCACAATTTTATTTTAATGGTGGTTATAAAGATAAGAAATTTCATTGTTAGATTGGAGAAGCAAAATGGATTGGAAAATGAGAGCTTTAATAGTTATCGGTATTCATGTAATTGGTGCAATAATCACACTAATAGCATGGTATAAAGATGGTACTTTTGAATGGCACGCAAAAAATGGAGATGGTTATTATTGGGCAGCTCCTTCTGATGTTGTGTTTCATGCTGTGGTTGCATGGGAAATTCATTTACTTTTATACATCATATGTACTATTGATGAGCTTATTGATGATTTCTTTTATAAGAAGTATGAAGAAGATAAAGATGAAGAAATCGCAGAAGAATTTGAAAAGAATTAATAAGGAAAGAGGAGAGTAGAGTATGAAAGAATTAAAGTATAAAGTTGGCGATGAAGTATTGATTAAGGGTGTTGTTACAAACATACTTTGTGGCGATTATCCGTATGATATTGCGTTCAATAAAAACAATAAGAATCTAGTTTGTTGGAGTGAAACTTTTAATCCTGAATGCGTTGTTGGGGAAGTTGAAGATTTTGTTAAGGTAGATGATCAGAAAACCTATGAACAGGGTCTGAATGATGCCTGGAAGATGGCTAAAAAGATTTGTATGACTATAAATAAAGGTGGTTTACCATCAGATCAATTGGAAGATATTTATGACGGTTATGATTTGACAGACGATATATTGGACAACTTCTCCGCTCAAGAAGCTATCGACTTATACAACGCCTGGAAAGAACGTAATGAGTTAAAGATGGGAGACATTGTGGAGTGGTCTAACGATAGCTACAGTTACAAGGGTATATTCTATTCAAAAGAAGGTAACGGCTGGTGGATACTAGATTCGGATTTAATAGCACCACAATTCTTATATTCTACCGAATGGAAGTTACGTAAACTCGAAGATGCTCCTATTGATATTTTAGGAGTTTTCAGAGATATTGGCAAGGAGGTTTAGGATATGAAAGAATATACTAACAAAACAATGTATGGAACTTATGGCGAGATATACGATCAGTTTAAAGAAAGAACTGCCATTAACAGTGATATGATAGTCGATTGGAGACCGGCTGCTAATTTCTACACAGACATTGGAGTTGATATAAGGAACGCTATCGTAGTTCAGTTAAAAAGTGGTGGTTGGATTATATACACTCCTGATAAAGAGTTTCATGTGGAGAAATAAGGAGGACTCATGGGTTTAACTAGCAAATTCTATTGTAAGAAATGTCGCCAAATCAAATCTAGGTTTCAAGTTAAATGTGTTGACAACTATTACAACTATTATTACGAATGCAAATATTGTCATGAAAAAACGGAAAGTGTTGAGCACATGTTGATTCGATTAGAACAAGGGCGAGAGGTAATGAAATTGGAGGAAACATGGTAGGAAAATATAAAGTAATTACTTTGTGTGGTAGCACGAAGTTTAAAGATGATTTCATGGAACAACAGAAGTTATTAACTCTACAAGGATATATTGTAATTTCGGTAGGATTATTTGGTCATTCCGGTGACAATGAGGTTTGGTCAGAAGGAACAAAAGAAATGCTGGATGATATGCATAAGAGAAAGATTGATATAGCAGATGAGATTTTTGTAATTAATAAAAATGGTTATATTGGAAGCTCTACAAAGTCTGAAATCGAGTATGCGAAGTCTAAAGGGATGCCAATTACATATATGGAGGAGTTAATATGATGACAACAAAATCTACATCAAAAAGAGATAAGGATATTATTACTTTTGAATTTAAGAGTAATAATCCTAGACATATAAAAAGGGTACATGATGCTATAGAAAGTTGTTTGAAAGAACAACAAAAGATGGACGAGTTTAATTCATCGCAAATAAAAAACGCTAAACCCAGTAGATCGGTATTAGATTTGGAGGTGATTAAATGATTTGTTACCATTGTGAGAATGCTCCGGGGTGTAGTGTATTTAGAAATTTGTATTCTATTTCTGAAGAGTTTAGTATAAATCAATGTTGTAAATATCAAGAACCGAATGCTAACAAGTATAAAAAGATAGCACAAAATGACCACTTGTTAAAACTTATCTATGACTATTTCACGCATCAAGTTGTGGGGCATAGTGAAAAAGAAGCAAAACAAGCCATTACAAGTGCTATATGGAACTTGTAAATAAAACAAGGCTTGATTGTAATAGAGGTGATAAATATATGGTAGAAGTAAAAGAAAAAAGAATATGTGATGGATATGATTGTTGGGGTAGACCTGAATACATTTATGTTTATGTGGTATTAGATGAAAGTGGTAATGAGATTTTTAGGTCAAAAAACGATCCTACAAGATTAATTAATATTGTTAGAAATGAGGTGCGTTAATGAGAAAACCAGAAAGATTAGATTCATTTTATGCAGAATTAAAAGAAATACATAAACATAGTTTTCCGGATATGAGATTCGGTCAGTTCATGATGAATGCTTTAGGTTGGATTAATTCGACCAAAGGATACGACCCATTCTTCCCGGAAGAAGATGAGATGCTTGACCTAATTAAAGAGTATGCTAACTCTAATTCAATGTGGTATCAGGGATGGGATGTATTAAATAAGAAGTAAAGTTTAAAATAAAAAGGAGAAGGAAATGATAGATTGTTTTGATGGTAAGTATGCATTTTTAAGTAATTTTTATGAAAATCCAGTGACGTACAATGGGTTGACTTACTTAAATAATGAAGCTGCGTTTCAAGCACAGAAAACATTAGATGAAGAAATTAGAAAAAAATTTACAACATTACCACCTAATTTAGCTAAGAAAAAGGGAAGAAAGATTACACTTAGACCTGATTGGGAAGAAGTAAAAGATACAATAATGTATGAGATTTGTAGACAAAAATTTATGAATCCCAAGAATGATTATCTTGGTGGAAAACTTGATATGACTGGGCTAGAAGAAATTGTAGAAGGTAATTATTGGCATGATAATTATTGGGGCAATTGCACTTGCGATAAGTGTAAAAATATCGAAGGACAGAACAAACTTGGTAAAATTCTTATGAAAATTAGAATGATAAGATACTAAAACAGTCTTAAGACTGAATTTTAGGTAAGGGCATAATGGTGGAAGAGGCAATACTTAATGAAATGGAACGTGTATATCTATGATATTAATCAACAGAAGATGGCAGATTTTAATATTTTTGATCATGGTAGTTTTGTAGAATATGTCAAAAAGGCTATCAAGAAATTTAAGAATAAAGAAGTTTTTGCAAACCAATTAAAATCTGAACTAATGTATTATTTTTGGAGCAAATCAGAATGGGAGATTATTATTTCTCCTTGGTGTGGTAATAAAAAACCTTGTGACGTTAAGATAGATGTTTTTGACCAGGTGATGATGAATTGGGATGTGTTTGTTGATTATTGTTGGGAAAATAGAAAGGAAATTTTGAAATTAGATTAAACAAAATCTTAGGATGAACAATATGAAAATAAAAATAATTAAATATGATGGCACAGAAATGTTTTATGACGCTTTATCTTTTGAGTTTAGAACTAATCAAGTTTCAAATTGGATTAAAATTAAATTTAATAATGGTGAAACAATTGTTATTGATAATGTTTGTGTTATTAAGACAATTGATTAAAAAAATAAATGACATAAAGGAGACTGAAATTATGATAAGAACTAGAGGATTTGAAGTAGTAAAAGATGAAATGAGAAAGACAACCGGAGAGATTACTTTACCAACGAGAGGTACATCAAAAGCAGCTGCGTATGATTTTTATTCTAATGGTGAATATACAATTGAACCTAATAAGATTGCAAAGATTTGGACAGATGTAAAAGCTTATATGGGTGATGATGAAGTATTATTATTAGATGTTAGAAGTTCTATGGGTGGTAAGTTTATGCTCGCTAATACAATTGGTGTAGTGGATGCTGATTATTATTCTAATGAAAATAATGACGGTAATATTGGTATCTTCTTAAAAAATATTAGTGATGAAACTCTACATATTAATAATGGTGAGCGTGTTGCACAAGGAATGTTTTTTAAATATTTGGTTGCTGATAACGGTAATACTGATGTTGTTCGTAATGGTGGTTTTGGTAGTACGAATTAATTTGGAGTTGATGTTATGAGTGATACTGGTAATAAAATGCTTTTATCCATAAAGGATATAATGGAAATGACAGGTCTTGGTGAAAAGAAAATACGTCAAATGTTAAAAAGTCCGACAAGTACATTCACAATTCGTAATGGGAACAGATTATATGCACATAGAGAGTTATTTGAAGATTATATGGAAAAATGTGCAAAGTTCCATTTGACTTTGTAATTGCGACACCTTATAATTAAAGCATCAAGAAAATTACCCATAAATATTATTTGAAACAAGAAAGGATGATAATATATATGGGAAAAGACTTAAAAGGTAAAGAATTAGGAGTTGGATTAGGACAAAGAAAGGATGGTAGATACGAAGCAAGAGCAGTTGTTAATGGTGTTAAAATTGCTATATATGATTTTAATTTGAATGAATTAAAAAGAGAGTTTGAGAGAGAAAAAGAAAAAGCAAAAAGAAGCAATGTTGTACATTGTCCCGATGTTACAGTTATGGAATGGTTTGATGCATGGTTCGAGCAATATAAAAAACCAACATTAAAACCGACAGGCGTAGTAGGGTATAAAAGAAAGTTTGTCAATACATACGGTGCTCAATTGGGCTTCGTTAAAGTCAAGGAATTAAATCAGTTCATAGTTCAAACCGCAACATCTGAACTAGTTAATAAAGGATATAAGTTTAAAACAATTCGAGATGCACTGGCTGTATTAAAACTTATGTTAGAAGCTGCTGTAGGGAATTGTGTAATTGATTATAATCCAGCTTTAGGTATTATTGTACCAACATATGCAGAAACTAAAGAAGAAAGAAGAGTGTTATCAAAGCAAGAACAAAAAACTTTTCTCGATAAAATTGAATCTTCTTTTTATAAAGAGCTTTATCATTTTATGTTATTAACCGGTGTACGTGTTGGTGAAATGGGTGCATTACAATGGTCTGATATAGACTTTGAAAATGAATTCATTAACATATATCACTCACTAACTTGTCATTATGTTAAAGGTAAAAAGACTCTCATGATGTCCACACCAAAAACAAAAAACTCTTTCAGGAAAATACCATTTTTCGGAGAAACAAAACAAATACTTTTAGCACAAAAAGAAAAACAAAAAGAATTAAAAAAGCAACTTGGTGACAGATGGAGAGGCTCTGAAGAACTTGATAATGCCGATTTGGTATTTACTACATCTATGGGTTCTCCGGTTACTCGTTACGTTCTAGAGCATGATATGAGACAAGTAGCGAAAGATATCAATACTATTGAATTATATAATGCTACAAGAGAAGGAAGAGAAACAGTTGCTTTTGATCATCTACACCCTCATGCACTAAGACATACTTTTGCTACAAGATGTTTTGAAAAAGGCATGAGTGTAGAAACAGTCCAGAAAATAATGGGACACGCAAATATTAATATGACTATGAGTTACACACACGTTTTAGACGACATGTTAAAGAAAGCTGCAGTAGATGTGGGTAATTTCTTAGATGCGTAAAACTGTTGCGACAGATTACGATTTGCGTATAAAAATTGAACTAACCAAGATTTATTTTAATATATGTTGCGTAAAAGTTGCGTAAAAATCGCAAGCAAGTGTTGCGAAGCCAGTAAAATCAAGGCTTCCCAAAAAACTTATCAAAACAAATGTTAGGATAAATTCTTCGGCAAAGTTGTATGAGAACAACGGTTCAAATCCCTTTATTTTCTAGGGTTTGAGCCGTTTTTCTATGTGCAAAAACTAAATCTTGATGCGAAATTATTTTAGTAAAACACGGCATAAAATGGCATATTTTTTCCATGATTTGCGTATAGAATTGCAACGGATTTGCGTAAATTCAGAATACAAGAATCTGCGGCTAAGTTACGCAAAATAAAGCTATGAAACTGGGTAATTTTCTTGTAATAACACTTCAAACAAAAATCAAAAAAGGGGGATATCTCAGTGAGATAACCCCCCTTTGATTTTATCTTACATACTAACTAAATTCTGATAATGAATATCTAATGTTAATACTGAATTGTATAAAACAGATAAGACAAAATTCCTCATATTAGTTATTTTGGTTTTATAATTGTTAATAGCATCAATGGTATAATTGATATGATTCATATTAACTTTCAATAATATAGTTTTCAAATGTTCGCTATTTATTTCCCCATTATTAATTTTAATACTTTTATAATTGTTAGCTAATATGTCTACCATTATATCCACTATATTATCTACTAACTCTTTGTTAGACGAACTAACAAACACCGGATCATAATCAATATTGTTTCGTATGATGTTTGTATATAAAGTATTATTATTTATATTATTATTACTTAAGTTCTTATTATACGAGTGGGTTTCCCACTGTATAGGTAAGCTACCATGTGGGAATTCCACAGGTGGAGAATCCACAAGTGGGTTTTCAACATATGGACTAGTAGGAGTATGAGCCACACGTTGATTTTCAACATGTGGGTTATCACACACTTCGTATTCATAATAAAATTGTTTTGATTCTTCATCACGTAATTTATATTGAATAAGATATCCATTGTCTTTTAATTCTTTCCATGCACCTCTAAATGCGGTTTCTCCATCCTTTGATTTGTTAATTAAAAATTGTTTGTAGAGCACAAAGTTGTCTAAGCTAATATAAGATTCAATAAGTGATAATAACCCCTTGGCTTTCAAAGACAAATTCTCGTCTCTAAGAGCAATATTACTAACTTGAGCAAATGATGTCTTTTTCTTTCTGAAAGCTCCTGCCGGCATGTAAATCACTCCCTATTTAATTAATTTCATTAATTTCTCTCTTGCAGAAAGTTCTTGAGTTGCTTTTTTATTTTGTGTGGGTATAATATTATAATCGTCTTTAAATACAAATTCAGAACTAAATTGCATATCCATTTCAATTTTCTTTTTATCTTCTTGAATAGAATCATATAAGCGATTAATTACAGTTACCGGATATTGTAAACCACTCATGAACACCATATCTGATTTTGTTTGATAACCTTGGAAAACATCTCTCCAATATCCGAATGATAATTGTAATTCATCATAATCAATCCTTACCGTCTTGCGCATGGTAGTAGATTTAATTCCACAGTAATATAATGTATTGCGTAATTCTATATCTGCAAAAATATTATTTGTAATAGCAGCTTTAATTGATGGAGTAATATCTGCTTGTGTTGGTTTGCGTACAAAATGATTAAGTACTCCATATCCCTTTTGTTCTAACATTGCACAAATCTCTGAATAATCATATATGCCATCAATAGAAGTGGACACATCAGATATAAGTGAATATATTAAATTGGCAAGTGTTTCATTACTTCTAACAAAATTAGATTCTTTATTATTATCAACAATGAATACAGTATGTTGAGCACATCCGAATAATTCTTTTAACAATTCATATGAATTAGTCTTTGCTTGTAATGACTCTGATAAACTTGGGATAGTAATAACTGGAATAACAATTTTCCCAAGTTCGTTTTCTAATAACTCTGTCATCAACGCACACATTCCGGAAGAAGTACCACCACCAGTAGAACCAAATAAGAATACATATTTACCAGTTAAATAGCGTTCTATATGTTTTAAGATGTCTTCATAATTATGTGCTAAATAAGCCTTAGATACATTTCTATCTTTATGACAACCAATTGCGCCTTTAACATGATAGTAGTGCATATCTTGTAATCCTAAACTATTCAAATCTTCCATAGCAGAGTTAATATAAAAACTTGCTAAATTATATTTTTTAAAAGCTGCAACTTGATTTCCACCACAAGCGCCAATTCCTAATAATCCAAAATCTTTTAAATCATGCATAATTAAACCCCCTTAATTAAATTAATACCATCTTCAGTAATGTAATACATTTTTTGTTTCCCATAATTCCCTGATTGGCACACTAACTGTTTATTAATTAATTTTGATAAATGTTTCCAAACACAAGCTCTTTTTACTTCGGTGATATTCATTTCTTTAATTGTCAACCCAAGTATGTGATTTGTTGCGCCATTAGAATCCAAGGAGCTTAAAATAAGATAGTCAATTCTGGAAAGTTCCGTTTGGTTCTTTGCTGTTCCCATGTGTTCCCTCCTTTTCTTTGTGGTTCCAAAGTGTTATAAAGTGTTACAAAGTGTTCCTTTGATGTTCATATTATAAACAGTAATGTTCATAAAGTCAACAGATATATTTTTTATTTTATGATATAATATAAATGGAAGGAGAGAAGAGTATGGAAGTTAATTATGATAAATTGTTTGCATATATGTTCAAAAACAATATAAGTAAAAGTGCATTGGCTGAAAAGGCAGGAATTAGCAGAAATACAATTATAAAAATGACAAAAGGCGAGCCGGTACATTTATCTGTAATAATGGCAATTTGTGAAGCGTATGGCCTACCATTAACTGATGTAATCCAAGAAAAATAAAAAAAGGGGACTACTCGTTTGAGTAATCCCCTAATATTTCATTCAGACAAATCTAATAACATATTATACTCATCTTCAGAAATAATCTTTAAAGCCCATTCTTTAGGACAATGCATTTTAAATCTTTTATTAATATTATTCTTCTTATGATACATGTTCCATAAATAAACATTAGCTAAAGAACGTGCTTTATGCATTTCACAAATATGAGTAACACGCTTATCTGCTGAACCTGTTTCTTGATAATTATTTGCACTACACCAAGCACAACCTTCAGCAATAGGGCAGTAGAAGCACTCATCAGTGCTTTGAGTTCTTCTATCAATGCAGTTCAAACATTTAATACATTTCTGTTCACATTTTTTAGACGCAATTCCGGTATTAACACTGCCAATTCTTAAGGGCTTACGAGAACTTCCTAACGAACTTTCCATATATCTGATGCATGGGTATAAATATCCATCCGGATCACAAGATAACATAAACCCAGTACCACCACACCAATTCTGCAAATCATTTTCATCCTTAGGCTTAAAGAAAATTTCTTCAAATAAAGAACAATAAGTATTGCCAACTAAGTCATTATCTACAAAGTAGTCAGCTATCTTTTTTAACTGTTTATAAAACTCAATTGCATGTTCTTGTTCCCAACCTTTTTCATAAACACAATTTGCATTAATATCTAAATACCCTAATTCAACCATATGTATAATTGCATCATAAAGATAGTTTATATTACCAGGTGCAATAGTAATTTTACTCCCCATATAATTACCTTTTTCAATCCAGTCATTAGCACCAGCAATAGCAATATCATAACTAGGACTTCCATTAGGAAATACTCTGCATGAATCATGCAATTCTTTATTACCATCTATTGTAATAGAGAAAGACATGTGTTCTTTATTTTTATTTAAAAAATTCTGAACTTTTTCATCAAAGTAAAGAACACCATTTGAGCAAATGCTAATGCAATAATTGGTTGCCCATGGATGCATTAATTCAATAGCTCGAACTCTAAAATAGTCTACAATCTGGTCTATTAATTCTACTTCAAGAAATGGTTCTCCACCTATAAACTCAAGTACAATTGCTGGAGAAGTATCAGTATTTATATATTCTTTAAATCCTTTTTCACCAGATAGAAGAAGGTCTATAAATTTTTTAGCAATGTCAAAAGACATTCTTCTTTTACCTTTATTAATTTGATAACAGTATGTACATGCAAGATTACATGCGTCTGTCACTTGAAATGTTACAGTTCTTGATAATATTCTTTCCTTTTGATTCTCTGACAATGTTTCAGGATACAATCTTGCGATCATATCCTGCCATTGTTCCATACGTCTTAACTTTTTCTCTGACATAAAAACTCCCTTTACTCTGTTATTTCTTCGTCTAATGCTTTAATTCCACATTCGCATAACACATCAATTGTCATTTCATTTGTTTGAAAATCTATTGCCCAATTATATTGATGTTTGCCATATAAGATTTCTGGTACATATAATTTTTCTACTTCTATTTTGGCAACTTCAAATTCTGCGTTAATCCTAGATAACTCCTCTGAATATTTTAAAAATGGTTTACTTACAAACAAACTATCATCCGCATCATTCTTGTGTGACTCGATTAGTTTTGCTATTACTTCCTCCCTAGTTTTTACCTCAAACTGTAATCTCTGAATATAGTTAATCATTTCCTGTTCAATATTTACTTTAATTGTTTTCATTTATAAAATCTCCTTTTATTATTTTTATGTTAAATTGTTAAGCAATTCCAGTTGCACTACCAAAACATTGTGAAGTACAAGAGGAGTAGCAAGTGGAACTACATGTGCTACTGCAAGAGTTTTGGCAACCAGTTTGACATGAACTACTACAGTTTGAACCACAGCTTCCGCCACAGCTACTACATCCACTACAACCTGAGCATCCTTCACATGAGCTTGTACAACCTGAACAACCTAAGCATCCACTTGTGCATCCTGTACACCCCAAATAGCAACTTGAGCCACATCCGGCTGTACATGCAGTACAACTAGAACATCCTGTACAGCTTCCACTACATCCTGCACATGATGAACCACATGAATACAAACACATACCTGTACATGTACCAACACATCCACCACATCCTGAGCATCCATTACAACTTGCAGCACAGTCACTACACGAAGACCAGCTATTATTATTACAAGTAGCACTACACGAATTACCACACGATGAAGAACAGTTTCCGGTACAAGAGTTGCAACCAGAGCTACACCCTCTACTACAAGTACCAGAACACGAACCTGTACAAGCAGCTCCACATGAGGAACCACAGTCGCCACATGATGTACATCCTGTACAACCACTACATTTTGACATACAAGAATACCCACATGTTCCAGTACAGCTAATACATCCACCAGAACATTGTGAATCACAGGAGCCACCACAACCAGAACAAGATCCACAGGCATTACCACAGCCCCCACATCCAGAACAACCTGAAGAACAACCTGAGCATCCACTACAAGTTCCACTGCAACCACTACAAACACTAAAGCATGTACCGACACATAATCCAGTACACGCCCCTCTGCATGATGAAGAGGCACCCGTTGTAGATTCTTTTGCTAAGTTGTCAACATAAGTTAATAAACTTGAAGTGATATTTTTATCTGGAATGGGTTCGCCTTTCACTACATTTTTTAAACCACTTATGTCTTTTATTTTTAATAGTAAATCAATTGTTTTTTGTCCTTGTTCAGCATATATTTTACTCCCTGAACTTGGTGTGTTTGAAAAATCATACGTGGATGTAGCATATGTACTTAAAGAACCATAACCTGACCTTCTTGCCATTTCTGCTTTTACTTTTGATTTTAAAGATATCAATTCTTGTGCTGTTATCATTTATCCACCTCCTTATTAAGACCATGTTCCATAACCAGTACCTACAACTCCTAATACAGTTTTACCGGCAACAAGCTTGTCTGCTGTGAGTCCAATTGCGCTTGCTAATGCAGAATAAGATACATACACATATGCATTTGTATCATAATATCCTGAAGCAGGTATTTGTAATCTTACTCTACTGTTTGTAGTATCCAAAGATGAAACAGCAGATGTATTTGAACTTGCTTTATTGGCCATCGTACCGGTAATTTTTATATCATTAACATAAGCAGTATAACCGGATAGAATATTACTTGCAGTTGCAGTAGCATCGGAAGTTTTTACTCCTGTTTGAATAACCATAATATTCTCAGCCATTGTAGCAAATGTAGCTGTTGCATCTGTAGCAACACCTTTGTCAGTAATAGCAGATGCAACTACTTTTTTTCCATTACTGACAGATTGAAAAAGTTCATTATACTTCGTATCTATGTAAGATTTTGCTTTTTGCCAGAAATATAACAAACCATCATGAGTTAAAAATTTCATAATTAGTCCCCCTTTTATACAATAATTTCATCAATTTCTGTATTCGTAATCGCTACAATTCCCAATGCACTTTCATCGATAGTTATTGTTACTGCATTAGAACCATCATATGAAGTTGTAGTACCGTTAATATCAAATGATAATGCGGTTGGATTTTTTAATGTAGTTGGGAAATTTGTTATATCAGATAATATATGAGTGTGGATAGAGGGGATATATTCTGATGGCTTTCCTGTAATACCACTCCAATCAACAGAAGTAGCAGTACCAGCAGTATATTGCTCATAACCATTTTCTACTGTTAATTGAGTATCATCTATTACAAAGTACATCAATCCGGTTTCATTTACTTTTACAGTATCACCTTTTTGAACATCATTTATTGTTAATGAAAACCTATCCATATCTGTTGCAACTACGACAAGTCTTTCTAATGCACCGACAGGCAATCTTGCAATATCAATAGTACCAGTTAATTTAGTGGCATCTAAGCTTATAATATCTGCATCCGTATGATTATGAATTATTTTTGCGGCATCGGTAATTCCATATTCATTTAAAGTAGTTGGGTTACTACCACTTATGATATGTCCGTTTATATCAACGGTAACTTTTGTATAATCACCTGTCTCTACACCGCTTGTTGGATGAATATATTTGTTTGCACCTTCTTCAATTTCTGTTAATTTATTTTTCTCCTCAGTGGTATAATCATTTGTACTTAAATCTTTACCATCAACTTTATCTACTTTAGTTAACATTCTTGTTTTAATTTGTTCCCACAAATAAGTAAGACCGTTCATATCCAAATATTTAGCCATAGTACATCTGCCTCCTATTAATTATTTAAAACATTATCAATTTCTTCCCTTGAAATGCTACTATTATCATTTTCACCAACACCTGCGTCATCATCTGCTAAAGATGCAGTACCATCAATAATTTTATCTATTTCTTCGTTTTTTATTTTTATAGAACCTAATAAAATATTCATTGATAAAACAGGAGTCCAAACAGGAGATGTATCATTTGGAAAATAACCAATATTATCATAATTTGCAGTCCATAAAACATTATTACTGCTTACTAGGTCATATTGATAATATTGTGTAAATCCGTTCCACTCACCCCTTGGCGTTAATCCAAATCCAGATTCACCTTGGTCTCCACGAATAACTCTTGGAACCCAATAGGTTGTATTAGTTGGTGCAACTCCGATTGGCGTATCATCCCTTAAACATTCATAAGTTTGGACAATATCACCTACTGTGTGAGTTACAAAATTATATTTCACATACTTAGACGCTGCGTTCCATTCTCCTTTATGAACTACAGTTTCGTGAATATAAGCCTGAATATTATTCAAAAACAAGTCCTCAATTTCTTCCACTGTTTTAGTTACGTTGTTCATATAAACGCTATCAATAATACATTTTTTCAACTCGGCATTATTTTGTAGAAGAGTAGTAGCATTAGCAAATTGTCCATTGGCAATATGAGTATTAAATTGTTTCCAGTCGTTATATACACTACTTGATACATCAGTTTTCAAATCAAATCTTTGTACACTATCTGGAAAAGTTGTATAAGCATTTGCCATATTTTTCCCTCCTAACTGTACGGATCTTGGTCATAAAAAAGAACCATAGATACATCTATGATTCCTCCAATCGTTGATCCGGTTATTTGTTTTATTACATATCTTTTTGTATCTTTAGTAGTGTAAGATTGATATTCTATCAACCAATTAACATCAAGCCATGGTATATCAATCATATTTATATTCGTAGTTTCTTGTAATCTACAAGCATGATATAGTTCATAATTTGCTCTGTCTTGAGCCAGCGAATTAGAATATATCTTCTCAAATTCTCCACCGGTACATATTTTAGTCACTTCTTTAATCTTGTTCTTATGAAAAGGTGAACGTAGATTTGTTTCACTTGCTTCGGCATATACTTGATAAGAGCCTAATAAATAAAAATTATTATCAGCCTTCCTATACTTAAACACATTATATCCATTATTTAATGAATTTGCTTTTAATCTGTCACCATTATCATAAGTAATGGGAAGTGCTATTCCGTTTAGGCTTAATATGGGATTTTCGCTATTTGTTTGAGGCATATAAACAGCATACTTACCAAAATTATTCAATCCATCTACCGTAGTAATAGTAGCAGTATAAGTATTAGTTGCAGCATTATATGTACATTGGTCTGTAGAATAATCTGGTTCAATTGATTGTCCCCATACAATAATTCTGTTATAGACATCCTTAAATGAGGTATTAGACGTTTCACTAATAACTAATGGTGTGATAAACGAACTGTCCAGCATTATATTCGCACTATCTTGATGAGGGATTTTTTGAATTACAAATGTTCCATCAATATCAAAGAACATTTCAAAATAAGAGAAGAGTGATACTATTTCATTTAACGCATCATAGTATGTTTTACTTTCATCAAATTCCATTTCGTATGGTATTTTCAAATTATCCATATCTGAAATAACAAATTTTCTAACCATTGTCTCAGATAACAATTTAACAATAACGTCTCGAACTTTTTCACCTTCTTCAATCTTAATAGAACTTTTCAATGCGCCATTTCGTTCTCCATTTAATTCACTCATTAAATCTGAACATGACAATGATAAAACATTGGTAGATACGTCAAAAGTGTAATTGCTATCTAACATAGTGAAAGTACCTTTAAGATATTTTATAATATTAGATGTTCTATTTTCTTTGATTCCAATATATGGTCTTATATATTTATCCATCCATATGCGTTTATCATAACCAATTAGCATAGAAGAGTCAGTGACTAATAACTCCATAGAATAAGTTCTTCTTATTGCCGAATTTGCATCAATAGAAAATGAATCTGAAATCAATTTTCCCTCAATATAATCTATAACCTTAAAATCAGAATTAAGAAGCTCTACAATTATAGATAGATCTTTTGTAGATTGATTTACAATATTTTTATCAGTTTGAGTGATTATCATAAATATCACACACCTTCCACATCAACATCTGATAGTCCGGCATTGAATAAATCTGTAGTACTATCACAATCGCCAACTTCAGTAAATACTATATTACAAACCACATTATCAGGATGACCATCAACAGTCTGAGTAATAGTATTACCAGCACTAACTAACCATCTTTGTCCTTGGTCATCTTTAAGAACAATAGAATCATTTTCTGCTAAAAAATTCATAACTTCTCTACGATAAGCCGGAGCATTATCTATATCAAGTTCACAACCAATCATGGGAATAAAACTCGCACTCATTGAAATAGAGTCGTATTGTGATATTCCATTAGTGATTACAAAAGGTTTCTTTTTTCCTAAAGTGGTTATGAATTCTCTATTCTGATTACTTGTCACTTCTAAAGATAAATTAACAAACGCTTTATATTGTTTTGTCTGAGTACATAAATAGCAACCGTCAAAATCTGATACCACGGTATTAGTTATATAGCTTGATTCTATATTATTTAAAACTGGAACAATTGCAAGTTCATATACTGTTTTATTACCTTTTAGAAAATAATAAGTTCTAGCAAAATCAAAATCTTCTTCTGAATGAACCTCGTATTCATAAATAGTTGTCCACAGCGTTTTCCCATATTCACGAACTTTAATACGCATAGAAGTTATTGCACTGATAGGGATAAGTATATTTCCGGCAAGTAAATTACCTTTAAATGTAGCCCAGAATATCGTGTTCATATCCCATACCAAGTCACCTGGCATTTTATTATAATCAGCATTTGAACTTACATACAAATCATTTATGCAAAAATTAGTAATGTCAACAGAATATAAAGTATCGGCCTTACTTGGTTTTAAAATGTCTGAGCCAATAGATGTAGCACCTAAAAATATCATACGTCCACCTCCATATCAAATAAGGTGTTTTTCCTTTTTACACGTAGAACAATCTCTTGTGAATGATAGGGATTGATTCTGGTTATCATATATGTGTTATTGATATATCTTGCAATAAGTTCAAAATAATATATATCTTTATACTTATCATATTTGTACGCAACAATTATAGATTCATCATTCCCTGATAAGTACAATATATTTGAACCTACTTCAAATCCATAACCTCGTATCAATAATGAGAAATCATTAGAAATAACAAATCCCTTATTAAAATGAACTACATTGTTTGTTAGGTCTGCGATCTCATTATCAATATAAGTCACTTCGGATTCAGATGTGCCTTCTACCGATACAATATTAGACTTAATATATACACCACCAGTGTCATACATATTCTGAAGCTCGCATACAAAATATGTTTCGGATTTAACAAAATCAACTGAAAAACTTATTTGTCCGGTAGTTAATTGCATACCATTGATTGTTTCACCGGTAGCAATAATAATATAATGACTATTATCTTGCAAATTAGTTACTCTTACAGTGTCCAAAATATATCTAATATTTGAGTCATATACAATTGCATTTGCAGAATTATATACTCTAATCCTATAAGATTGTAATAGCTCGTCTTCTGGCTGTGAATAAGTAATATTTACCCCATATGTTTGTGCTCTAATAATTTGGTCTGGAGCAATATTTATTTGAAAGGTTGGTGTGGTAATACAGTAGAAGAGAAGTGTATCAGACCATTCAGAATCTTTCCCATCAACATCTGTTACTTTTACAGATGCATTATATAATGTTCCATTTCTTAATCCGGACGAAGCCGGTACAGAATGCTCAGGCCTCATTGTAAGTAACGTTTTTTCATACATAATAACATTTGTATTGTTATCTCTTATAATTAAAGTGTTACTATAAATTTGATTACCAAGCCATGAAAATTTAATAGTACTTCCATATGCAGAATCGAAGGATGGTATTAAAAATAAACTAGGTTTCATAAATACCTCCTTTTATAATATAATTGCATTTGTCCAGTTATTTTCCGGCAATAATACGTAAACAAATTGATTAGGTTCATAGGTATTTTTACCGATAACGGTATGTTCAACATTGTCTTTTATAACTATGTACTTGTTATCCGATATTCTTGATACAACCCTACATTTGTATGTTTTATCAAACTTAGCTGTTTCAATTATTTTATTGCAAACTGCAAAGATTGTATCGGATAAAGCATTGCTTATTTCTCGCATGTTATCCCTCCTTAACGAAAAAGTAAAAAAAGGGGCAATCATAAATTAATATGATCGCCCCTTACATTATTTAGAGTGTAGTTTTTGAATAACCTTAAGTGGTAATTCTTTAACTATTTCATTAACGATCATATCCGAATTATCCGGATTATAAACGTTAACATCACCAATAGTAATTTCCATTGGTGAGCTTTCTCTTTTGTTAAGTGGTGTAATTGCAGAATAGGCTCTGCTTAAATTATTAAACATATTGTCCATTTGAGAATGATTTAATACTACTTCTCCTGCAAGTAGCTTGGCTAATGTCTCATTTGGTTTTAAATTTGTTTCTGTAAGTTTCATAAGATTTTTAGGCAAATCGTCTGAAGCAGAAGATACGATACCGCCAGAGTGATAATCTGGAAAGACTATACTTGCGCTACTCAAACCTTTTCCTTCAGCTTTTCTTTGATATTCTAAAATATCTTCATAGGTACTCTTAGCTTTTGAAAGAATGTTTTCCAAGGTAGAAAATGAATTGTTTGCATTATTTACAGCATCAGCTATAGAGCCATAAAGGTCAAGTGCTGCGTCTTTAAATTCAATTAATTTCTTTTTACGCTCGTCAAATATACCGGATTCTTCTCTTCTTGTTTTTTCATTCATTTCATTCATATACAAGAAAGAAGCAGAAACCAGATTTGCAGCCTTAGTCCATGTACCAGATAAATCTTTAGTTTTATCGGTACGTTCTTGAATTGCTAACAACTCTTCTTCATTATCAAGGATTATCTTTTTTATATTTTCTTGAGCAGTTTTTACATCAAGATTTTTTAACAAATATTCGTCTGCTTCATCATTGATTGCTTGAATTGTAAGTTCGTTGGCCTTTATTTTTTCTTCAATTGTAGACACTTGATTTTTAGCTCCATTTAGTTTAGAGGCAAATGTGTCTAAAATAGAAGTATCCATACTCATAACACTATTTAGTGCATCAGCTCCAAACACTGCAAAGAAATCTTGCATAGCAATAATGTTTTCATAGCTTTTAGAAACCTTGTCGATTTTCTCAGCGTATTCTTCCCATGAACGAATTTGGTCATCAATAGACTTAATGGCATCTTCTTTTTGTTCACTAAGAGTCTTAATAATCTTATCAAAGTTGTTGATTGTATTATCATACTCTTGTTGGTCAAGTTCGTTTTGAGCTTCTATGATTGCCTTTTGATCAGCCTCATATACAAAACCTTCTCCTTGGCGATATACTCTAGTTGTTTTATTTCGGATGGCTTTCTCAAGATTGTATTTAGCATTCTCTAAATCTATCTGTCTTTTTAACTCATCATTACTCTCAGTAAGAGCATCCTTTTGGTCTTGAATAACTTTTATCTGTTCATCCCAATAGTTTGTAATATTTTCCTTACTATCGTTAAGATTATCTATCTGTTCCTGAATCAACATATTAGCATAACCAATAGCGTTCTCTACTTTAGATTGATAATCATTCCAATAATCCAACTGTTTTTCCAACTTTTTATTTTGGTCTTCGATTTGTTTTATTGGAAGTAGGAGAATAGCACGATTATTTTCTAATTGGGCAACGGTACAAGCATGAATATTATCCTCAGCGTCTTGCAATTCGTTATTATATTTATGCCATAATGGAGTACCTTCATCTTCACCATCACGCATCTCTTTTGCAGCTTTAGCATCTTCAAGATATACATTCATTTGCTCCTGAAGGTAATCATTTATCTGAGAATATTGTTCTTTAGTACCTTGACCGCCAATTGTCTCAGCTAAATCAATTTCATTCTGAATATCCTTAATATTATTATCATAATAAGATATTTGATTAGCACGGTCTTCCTTGCCAACCTCGTATTTCCTTTCAGCTTCACTTCCTAAATATTCATCATATTCTTTTTGAAGCTTTAAGCGTTCTTTTTCAGAAGTAGCGAGAGAGAGGTTATATTGAAGTATATTATACTTCAGTTGTTTTTCTCTATCAAGCCATGCAAGACGTTCTGAAGCAGTCATTTTTTCTTGATTATCCAGATTATGAATTTCAAGCTTTATTTCTTCTTTATCAAGAAGAATAGAGTTAATGGTTCTTTCATCTTCCTTTTGTTTTTCAATTGCTTGTTGATGCTTGTCCAATGAAGCCAACCAAGTATCATAAGCCTCAACAGCTTTCATAACTTGATTATATTCATTTTCATCAGTGAAGTTTTGAATTTTAAGATTTGATCTATCACCAGTAATATAATCAACATATTTAGAATCAATTTTACCAGCTTCTTTTTTCCAAATCTTTTCATATTCTTCGGATGCATCTTTAGTAGCATGAACCAACTCTTGATTTGCACCTTTTAACTGATTTAATACATCTATGCGTTTTTGAAAACCATTAGTATTACTAAGTTTGTTATCTAGTTTTTCAACTTCTCGTTCAGCATTCTCGACAGCAATAGCAATCCAATCATATTCCTCGGAGAATTCTTTGTCTTTACCATCTTTACCATCATGTAAAAGATTTGTATTAAAGTCAGGAATATTATTATCAATAGATGTATCAAAAGCATTAATTACTTCCTCTATATCTGTAAGTTCTTTCTCGGCTTTATCCTTTCTTTCCCATGCTTTAAATGTAGCTAGAGTTGCAGGAGCACCGGACTCTACAAGGCTTGCTTGTTGCTCGAAGTTATAATTCGCTCTTTCTAACTCTGTTTTTTTAGAAGCATATTCTTTATCCATGGCAAGTTTTGCTTCAAGATAAGTAGAATAATTTCCCAACTCAATACCATATTTATCAGCTTTAGCAATTATATCTTGTGATAAATCTGCTATAATTTGGTCATAAAAATCTTCGTCCTCACCCTTTTTCTGTGCTATATATAACTTATAATTCTGCAAGTCTGCTTCATATTCTGTTGTTAAATCACGAATTAAATCTTTCTCATCAGATTTTCCTTCTAGATATTTATCAATAGAGCTTTCGAGATTAGGATATTGACTTGCGATATTTTGTAGGGTTTCAACTGATATTTTACCTGTTTCATTAGCTTCGGTTTTTAATTCGTTAAGTATTGTATGAGTAGATTGTAATTCAGATAACATTTCATCTAAACTTATGTTACTACTTTCTGCTGTAATATTATCGAATAAATCTAATATATCATCAGTTGCCCCAACATTCTGTAAAGAAGTTTTTAGTGTATTTAATTTATCATCTATTAATACTTGTATAGCATTTGATAAATTATCAGTTTCACCGGTAAGAACAGGAAATGCTTGATATAAATCTAGCAACTCAGAATCTGATAAATTACTATTCCTTATCTTATCCAAAGCATCAGACAAGGTATTTAAATCAGACTGATAATTATCAATCTTTTCTGCGTTGTCTACATTAAAACTAAATTCTGGCATTGTCTCGTTTACTGTTACTTGTGACTTTGCAATTCCATTAAGGTATTGTAAATACACAGATGCAACACTTTGTCCGTCTTCAAGTATTAAATTTGCATCTTCAAGAGCAGCAATAAGACCATCATACTTCGCAATATCCTCTTCTGTTAAAGTATCACCATTAACAAGTTTCTCTTGAATTTCACTTTGTACATCTGTAAGAGAAGAATCGTTTAATGCCGTATCTATTTGAATGGTATTCCATTCGCCTGAACTATCAGTTAATTTATAAATCTCTTTCTTCCAAAACTCAACGAAATCCCACATTTCTTGGTTTTTAGCATCGTCAAATGTTCCATCAGGATTCATAAACTTCGCCAATATATTCTGATATTCCAATAGTTCGGTAAGCATAGCTCCTGAACGACCTTTTAATATTTCAACTAAATTTTCTTGGCCTTCTTGTAAAGATTTAGTAGCTTCTTCATCACCAAACTCTATTGTTTGGTTTATACCTTCATACAGCGCATTAAGTGATAATATCAGATTTTTATCAGTTATATCGTCACTATCAATATTTTTTAAACTGTGTAAAGGATGAATGGTATCCATATAATCAGCAGAAGCAGTAGTCTCAGTACCAAATTCGTTATAGAATGTTTTTCTATTACTTTCTAACAATTCAGTAGCTTGTTCTTTTTCTTCTTTTTTCTTTGCGTCCTCTTGTTCTCTTAAAAGTTTATTAGCAAAAGCAAGTTTTTTTAGCTCGTCTTCTTCTATAAGAGTAATAGTACCATCCCTGTCTTTTGCCAATAATTCATCTATTCTTTTTGTATTTTTCTCTATTTCATCTCCAAGAGTTTTTAACTCTTGAACGGTATTTTCATATTCAGTATTTAATTCCGAAATTTTCTCTTTTTGTTCTTCAATAGTAGGATTAAAATGCTTATATAAAGCAATAACACCAGTAAGAGCAGCGGCTATACCTAAAATCCATGTTGCTGGATTGGTAAGTATTGCGACTGCCATAGCTTTCGCATTTGCCAATATGGCAGTAGTATATGCTTGCATAGAAAATGTAGCAACACCGGTTGCAGAAGCAGTAGCTGTTTTTGTAGCAGCGTTTACTGCCTCTGCCTCGGCTGCTTTTTTACTTGCTAACACACTAGCCTTTTGGTTTTCTGTCAAATTTTTAGTTAGTTTATCTAATTCGTCTGCATTGGTTGTAGTACTTCTTAAAGCTTCGCCGTAAGCACTTAAACCTTTAAAATCAAATATCAAACATTATTAATATATAATGTGTTAGGATTCATTATATATTACACGAATTAATCAACTTCTCTTATTTCTCGCATTACCGGTTCTACAATGCTGTGCATATAACCATCGCCGCCACGTTTTTCATAATCATCAAATAAATCCCAAAACGCTTCTTTTTCCAACTTCGACCATTCACCAATAACTTTGTATTTATTGTAATAAGTTATAAGACTGTCTTTTAATTCTTTTAATTTGGTTTCATTTTCTTTCTGTTGCATAGCTTCTAAAGTATTCACTATACCATTAACCGTATCTGTAAGTTTCTTTAAATCATCACGAATGATTTCGTCATGGCGTATTGATTGCTTCGTATCTTCCTCATGTTTCTTTGCTAATTCCTGGATTGCTTTTGAATTTTGCAAGGTTAGTTCATGGTCTGCTTGTTTCTGCTTCATTACACCAATTGGTTTTTTAATTATTACTGAAAATTCAGTAATAATTTTATATAAAGAAGTAATGCCAACAAGAATAAGAATTCCTGTTATAAACCATCCCTGAATATCAAGTTCTCCTAATTTTAAAACATCATTCATTTTATCTTCTGCTCCTTATCTTATTATAACTTTAGTAATTTCTTCCATGTTGTTTTCTGAGCAGTGATCTCACCATCCGCAACACACTTATTATCCTTTTGAAAAGCCTTGATAGCAATATCAAATTTTTCACCGGCAATTCCATCTTCTTTACCACAATTATATCCAAGACTATTTAAATATTTTTGTATTGGTTTTACAACAGCATGTTTTCTGTTCTTTGTTTTTGAAACCGTAACAGTTTTAGATAAAGTCTCTTGTCCAGCAATTCCATCTATCTTTGCACCAATGGCAGCTTGAATGTCTTTTACAAATTGTTTATGTGTGTATGTAGTAGAAGAGGATGTAGTAGAAGTGGTGGATGAAGTTGGAGTTTTAAACCCTAGCAACTTATTAACTTCATCTGCAATATATCCGTGTCTTTCATATAAAAACTCGCCCGGACAAGCCTTGTTTTTGTAATCTCTATGTACAGTCATATTACAACCATTCAAGTGATTTACTCGTTCATTTTTGTCTGTACTCCATACTAATTTCTTAATGTTGTTACGTCTACAAATATCCGCACATAACTGAATTAACGCAACCATAGCTTTATCTTTGACTGCATATGGATGTGCTGTATCACACGCAACCTCGATAGTTATTGCACGATGATCGTTGGCTTTGTTAGAAGTACACCAAGATCTATCTTTTTCTTCAACGCACAATCCAATACTTCCATCATATCCAACAACATAATTACAAGAAGCACCACTAATGGGATTGTATTTTACAAATCTACTACCATTACAACCTCTTTCAGCAGTAACTTGTCCTACATAAGCATGAATAGTAATAGTATCAATCACATGATTTCTTGGTGATGTTTTATTTGGACTAATCTTTGTATAAGTCACAAATGGACTATTTGTATATGCCATATTGTTTGTCTCCTTTACTGTATCATATTTTGTTAATTTGTAAGTTTGAATTACACGATACACATTATCTACATATTTCAAACTAGTAGCATATCCATCAGCTTTGATTCGCTCTAAATATGTTTTTGGATTTGTAACTCCTTTAAGATTTGAATATCTTGAGATATTAATAAAATCAAAGTATCCGATAACACAATCTTCAATGGTGTTGAATTTACACCACTGCATAGCAGTAGATGTGTATGTACCATCTGCATTCTGTTCACTTCCCACTTTGTAGTAAATGCCACTTGCAGTAGGACATCTGCCGGATTTATATTTCAAGCCAAAGAAATTATTAGCATTGGTTGCCAGTTCAGAAGTACCAGCTCCAGACTCAAGTACAGCTTGAGCTATGATAGGAGAGCATACCTTTATTCCATATTGTGGAGCATATTTTTGAACATATTTAGCAATTTCATTTATAAATTGTTCCTTAGTCATTTAAATCACTCCTTTCTTTTACAATAAAATAGAGCCAGCATTACACTGGCTCCAATATGTATTATTTATTATTCAGTTTCTTTAATTGTTTCAACAATAGTATTAGCTACTAAATCCAACTCTTTACAAGCAGCTTCAATGAAACCCTCGACTTCAGGAGTAATAGTAATACCTTTGAACTCTAAAAACTCAATAACTTTAGATTTCTTATCTGTCTTGGGTATTACACCAGACTCTGCAAGCTTTTCCGCAGCCTTTACAAATTTGCTTACTAAATTGTAAATTCGTTTTTCTTCCAACCAAGGCTTTAATTCGGTTTTAATCAATGGGATTAAGTATACGCTTACTACAATAGATAAGATTGCAATTACCATTTCTAAAACATTTTCAGTTACTGCGTTAATTATTAATTCTGTCATATTCATTTCTCCTTGTTACTCGTTTAATAATTGGTTAATGTCAATTTGTTCCCATAGTTCTTTTGGTAAACTCCCTAATACTTTAGGTACATTTTCTTTGGCACTTTTTCTGAAATAAAATGCATTCGAAACAGCCACCTCTCCATATACAAGAGAAGTGATAGTTGTTATATTAGAGACTTCGTATCCCATAAAAGTTCCAACAATAACAATAATTGTTAAAACAATGGCTATCACATAGCTTACCAATATTATTTTTTTACTACATTCCATTCGTTTTTTCATATATACACCTTCTTTAAAACAATAAAATAAGGAGTCACCAATTTGATAACTCCTTATTATTTTAAATTATCCTACATCTTAGACCAGTATACCGGATAATCTTTCGGACTCCATACACAAACCTGTCCATCAGGAGCTATACACTCATAATTATCTCCTTCGAAAGAGACAATATCTCCATTTCGATACCATACTCCAGCTTCATATTCAGGATATGTAGGCTCAGTTACTTCTGTGTTATCACCTTCTGTACCTTCTCCTTCTGTATCACCGGGTTCAGGTTCTTCACCTTCGATACCACCAGATTCTTCACCTGTTGATTCATCATTAAGCGTAGCGAGAATTTCTTCCATTGCTTTTACACGTTTGTCCAAGTCATCAAGTTTAGCCAGTATATCCACGCTATTAGAAATCATGGCATTATTCCTTGCAAGGTCAATCAATTCTGATCTCTGCTCGTCTGTTAAGCTTCCTTGTACCCATAAGGTGTCAATCTTGGCTAATATATCTTTCAATTCATATCTCTTAGATGTTATTACGATTTTTATTACATTGTACATTATATCTTATCCCCCATTAAATATTATTCACTATAGCTGCTTCCAGTGCCGCAAGTCTGTCAACATAGTTCTTTCCGTACAACTCACCATTTCTGCCTGCAAGCATACCTTCTAACGTATATCCACCAATCTTAGAAGTACCATACTCACCCTTGAATGTAGGCTCGATTTCAGAGTCAAATTCAAGGTAGGTGATTCCGTCATAGGTTGATAGGCTGTTAAGTGCTATTTGGTCTGCAAGTGGTAGTTCTTCGGTGGTAGGTGTTGCAAGTTCATATAGCACACAAACTTCGTTATTGTCAAAAAAGTTTACAGTATCACCTTTACTTGTAAAATTGTCATTCTCTGATTTTGGTACTCTGAATATTATATTGCCAGAATAACTATCCACATAGCATCTAAACGAATTGACATCTTTAACTCTGTCATTAAAGCTGACACCGATAAATCTGTTAGATATACATTTTCCATCAATCTTTCCGACTTTATTGATAGATATTGCATTTCCTGTTTCTGCATATGGAGTAATAAATTCTACATTATTTCCAGTCGCCCTCAAATATTCAAATTTTCGCTTAACCTTGCCACCCTCAATCACATCCTGCACATCACCGATTCCATACAGTTCAATAGGCTGTGAGAGAGTAACTACTGATTCGGTGTAGGGTTCGTAAGGAAGTGCTGTTGTACCTTCGTTTATCATAACTTCTTCACGTGTGATAACACCGCTTCCAACATCAACAGAATAAGAAATTCTTATATATGATGTATTTTTTGACAACTCCTGTGTAACAGTAGGAAGAAAACCTTGTTTGCTAGTATTGCGAATAAAATTCTTTTTGCTATCATACTCTGCAATCACAAGCTGAAACCATTGAGCATCTTTATGGCTAATGGTAACACTGGGCGATTTCACCATCATATAATCACTAGCACCCCATGCCCCATTAGCAACAACAGAACCATCACCGCTTATGTATTGGTTTGTTTTAAATTTCGACACATCAAACATATTGTTTTTTCGTGTCCTAATCTCACTCACCACAGTTTTCTTGATTTCCTGCGGATATGATGGATTAGGTGCAGGAATACCACCTGTGTATGGTTCGTAAACATCATCCAAAATTGTCGAATCAGTTTGCAAAAACATCATTCTAAACTTATAATTGTTAAATACGTTTCCAGCATAAACGTAGATACCATGTGCGTCTTTCATATTCAAATCAATGCCAAACTTGTAGCTATTTATAGCACTTGAATTGTTTAGCTCTACGTTGTACCCTTGCCATCCATTACTTCCATCTTGATTTGCAACCGATGGAGCATTATTCGAACTTCCTTTGCCGACACTTCCACCAACATACAATACTTCAAGATTGTATCGTTTATTTGCAGTCGTGGTTAAAATCTCGTGCGTCAGAAAAATACCATCCGCTGTCGCCGTTCCGTCCAATGTTACAATGCCATTGTTATCAATAGTACATGTTACACCATTCTTCGTGATAGAATAACCAAATGTGACATTCAGTAAGTTCTTTCCACTTGTGGTATTCTGCTGACTTTCTCCACCCACTATTTCCTCAACCTTCAATCTTCCGTCATAGCTGTTCGGCATGGTGGTTTCGGTGGTTGAGGTAATATTAGGTATCTTCAATTCTTCAACTATAGGTTTCATTTCGGAAATCTCAATCTCAGCATTATCTGCTTTATTTAAAGCTTCAACCGCATGAGCAGAAGTCTTAGAAGTGCCATATTCTGTTGTGATTATAGGTTTAATTTCACTGTCTGTAGAAATATAGGTTATAGTATCAAAAGATTTAAGGCTATTAAGTGCTATCTGGTCTGCAATGGGTAGGGCTTCAAATGTTGGTTTGCATGGATAACAAAATGTTGCCGAATCGCAAATAGCTTTTACTTCTTCGGCACTATATTTGTCTACTCTAAGTCTTGGTCTAACTTCGGCATAACCAGTATGTCCATAATAAGAAACTACAGCATCTCCGCTAGTCGTTTCACTGGTTTGAGGTACTACAAGAAGGCTGTCACACATCAAATACTTATAGGCATTAACCATTGTTTTACTCAATGCGTTAGAACCATTAGCAAAAGAGCCACTCACAATCCAAAATCCATCATCAGTGTTTTTTGTGGGTACTGGGAATGAATTCTGATTAGCGACAGCCATATTTCTTTCAACTCCCCACACACCGTCTTTCTGCACAATCACATCCTTAAACTCACGTCTTCCATACAACTCAATAGGCTGTGAAAGAGTAGTTACTGATTCGGTGTAGGGTTCGTAAGTAGCATCCTCAACATCAGCTTTGCGAATCATAGGATAATACGTAAAGTTTGAATATGTCACCCCTGATAGTATCCTCAAGAACACAAATGATACTCCATTTTGTGCATTAAATGGTGCTTCTATGTTACCACCGCTTAGACTGCACAAAGCACCATTACCATATCCTGCGTAAACATGCAAATCTTTAGTACCTGTTCCAGTAAGTATAAAACTCCCAATCGCACCCAATATATTGTCTGTGTTTCCCCATTTACCTGTTGTCAAATAACAATCACCATTTGATGTAGCTGTTCCGTTTAAGGTTACACTTCCGTCACTGTTCATTGTGAAAGTTACACCGTTCACTGTTTTTGTAGTGGCAACGTTTTTCAACAAGTTCTTCCCATGTGTCCTAATCTCACTCACCACAGTTTTCTTGATTTCCTGCGGATATGATGGATTGGGAGATGCGATACCGCCAGTGTAGGGTTCGTAGGGCAATACGGTTGTGCCTGCGTTAATCATAAGTTTATCTAAAAACTCGTTTGCGATTGGCATTCTTACGTAGTGTGCTCCACTAGGCACGGTAATTGTTCCGCTATTAGAAGAAAGAGAAGAAATAAAAGCCTTATTGGAATCATAAAATACACAAAAAGTACCACTTGATACAGATTTTCCATTAAACGCAAGCTGTTCGATATTTGAAACGTCAATAAAGTCTGTTGTGAATTGGTCTGCATTTCCATAAGCATTACCCGTTGAAGTTCCCAATCCCGTCTCTAAACTGCAAGTATCTTTATTAAACAACTGATTTCCTGCTGTAGTAAACTGCTGACTTTCTCCACCTATTGATTCTATTCTAATTAACCCATCTTTACTTCCTTCAAGAGTAGTCTCTGTTGTAGTAATAGAAATACCGCTACCAAGCATTAAATCTTTACAATTTTCTGCCATTTCATTTGCTCTGTCAGTAGCTTCTTCTGCATTTGCAATAGCAGTAGCAGTATCAAGTTGTCTTTTTGATTCTGCTGTTTGTCTTGTAGTTTCATTTGTTTTACGAGTGTTTTCATTAGCAACTCGAACATTCTCAGCAGAAGCCCTGTTAGATTCAGCTAATACACGAAATTCTTCTGCGACAACTCTACCTGCTTCAGCAGTAGTAACACTTTCTTCAAGTTCATTTATTCTTTCAATTGCTTCGTCCGCAGCATTTACATCACTTTCTATCTTTAACAAAGCATCAGTCAAAGCACTAAACTCATCAGATGCAATAATTTTATCATCAGGATAAACACTGCCAACAATGATTACGGTTAAAATCATGGTAGATATAGATCTTTGTGTAGATGAATCTAAAAACTGTATTTCTAATTTACCAGTTCCACTAGCATAAACCATACTTTCAGAAAAGGTAACTAATACCGTGCCATCCTCTTTGATAGTAGCAGTGTCATATATTGCTCTGTCATCTGGTGTATTCATTTTCACATTACATTGTAGAGTAGAAGAGTTTAATTTATAAAAAGCTCCATTATCAGTACATGTAATAATTAGATTACGACTATCTTTATCATATTGTTTAACCGTGACTGTTTTATAATCATTTTGGCAAAAATCTAATGTAATCTTTTGTGTTTGCATTCTTTTCACCTCATTTAAAATAATTTAAAAGAGTCTACTCTTCAGTAGACTCTTGTAAACTTTGTAAATATTGTTCTTTTTCTCTAGTTGAAACATTGATGCTTAATTGATTAACTTCAGTGTAAATATCCTTAAGCATCATCTCTATAATAAAAGGTGGGAGATTACTCTCATTAATCGTTTTTATTAAAGATTGTCTTGTTTCATCAACAACCATTGTAATTGGTTTTTCCATATCCCTTTTCTCCTTTGTTTTTTATTCTGGTATTTTTGTATTTATAAAATTATATAATACATCAATCGCACTCAATGCTTCTGAATCCAATACCACAATTTCAGAACGCTTATTCTGTGTAACAATATTGCCACCTTCATCAATAAGAGAATAAGTAAAAGCTATTTGTTGTCCATTAGCAGTTTGATGTATTGTCATTGAAGTTATTTTTTTTACCATTCTATTTCTCCTTCATCTTTTGGCTTTTCGCTTATATTAATTTGTTCCATACGAACAGCAGAGTAATTTTTCTGTTTAGAACATATCATCCAATCAAATGATGCACCAGCTTCACCATGTACTGTAAAGCTATCATATTCTTTTGTAACATATACCTGAGCAGAAGAACTTGTTATAAAGACTTGATATTCACTATTCATATCAATTGTTTCTGCAAATATAGGGTCAATAAAAATAGTAGTAGAACCTATTTCTGAAATAGTTCCACTACCAATATCTGCAAAATATGGTTCTGGTGTTTCAAATGCATTCATTCCGACCTTTCCATAATGTTCTGTATCAACAACTCTATGTTTTGTACCAGAACATCCTATATCACCGAACACATATAAACCGGAACCACCACCAACATATACACCATTATCACCACTACCATATGTTCCAACATAAAAGCTTGCGAATTTAGATATGTCTGTTTCTGTATTAGATGGCATCAAATTTATGTCAGTACAATGCATGGTGTTGAAAAACCTCGAAGCACCTCTGAAAAGATGTCTTTCAGTACAACCATTCGGATTCACGCCAAAGTTCATATAATAATATATATCTGCTGTATCTTCTTCAGTTTTATGAACTTGACCAAGTCCAACACAATTACCATTTGTTATCATAGCAATTCCAGCATTAAGATTATTGACTGTAGGATAAGTACCATCTCCACCTATTATACTCAAATGCCCAACTTCTAACCAACCATTCTCTGTTGTTTCAGGATTGGTCAGACCCCACGTAGAAAACCATAATCTTGCACTGCGAAGAGATGCAAGATAAGGATAACCATCATTTGCGATACCTTCACAAGAAATAGTACCATTAATAGTCGCTTCACCTTTCGAATCAACTTTAAATTTATCACTTATATTGATAGAACCACCAATAATCTTCTTACCAGTAATAGTAGTACCAGTAATATTCTCAGCAGCAACGCTTCCGGCAGTAATTTTTAAAGCATTAAGCTTTTCAACATTAAGTACACCATCAACATCAATCTTATTTGCAGAAATAGTAATAGTTTCAGCAGTCTGATTAATTTTAGATATTACTTCATCATTACCAACCTTTTTAGATACTTCTAAATTGATTGCTTGAGCAGAAAGTTGAATAGCACTGTTCATCTGAGTGGTAGTGGAATAACTTTTCAGCTTTTCAGTAGTATCTGCTTTTGCATTTGACTCTGCTTGATTTGCTTTAGTTGTTGCATCATTAGCACTTGTTTTAAGCACATCATCTTTAGTGGTTTCTAACTCTTGTTTAGTACTATATGTCTTACTAACTGAAAGATTTATTTCATCTGCTTTAGCTGTAATAGCACTATTCATTTGGGTAGTAGTAGAATAACTCTTAAGTTTTTCATCTGTATTAGCTTTTGCATTTGATTCAGCAGTGTCAACATAATTCTTATTAGCATAATTGGCATCGTTTTCAAATGCAGATATCTTGGTAGGAGCATTTGTAATATCTTGCCATGTCATACTAACACCACTAAATACAAGATCTGAACCATCATAAGTTATTTTCCCACCAGCAAACGAAAACGTACCATCATTTAAGTTGATATGTGTTCCAGAAGTGGGAGAGTAGTTCTCTGAATAGATCTCTCCTCCAATTATTTGACCACCATGTATGTAGGGGGAATTTAAAAACTTTGCAGATAAACCATAACCGGTATCTTTTATGAGAACCCCATCAACATACTTATAATAGCTATGTTTTCCTAATCCTAAAGTTACTGATTTCCAATTATCATCAGTAAATGCTAAAATGTTATGCGTAATTCTTAGTTGCTCAGAACTAAAATCATCTGCTATATCATCGTAACTTCTAGACAAGATACCATTATTGTCAAATGTAATATCACCTCTAACATTGTTTTTTATATTAATAAGAGCTGAATTTAATCCATCTGATTCAAAATTTTTCAATGTGTTTTGAGCAGAGCTTCCGTGAGAAGCTTGTTTGGACACATATTGATAAGTTGTAGCCATTGACTGAGCAGAATCTAAGATACTCTTAAAATCAACAATTCCAGATGAAACCTTGGTCATATCTGAAAACTCAGTATTAATAGATGAAAGGCTTTTTCCATTAATTTCATAAGATATTAATCTTAATCTATAAATGCTATCATCAACCTTACATCTAATCCAGTTGCCCAAATAAAATTTATCCTTTATTGGGGCAAATTCTTCCATTGCCAGAAGATTGTATAAATTAGATGATATACTATGCTGATGTTCGCCTGATTTAACTATTTCTTGTTTGGCAAGCTCTATAAACTCTAAAGCGTTTACAAAAATTTCTGCATTATCTAATCCATCTGAAATGAAATTGTCGTTTTGATATGTATCTTCTCGACGATAAGAACAGAAGAGAGTGTATAATTCTTCACCTAAATACTTTTCAAAATTTAGAACACTTTGAATCTCATTTCTTTGTTTAATCAGTTCTGTTTCTCTGTTTTCATATTCTTCAATAGTAATAGCACGAACATACATTTCATCTTGACATGCTGTGAGTTTATAATAGTATGGAAGATAGAACTCGTTATAATATTTTGCATCTGTGCCAGATTGGTTTTCTTCAATAAGAATATTAAGAACACCTTGAATTGCATCAGCAAAAGATTCTAGTCTATTATAACAATAATAAGTAAGAGCTTCTTTAAATGTATCTAAATTTGTAATAGATAAAACATCATATAAGCTCTCATCATCACTATCATTACTTGCAATATTCTTTTGAATTTTTTGTACAAGGTAATAATTGTAATCATCAGTAACTTTAATAGTAATTATATCTGAATATGCAATGTCTTCTTCATCAGAGTAATTTGTAACTTTGAATCTACCAGTCCAGGTACCGTAATTATATCCTTCTGCATCTTTTCCGACATATACAAAATTCCCGGTATCTACTTCAACTTTTACAAAACCGGTTTTAACAAATATACTGGCAAGATTCTTCAAAGCGCTATTAACAGTAGCAGTAGAAGTGTATGAGGTAACAGTGGTAAGACCAATGGGACTCATGTTTTCTTCTGTTAATTTAGCGGCCTCTGTACTTGCGGTCACTTCTGCAATTTCGATGGTAGGCATCATTTCAGAACGATAATATATTTCGTTATCTATACAATCGTAGAGTTCTTCAGAAATAAATTGGTATTCTTCCGAATATAACTCTATTAATTCATCGTATGATTCAATTTTTTCAACAAGTTCTTTTGGCATTCCTAGCTTTTGCTCTTGTGAAAAATAATACCAATAAGCAGAACCATTAGGATTACAAGCTATAACAGCAGCCGTCATGTTATCGTCTCCAGCTACAAGTCTAAAACAGTTCTTAACACTATCTACATCTGTTTCAAAAGTAATTTCATCAGTAAGATTGTCTGTGCTAACAAGAATAGTAGTATCTTCTCCATAATATTTTAATTTTGTACTATTGCATTTAGGACATGTATCATTAAATTCCCCTCTATGTCCACAATCTACACATACTGTATAAAGGTCGTATACAGAGATGCTACGATCAATCGAATCAAACTGAAATAAACAATTAAATTGTTCGGCACAATCACCAACAAGAAAATCATAAATACTTGCATTATCTATAGAAAAAGTTCTTTGTATATTTACTAAAGAAGCATCTACATGTTTTATATAATAATGAGGAACCTTTTCAAGAACTCTATGTAATAAAGAACCTTTTGGATTATCCGGATTATAAAATTTAGTAATAACATAATCTTCTCTTGCAATATCGCTTTCGGAGTTGATTTCTACATCTCTTAATAAAGTCTGTGATAACTCTGCCTCACACAAAGATGTTCCGGTAACCTTTTTTATTAAATTGGACGACTCTGATATATTTACATAAATTTCAAAATATTCATCCAATTCTTTAATCCATACTAATCTAAAATCAGTAATATCATTCCATAATCGTTCTTTTCTACCATCGGCTTCTTTATAAATAGTAAAAGATATTTCATTAGCAGAATTAAAATTTGCTTTATACACAAAATCTTCTATATTTATAATCTGTCCTTTATGAAAATGGCTCCTATCAGATAATACAACAGTAAAATCTTCTAAGGTACCGTTATTAAAATCAATATTTATCATACAATAACACCAGCCTTTCTAACGAAAGAGTATGTTATTGCAATTTCGCAAGGAAGAGATACTGTAAAAACATTTTCATTAGTGTTTTCATTTACAACAAATCTAGGATAGCTATAATTAAAATCATTACTTAATGTTGTTCTGTCTAAGCTGCTTCGAATAATTTTATTATAACAATCTAAGGTAATAACCTCTCCATTGGTACAATTCTTTATTGTGACTATATTGTTATCAATATTATTTGACATTGAAAAATCGCCACTACTTTTACATGTAATAACGAATTTGGTTGGATATAAATAGCCATATTCATCAGAGTTATTAAAAAATGTAAAAGTATTGTTATTATCATCTATTTTAATATCAAGCTCTCTTTCATTTTCATAACCGAAAGGAGAATTAGAAGTAAAGTTCAATGTAAAACCAATAACTTTACCTCCGATGTAAATAGCGGTTACATTAAAAGAGCCTTTAAAGTAAATTTCAGAATAAGAATTGTCGTCATAAATTGGACGAAATTTCTCATAGCTCTTTTTATTGAGCCAACGCATTATGTAGGAAATTTCATTATCATTATAAAAATTCATGATACCATCACAAGGGTTTTTACAAATATCAAATGTAATAGTAATAGGTTCCGCATAATCAACCTTTACAATTCTATTAATATAAGTAGAAGAGTTCTTTAATGTTTCAAATGTTAAATTGCTACCAAGTGAAACACTGTCAGAGTCTGATGTGTTTAAATTAGTAATAATACATCCACAATCCGACAAACGCTTGCCGGCATATGAAAAATCAACCATATGCATATGAATTCTTCTCCTTTCTTAAGTATTCTTTCTTACCGTTTTGAGTAAGTTTTCCATTTCTTTTTTATATTTCTTTTTTTGTTCAACCATAACCTGAGTCGCTTGAAGATATTTTTCTCTGGCCTCGTTTAAAGAAGTAAGACATTTTAAATGTTCTTCATGATATATTTTTGCAGACTCGATTATTTGCTTATTATCATCCACTATTTTCTCCAGTTCTTTAATTCGTTCCGAGAGAGAGGAGTTTTCTTGCTGGAGATCGTGAATGATTTTTCTTTGGATTTCAATTTTTTTATCTTTATTCATGTACATCTCTCCAATTAAATAGAGTTGCAGCTTTGACACTGCAACTCCATAATTTAATATTTATTTCTTAATAAGCTATTTTTACCAATAGACTCATCAATAGTAACTGCCTGAATAAGTTTTCTGCATTGTGAATCTGATTTAATTGCTGTTTTAAGAGCATTTACAAAACCAGGCACATCAGAAACATTATCCATATTAATGGTCATGCTGATATTGTTATTTACATTAGCATTTGCATTTGAAGATAAAGCAGGTGTATTACTAATACCACTAAATAATTGTTCATTCAGTGGAATAGTAGTATTTCTTAATATATTAGCAGTATCTTCCGCATTAAGTACAGTTTCTCCACCTTGGAATGGATAAAGCTGTGCTCCGGATGCAAGTAGAATCGAGCCATCTTTAGCAATCATGATTTCAGAGCCATTTTCACCAAAGATACCCAAACCACGTTTAGCATTCTTTGTACCAGAAGCATAATAATGTAGATAACTAGGTGTAGTAATCTGTCTAGTTAATTGAGCACCGTATCCCATTCTAACACTATTCGCAATATTACTAGCATCGGGGCTATTTTCTTTCCCCTTTAATGCTTTTTTGATTTCATCTTGGACACGTCTTTCAACTTCTGCATTAGCAGCATTTCTTGCTTGTGTTTCTGATGTATAACCGCTACCAATAGTATCATTACCAATTTTAGCCTTATATCTCGTTACTGGCTTTTTAGGCTCAGGTTCAGGAGCTGGAGTTGGATCGGGTTGAGGTGTAGGTTGAGTATTATTAGATGGAACGTTGTTAGTAGTAGGTGCAGGAACAGTATTTGTAGGTTGGTTATTAACTACATTAGTTTGTTCTTTTGCAATACTATTGGCATTGTTTGTTGCGGTTTTATTAATCGCAGCGATTACATTGGCCATTTCATCTTTAATACTCATCAATGTATTATTAACAGTGGTTGTACCATTCACAATAGAATCTGATATATTGCCATTGTCAATATCAGTCAAAGTACTATTGAGTAATGTCATACCATCAGACATTGTGGTACTAACAATTTTTCCGTTCTCATCAATGTAAGCACCAATGCTCAATCCTACTTGGTTAATGTTATCGTTGATAACTCGTCCATTTTCATCCAGATGATAACCAAATTTAGAATCAATATTACTGATACTATCGCTTATGATACGCCCATTATTGTCAACATAAGTTCCTATAAGTTGACCAGTTTCATCTACATGTAAACTAATAACACGACCATTCTCATCAATATAAGAACCTACAAGATTACCGTTCTCATCAATCTTTAAATTGGTTTGATTAGCTATATAACCAAGTTCTGCTGTAGCAGCATTGATATCTCCATCAACGGTTTGTAAAATACCATACAGAACATCACCATAAACACCGACAATATTCTTAACACCATTGAAACCTGAATCATTACGACTCCAAATTGCTTCCATCTTAGAAGATAATTCATAACCAAAAGCACTAGATGCTTCGTATATAGTATCACTGATAATTCCAGCATTGTTATTAGTAGCAACAACTGCTTCAGCAATTAATCCGTCTATATTATCAAGTCTAGTATTAATCCATTCTTCAGTCTGGTTATATAAATTATCAAGCATTAATTCTTGGTCACTTAACCACTTATCGTATTCAGTTTCCTGAAGGTCTTTTTCTGCCTCAGATAAACTTAACTGTAACTTCTGAATAGTGGACTTAGCTTCCTCAGAATTGTCTCCGGCATATGCTTGAAGTTGCTTTTGATAATTCTTAATAGTATCTGTCTTTTCTCTGATTGTGTTCTGATAATTATATAAATCCTTCTCGGCCTGCAATGCTTCTTTACGCTTATCAATAAGTTCTTGTAAAGAATTAAGCATCTTATCATAACCATCAGAAATCAAATCTAAAATAGCTTCCTTCTCTGACATGGCGTTAGAAATAACGTCTTGCTGTAAATCAAGCAATTCATTACGTCTATCAATAAGTTCTGTATCATATGGATCTTTTGCCATTTCTTCCTCAATTTTAGAGATTTCTTTGGCATATGCTGCAGCTTGTTCCATATACACGTTATAATTAACTGCGTGTAAACCTTGTACAGCCAACCCATTGTTTGTGATTTTACCACCTTCAGTATATAAATCGTAACCGTTGAGTATATCAATCAAAAATTCAGCTTCATCTGTAATGTCAGTAGTATATTCCTGAATACGATTAAAAGCATCCCAATTAAGTTGTTGTAATGTTTGATTGAACTCTATCAGTTGAGTGTTGGCATCTTGAATTGCTTTTTCTACATCGTTAATAGAACCAAGCATTTCGTACCAATCTTCAGAATACTTTTCGATAGAACCATTCTTAGCGGCCTCATCAAAAGCAGACAGAAGAGAAGAGTATTCATTTTGTAACAGAGATATATTTTCTTGTTGCTTTTCTGACATAGCTCTATAATACGCTTCACTTGCCATATATCCAGCAGCTTCAGACTGAGATACGAATCCTTCAAGCATAGATATGTTATGCGCAATAAGAGAAATCTGGCTATCATATTGCCCTGAAATGTTATTGAATTTCGTCATTGCAAGTTCTGCCAAATTTGCACGTAAATCTTCAATGGCATCAGAACAATCAAGCGCTTTATTATACCATTCTTCATATTCTTGAATTTGCTCTTTTAACTTCTCGTCAGTAATTTCACTTATGTTATAAGCACCACTACGAACAAGTTCCTTATAACCTTCTGCTAAAGGAATACTATTAGCCTTTGCCATATATGCATTATAAGCAGTCATTTGAGCAGAAATCTCTTTATTTACTTCGCCCATTTCCTGTGCAAGAGCATTATTACGTGTAGACCAATTACGATAAGTAGCAGATACTACTTTACCAAGATTGGTAATGTTACGTTGGATGCGAGAGATGAGCGTTTCAATCCAGTCGAAAGTCTCTTTGGTGGATTTAGTTCCGGAGCCAGAACCGCCACCATTTTTACTTCCGTCAAAATCAAAACCAACTTCATATTTATACTGATTATTATAAATATCATCCAACTCTGCTTTGGCAGCTTCAATATCATCTTTAAGCTCTGTACCAATTCCACCATGTTTAGCAGATTCATATAATGTTTTTAAGTGCAATACAGTTTTTAAATATTGTCCTGTAACATTTAAAGCTTTACATTCTTTTTCTAATGCTTCTACGTCTTCTAAAGTATTTAATGGATTCTTATTAGAATGAATTTTTTCTAACATATAACTTCTTAAATACTCTTTTGTAATTTCAGTAGCATAAGATAAATTTATAAATTCTTCGGCTTCTTCAATGGTTACATTTTCTAAATCAATACCAGCATCTACAAGTTCCTTTTGAATATCTCTCATTTCTTCAAGGACTTCTTTGGCATTTATAATGCCAAGATTCTCTAAAGAATTTCTGAGAACATCAAAGTTTTCATCTGTTAATTCAACAACATTAGAATTATTGATCATACTTGTTGCTAAATCATCAAATGCCTGTTGAGCTTGTTCTGCATTGGTTTCAGTATCACTAAGAACCTTTACAAACTTTTCATAGTCCTCTGTAGGAACATTAATACTAAATTCTTCTTTTAATGAATCTAATTCTGCTTTAACTGAAGCAAATTCTTCGACATCAATAATTTCCCAGTCGTAACCATCTTCTTTGAAAAGAGTAGTGTAGATTCCAGAAAGAGAGTCTAATGCTGGCTTGAGTTTGTTATTGATGTTGTTTACGGTATCTGTGATGGATAACTTATTAAATTCTTCAATAGCATCGCTTGCATTATTTGCAGAATTCTTAACCTGGTTAAAGGCAAGAGCAATATCTGATAAATTATCTGCACTATCTATAACACCAATTTCTATAAGCTTATTAATAAACTCATTATATTTTGGATTATTAAGCATATCAGCAGTAACTTTACCTTGATAACCTAAGTCTTGCAATCCTTGTACAGTGCTATCAAATTCCCAATTATCAACTATACGATTAAACGCATTAGTTTTTGCATTGGAGCCTCCCATAGCAATTGCCATCTTATCTTGAAAATCTGCAACATAATTAAGCCATTTATTTACAGCTTTATCGTCTTCAGTTGTAGGTTCTTCAATATAATGAATCCCATCCGCAACTTTCGCAAATTCTGAATTTTTCTTTTCAAGATAATCTTCTACATTTTCTATCTGCTTTTCAAAACTCTCTCTTTGATAATCAGTTGTAGCATTGTCTAATTTTATTCTTAGTTCTGCAAGCTCTTCAAATTTTCTTTTAATAAGTTCTGTTTCTGTTATATATTCTGTTTCAGCAGTGTCATTTTTTGTAAGCTTACCAGTTAAAACTCTTTCATCTTTTTCCTCAACATCTTTATTCATGTTTTCAATAAAAGATGCGTTCTTTTCTTTGTTCTTCTGATATTCTTCAAGTTTTAACAAATCAATTTTTCTCTGTAATTCGTTATTAGTTTTTACAAGATTGTCATATTCTTCTTTTTCTGAGAATGTTATTTTTGAACCCTTGGCTAAAAGTTCGTTCATTCTTTTTCTTGTTGTATCTAATTCACTATTTACAGATTTTAATTCAGAAGCAATGTTTGCGCATTCTGATTTAAGATTTTCTAATTCTTCACGAGACTCTTCTAAAGACTTCGTAAAAGTTTTAACTGCTATAACAGTAATTGCAATACCAGCAGCAATACCTAAAAATGCAGTAAGAGCAGCGGTAGAAAGACCTAGAGATGCTGCAAGACCTTGGTATTTCAGTTTAAGAGCATCAACTATAGCCATATTAGATGTTTGAGCAACTGTTTGTTTCACAGTAGCATCCGTATTTGCTTTAGTAGCAAGAGCAGATTTAATAGTTTCTTCTGATAAACCAGCTTTAATTAATACAGCCTTTGTTTCGGTATCTGAAAGGGTTTTAGTAAGATTAACAATTTCTTCTAAATTATTGTCAGATTCAGAAACTTTTGCTATAATGCTATTAAAACCATTGATATCTTCTTTCAAATTTTTAAATATCAAACTAGTTATTATCTGTGGAGGATAATTTATGAAAGCAATAATCAATAAGTGCCCTAAATGTAATGGAACAGAATATACTGGCAATACGTGGGTTATGTGGAATGCTACATTTGGAATGTGTGCAAAATGTAGTAAATGTGCTATAGTTTTACAATCATCACCAGAATATGAACAATATCTAGCTAAAGAAGTAGAAAAAGAACGAGAAGCCAAACGGCCACCAACAGTAACCTGTCCATATTGCCAATCAACCGATACTAATAAAATTTCAGGAACCTCTAGATTTGTGTCTACTGGTGTATTCGGTTTGGCTAGTAAAAAGATTGGTAAACAATGGCACTGTAATAAATGTAAATCCGATTTCTAAGGAGACTCGTTCATGATTGATACATCATTATCTAATTTCTTAAACAATACTGAAGCTATTATATCTAATTCAATTACAAATGACGAACCAGTTACTATCAAATCAAAATATTGTAGCTTGGTTTTAATCACAGAAGATGAATATAAACGATTAGTCTTGAATGATAATATATTAAAATATAAAAGAGCAGGAGAATAGTTCTCTTGCTTTTTTAGTGAATAAATTTTTCATTTTATTTTCTATCTTCCACATGCATGAAAGAGTACGATAGAAGCACCCTATAATTGTCCGTCATGCCGGTTATCTTTTGTTAGGTTGTTGTAGGTACAATTATTAACTCCCTATAACTTTTATCTTAATGTATATTATTTTCTGTTGTAACGTGTCATCTATATCCTTACTTACTGACACTGTAAGCCCTAACAGAATAGAAGAGTGTGGACATAAACACTCTGTCATAGACATTTTCACACCGCTATTCTCAGTGTCGTTCCGAGCGCATATTATCAGAGCATCGTTTCATATAACTCTGACCAGGAGTTGTCGCTACAGTGAGGGCTTTTCTCAATGAGAACTATCCCTGCGAACCATGAGAGTCTATACATTTTTACGAACCTATTAAGTCGCCATAATAGGAGAGTAGTATAAGTTTTACCCATTTCCTCGCATATTGTCCCTTCGTTTAACTTATTGTATTTCAATAAGTGTAATATAAAAAACTTATGTATCCATAAGAGGCTATATTACCGATGGCATATTTTAATTATATTTTTACATAAAAATAAGGCTCGACTTTTTGAGCCTACCATCGCCTTTAAACGCTTTAATAACTGCGAATATTCCACCGCCACCAACTAATACGGTGTTTAATACTCCAAATTTATCCACAGCTTCTAAAATAGCTTTTGCTAAATCTAAGAAAAATGTTATTACTTCTCGATTATGTTCATTAATCCATAATGAGTCCCAAGCATTTTTGAGCTGCGCAAGATGAGCTTCAATAGATTCTAGATATGCTTCATTTTCTCGCATTGCAGAACCATCAGAATCTAAAGCGTAAGAATATGCTTTTTCAAGGACATCGGGAGACTGTAATACTGATGCTAAAATGTTACTACGATTTTTACCTGCCATCATTTCAAGTAATGCGTTTTGTCTGTTTTCACCAGTTACTAGGTCTTCCTGCGCAATCTTATCCCATACTTTAGCAATGTCAAGTAATACCTCATAAGTACTACGATAATTGCCATTCATATCTAACAAAGATACACCAAAATTACCTTGAGTTTTAGTTAAATCCTTTATCTGTTGATCAAGTTTAGAAGTAGTAGTAACAACAAAATCATCTACGTCTTCTCCAAGTGCAGCGAGTTCCTCTCTAGCAGCTTCCGTACCTGTTAATCTTAAAGCAATTGTTCTTAACAATCTGTTACTTTCATCTATATTTATAGACTACTGACTATGTGTATACATAGCGGTTAGTCATTTCTGGCTAACTCTCACATTTTATTATTAGATTATTGTGTGAGTTCGGACTGGATCTTCACCCTCTCTAAGTAGAGTAGGGGAGTAACGGAACTCTATATGTTACCATATAAAGTATTACAGTCTCTACGGATTCTTTATAAATATTTGTTTATTATAATAGACCAAATGGTTAGGCATTAGTCGTATTATGAAAAAAAGGATATATTATATTTGATTTTAGAGATAATGTATCATTTTGTAATGCATAGTTAAATGAATGATAATTATCTAAAACTCCATTATTATCAATATATTTTAAAATTAATTTTCTGCATAATTCAATATTATTATATATGTCACTTTCCCATAAATATAATATCTCAATATTATTATTGTTTTTTATGTAAGTGTGTTTTGTTTTGTCTTTTGAAATTCTATTTTGTTGTATTTTATTTAAATTGTCTAATTGATATTTTGTAGGATTACTATGCCAAAAATCACCCATTACTTCAATTATTAAATTATTTTCATACAGATAGTTATCAACAGCATAATATGTAAACACCTCTTCGTTTCTATAAGATATCTTCATTTCATCCAATAGTTCATTTGTAAGAATTTGAGGTTTTGTGTTTAATATTTTTTGATTGTCTTTTAAAATATTAACTGCTCTTAATCTAGATTTTTCTTTCCATTCTGGTGTTTTGTAAAGAACATTATAAAACCAATCTTTCATACATTTTTCCCCACAAAAATGATTTTCATATCGCTCATAACGAGACGGTTTTATTTTTATTACTCTATTACAATTAGTACAATTACATTTTATCCTAACGGTTTGTGGATTATTATCACCAACTCTTGTTGTTTGCCATTTATTTTGACATTCCGTTGAACAAAATCTCTGTTTAGATTTCTTACTAACATGAAAAATATTATCGCATATTTCACATTTTCTATCTTCAAATAATTGTTTATGTTGGTACTCTTTTTGGCATTGATTAGAACAAAAATGATGTTTTGCTCTTTCATATTGTGTCTTAGTTTGATACACTTCTTTATTACAATTTTCGCAATTAAAAGTATATCCAGTCTTTTGTCCTTTTGCTGGCATTCTTTCTCCTTTCTATATTTTTATGCATAAAAAATACACGTCCTTCCTAACTGACGTGTATAAACAAATATTTATAAAGTCTTTCCACGGTCTTAACCATCTCTGGCTTTTAACCGTTATAGTTACTTTTTAGTATATAAAATACCCACATATTACTATGTGTTCGGGCATAAGTTTACCCGCTCCCACTTTATCAGGGTCTTGAACTACCGTATTAGCTGCAGTAGTAAGAGCAGCGGCTTCAAAGAAATCGTTTTGAGCAGTTTTTAAAGCACTAGCAGAATTTTGAAGTGCGGTTGCTAAACCATCGGTTGATATTGCAAAATTATTACCCAGATTATTTACAACATCAATGATTTCATCCTTTCCAAGTTCTCTATAAGCTTGACTCATAGAAACTAATGATTCAGTTGCTTCATCAATGCTTCCAAACTCAGATACGTTAAACAGAATATTAGCATCTTGAGCTGACTGTTTTGCTTCTTCAAGGCTTTCACCAAGTCTCATAAAATCAGCAGTACTTGACTGAATTTGTTTAGCAGTAGTACCAATCGAATCTGCTAATCCAAAACTTTCTTTCTGAAATTCTTTTAAAACAGAAATACTTTCTTCACTTACCTTATTCATTTCAGTAAGAGCAGTATCATATTCTTTAATTGTTTCGAAACCTTGTCTAATAATCTGAAGTGCGTCATAAATACTTACATATGTAGCAAAATAAGCAGCAACATCTTTAAACTTCTTCTTAATTTTGTCGCCCATAGAAGCGCCGGTTTTACCAGTTTTTTCAATTTGTGCTTCAAGTCTTGCAAATTCTGCTTTTAATTCATTAAACTGTATTTTATTAATGACTTCTGTACTGTTCCTAAATTGTTCGATTTTATCATTTAAAACTATTAATTCTTGTCTTAATTCTTTAGGAGCTGCGGTATTAAGGTTTATTTTCTTTGATACCTTTTTACTTAAATCATCAAGCTCTTTAGAAGCAGATTTAAATTCATCTCCCTTTAAAGAACGAATCATATTAGTGATTGTGTCTTCAGCTTCTTTTAACTCATTAATTTCGGCTTGATTGGTAAAATCAATAGGAAGCTTTGACTCCAAATTAGAAATTGCCTGACGAATTTCTGTAATCTTCAATTCATAAGCTGGCACTTTATTTTCCGCACCGGATAGATTATTAACTTGAAGAGTAGCATTATTTATAAAGTTTTTACTTGATAATTCAGAATATTCTTTAAGTTTTTTGTTGAATTTTTCTTGGGCTATTGCAGCCTCGTTAGTTGCATTAGCATATTTGTCTTGTTCTGAGATAGCCTTTTTTATTTCTGATTCGAGTTCAGCTAATTCGCCTTTTTCGTTTAAAGTTCTGGGCGTTGATGCCAAGGTACCTTTAATTTCTTTGTTTTTAAGTTCGTAATATCTTTTTAGTTTTCCGGTTAACTCGTCATAAGCATCAGCAGTTTCTTTAACCTGATTTTTAAGATATTGCTCAATACTAATTTGACCTTCAATAGCATCATTAGTTTTTTCAATAGTAGCTTCAGTTTCTTTTTGAGACTCTTCCAAGCCTTCAAACATCGCTATTTGACCAGAAGGTTCCTGAATTAGTTCAAATTGCTTATTTTCAGAAGCTTGCTCATTCAAGTAATCAATTAAATTAATCTGGCCTTCGATAGAATCATTAGTCTGCTCAACAGACTGCTTAATTTCTTTCTGCTGTTCTTCGACACCTTCGAACATTGAAAGTTGTCCGGAAGGTTCCTCTATAAAAGACAAAGCGGCATCAGTTTCTTTTGCTTGTTGCTGAGTTTTTTCAAGTTCGGTTTGCAGTTTTTGTTGAATTTCTATTTTTGAATTCGACTCAGATCCTGAACTTAGAATCTTTGTCATTTCTCCAGTTCCGGCTTTAACGGCAGCAACTACTTGTTCATTCTTTATTTGAGCTTCATTAAGTGTAACCATTACATTAGAAAGTTCACCATTTGCTTCGCCAAAACCATCCCTAATATTTCTAAAGATAACTCCATCATGACCTAATTGCTTTGCTAGTTCTACAATTTCATCAGTAGTTCTCTTTATACCATCAAATTCAATTTCGTTCCAAACAGCACCATTACCATCAATTTCTAATGGATTTTTATAAGATAAATTTGCAGAATATATTTTTCCACTATTAGCTAAAGAATCAGCATAATCAGCAGCTAACTCTAATTGATCGGTAAAAAAGGCTATACCTTTATCATTAACTAATCCAGACCATGCGTTTTTCACACCTCTAAATGCTGTTATAGTTTTTCCTTCTTCGTCAGATAAAAGAGATGTGTTTGAATAATCGGTATCATGCACACGGATTTTTATATCCTTTACTTCTGGAAGTTTATCAATTTTCTCCTGTATTGTTTCTGTATTAACTAAAGCTTCTTTAATATCAACATCAACTTTTAATTGTGATTTAGCATTAAAATCTTCAACTAAAGTTGTTAGTTTTTTTATATCTTCTTCATTAACAAATACATTTGAAAAATCTTTTTCTAATTTATTAGCTTGTTCTCCAGCTTCCTTCTCGGCTTGTACGAGTTTTTCTACTGCCTCAGTTGTTTCTTCAACTTGCTTTTCCATAGTAGAAGTGGCAACAGGTTGTTCTGAAACTTCTTTTTGAGCAACTTTAAGTTTTTCAATCTCTGCAAGTTGCTTTTCAGTCATGTTTGTGATTTCTGTAATCATCTTTTTATAATCATCTGCATAATCATAAAAAGTATCTTCTTGATCTTCAGATAAATCTTTCCCTAATGATAAATATCTTTGAGAAAAACCTACTAAATCTTTTTCTTCATCCTCTGATAAAGTTCTTTTATCTAATGCTTTATTTAAAGAAATAACATTTTTCAAAGCAGTTTCCGCATCAACAGCATATTTAATAACATCGGCAAATTCTTCTTTCAAATTTTCGGCAGATTGTTCCCATAAATCTAATTCTTTACCGTCAGAACCATTGCCAACGTTATTTAATGTAGTGTCTAACTGTTCAACACTCTCAATTGTTTCCTTTACTGATGCTTCTATGTTTTCAACAATTAAGCTTTCATCTTGAGCATCCACTTTTGCAGATGAAGCAGAAGGCGTTCTTTTTTCTATTCTTGCTTTTACCTTTTCAGAAGCCCTTTCTTGAGCTGAAACCATCTTTTCAACATTCTTTTGCGAGTAGTCTAAAATAGTTTGATCCAATTCATTTTGTAATTGTGTTATTGCGTTTTTAACAACTTTAGAGGCTCGTGTTGAATATTCATCTATAGATCTCAAAATAGAGTATTCTATTTGTCCGGTATCAAAATTCTCAAGAGAAGAAGATAATAAATCTTTTGCGCCAAAAGCGGAAGAAAGTCTTTTTTCTTTTGTGGTTATTTGATTTACAATTTGCAATAAAGTTTTATTGATTTCTACTTCTTCTAAGGCACCTTCAGCGGTATTAATATTCGCTAATTCTTTTTTCTTATCTTGCAACAAATTAAAAATGGTTAATAATTGGGAATATTCTTTAATATCTTTTTTAGCAGAAGTATTATTTTCTAAACCAATCTGTTTAGATAATAATTCAATTGCACCATCTGTACTTGAATTATTATAAGAAACATTATCATTATATTGTCTTTTTAAAGAAATTAATGAACGAGCTTCAACATTCTGAGCTTTTTTTCTATATTCTTCTTGTTTTTTATGATATTGCTCTTGTTTATTTAGTAATTTATCATATACTTTTAAAACTTGTTCTACTTGTTTTGGCGAAAAATTCCCCATTAAATCCAAGCTGTTTTTAGGTAATTTTGAGATAGAAGATAATTCATTATGTACTTTATCGAGTATACCTAAATAGTCTTCGGCACTACTTTCTGCATCCGAAAACACTTTTAAAATAGAACTAAACTGCTTTGTTAAATCTATTCCTTTTAATTTGCCATCTATTAATTTATTTATCTTCTCAATAGCGTCTTGAATTTCTTTTGTGTCTGCACCAAATTCAATAGTTCCAGCATTTTTTTCGATTTTTCCAATCATCTTTTTTGCTTGAGAAGAAATTTCTTTGGAATTGTCTTCCAGTTTAGCCATTAAAGATAATATGGCCACATTTTTATTTACATCATCTGCCATTTAATTTCACCTCACTTGAATGTTAAAATAGAGTATTGTTGTTTCTCGGCAACATTCTCTGCATTTGTTTGTAATCTATCTAAAAATTTTTGGTTTCCCATTCCAATTTGAATCATGGTAATAGGAGGGAAACTATGTATTCTATTATTCTTGTCTCTATTTTCAAAACCATGAAGTCCTTTTCTCCATGCAGATGAAGCAATTTCATATTCGCTAATACCAGCTCCTTTATATGGTTGCATATTATGAGAGCTAATCCTTACTCCACCATATATTGCTTTCCCATTGTTATGATAATAAGGAGAATACGAGTTGTTTAATAAATCATCTGTTCTGTTATAATATCTAGGAGTGTAATTATCATAAAAGCTTTGAATTGCATCTTTTGCCATTTCCGTTATTTCTTTTTCAGCCTGTTTACAATACGTTTCTGCAAAAGTTTTTAAATACAATTTAATATCTTTTTGTAACTGCCTTTCGTCAATCATATTTAATATGTTCTCCTTTCTTATCTTATTTAAAATCAATCCCCAAGCTTTGACACCTGGGGATCGCAATAATACTATCTATTTAATTTTCTTAATCAACTTATCCAAAGCAGTTACGATCTTATTAACCTTTTTCTCATCACTAAGCACGTCTGCTATTTTATCCATTCCAGCACCGGCATAAACTCCTAATTTATGAGAAGCTGCTTCTACAAGGTTAGCAACATAAGCTTCGGTGGAAGTGTGTTGTGCATACCATGTGTCCATAACTTGAGACTGTATATTCATTAATTCATCAACATCGGAACCGATGGTATTAAGAATCTTTCCAATAAGTCCAGTTGATTGTAGACTATCATAAGACTCACAAACCAAAGGTTGTCCATCTTCATTTTTATCTGGCTCAATATCTGTATATAATATCAAAACAGCCATTGTAAGATTCAGCTTAGATGTAATCAAGTCAATGTATTTACCGGTAGAACCTTCTACAACTGATTTATCATTCATTGCTTCTAAAATTGCCTTCTTTTTTAAAATAGGAGCATATGTAGTTTTTACATGTTCCTTTACATACTTGTCCTTTAATTGATCATTATTTAATTTACTATATCTTTCTACAAATGTAGATACTGTGATTCTTTCTCTTACTTCACTCATTTTTATTCTCCTTATTTTCCAATTCAATATAAAAATCTCTTGCTTCTTGTTCGGTAACTTCTTGTAAATTACCTCGGTTATATCTATCCATTAATGATAAGAGTAGATACCCATATTTATTATCTCTTTTACTAATTAAACTAATATAATCCCACTTATTCATTATTTGCTCCCTAATATCAGTGTTTAATTTGTTTACTAGTATGCTTTTTTTAAGTTGTCATGAATGCAATCTAAACACAATTCATCACCGGTGCATTCGTCAATATACAAGTCCTCTGCCTGAACCTCGTAACCACATTTATCACAATAGTAGGCATATGAATCATCTCTAAGAGGGCAAAACATCATGCATGGCAACCCACAATTTATACAATTATTTACTTTCTTCCTCATATTTTTCTCCTTGTAATCCTTGTGTCTTAATCCTTATAAACTTGAAAATTCCAATTCCACCCATCTTTTGTCCAAATGGAATAATAATTAGAATAGGCATTATATTTGATGCGATCTATTTGTGGACTTTTATTTATATCCGATATTTCCAAATAAACAGAAGAGGAGAGCTGTCCATTATTCAACTTGATTATTTTATCTATTTCCCAGGAATACACATGTATCACTCCTTATATTTATTGCAAACCATATTTTGTATTTCTTTTTGTATACGTCCTTCTTTTGCTTTATTTAAAATAGAACAGTTGCGAGAGTAACGTTTACAATTTTTACACTTATCTTCAAACTGATTTAATTGTTCTTGATTATCAAAAATCCCAATATAGTCCACAGGATAAATAGTTAATTCTATATGAGGATTCGCAGAATCGTAATAGATACGATTTATTCTTTCACATACTACATTGTCATCCACCCAAATTAATTGAGTATCAGTAATGGTATCTAGACTTACCTTAAAATAGTTATTTGCATCCATATCAATTCTTGGAAAATAAAAAACAGCATCAACATAAAAATGTTGTGCTGGATTTAATGGCATATTCCAATTTTGAATTTTTACTTGTTCTCGTATGTATTCTTCAAACTTTTTCTGAAAATCTTTTGCTTCTTTTGTTTTATAGCTCATTGCCATAGGTTTACCATTTTTCATAATAGTTCTATAAGCCAGATAATGATTAACAGAAATAAAGTCCTCAATAAATAGTTTTAATTCTTGTCTACAACTCATTTATCATTTTCCTTTTATTCGTTAAAATAGAGTAAGAGATTATTCTCTACTCAGTGTCATCTATAATTTCGTATGTAATATCTACAGGAACAACAACCATTTCTATATCTAATCCGGTATCCATATAATAATACTGAAGAATTGATTCGGCCAATTTTTTACTCATTGCTTTTGTGGCAACTTCAATATCTTCTACAAAATAATATTCTTTCTTTGCAGGTATTTTCTTTAAATATAGTGTAGGATTATCTAATGTAGCAATTACATATTTTCTTATTTTCTTTTCTAAATAACTTTTCATATTTACTCCAATTCATGTGCCAACCAAGCTTGATATAAGTCTTTTGTTTCTTCTCTTAAAAAGATATAAACAATAATATCTTTTCCATCCTCACTAATACCTGGATACATATCAATTGGAAATACTCTATGCTTTACATACCTTTTATATTGTACCTCATTTACAATTCTACACACTTCTTTTTCAGTGTATGGACGAGGTTTCAAATTTGATTCAATTTTCATATCCTTTTTCTCCTTTTAAAGTAAAAAAAGGGGATACAACTCGAATAGTGAGCTGTATCCCCTTTATAATCAAATCACTATTCAAATACTAATTCTTTTTGGCATACTTACCATATTTCTTTTTAATGTGTACTTTTTTGTCCTCTACCTTTTTAGGTTGTTCCATTACTACAGATTCAATTGAATTATCTTCTGTACCAGACTCTATTGGTTCTACTTCGTTAGCCTCAACATCGTACGCTTCGTTTATTATTTTAATAATGTTTGGTCTTAAATTATCTTTGTAAGATAAGTCGCAGGCATCATATTTATCTTTTGCTGTTTCTTTTGTAATATATTTTCCTGCGTAATCTGTAGATATTTCAAAGATATTCATGCAATTCTCATTATGATACAAATTCATCCAGCGAGGAAGATGATCAAATTGAGAACAACCATTGCAAAATGTATAAATTTTTCCGCAAGTAATACATTCCTTGTTATTTTTCTTCATCATATTATGTAGCTCCTTAATCAATTACTTATAAGAGCCATATAAATATGACTCTAAAACAGCAAGCAGACTATGACATCTGCTTGCCGTAATAATAACTATTTATTTTCAGATTATTCTTCTTCATCGTCAGAAGCGATGTAGATTTCATAAAGAGTCTTATCAGCAGAACAATAGTCTACCTGCAATGTTCCTTTATATTCCATCTGAGCATCAGTTGTAAGGTTAATAGAAACCTCAGGAGATACCTGGAAAGAAGGCAGAACAATGTAGCAAGCACGCAGAGTATCTGCAGAACAAGGATCTACACAAAGTGCCTTAAGAGTTAATCTAACAGTTCCAGGGAACTTATCAGCACTATTCTTAATAGCAACACCTTCAGCTACGGTTCTGTTGTATTTAACAACATACTGGGTTTCAGCAGCATCGGTAGGAGGTGTAAGAACACCTTCAGTGGAAATAGCATATTCTGTATCACTAGCTGCAGTGCCGGACTTATAAGCCTTACCCATGGTTCCGTTTGTAGAAAGAGCGTTAACGGTTACAGTACCCTTAACATAATCTGCCAAAGTAATTGTTTTTCCGGATTTTACGGTTACAATCTTAGGCATAGTAATAGTAGCACCAGTAGAAGCCTCTACCTTACCACTACCAGAAGCAGCACCAAGAATGTTAAGATTTAACATTGCGTTATTTGCTGTAAATTCACCAGATTTACCCTGATAGAATCTCTTAATCAGAGTACCGGTAGCATCAACTGCGTCCTTAGACTCAGCGGTAATATCAATTGTAGCATCAGCAAGCTGAGTTAAAGTATAAAGCATATTGCCATCAAAATCTTCTGCTACACCCATCTGGATTCTGTCGATAATAATATCATCCAATCTAAATGCCATATTTTTTTCTCCTTTCAAATTTTGCATAAAAATAGAAGAGTGGCTTCACTCTTCTTGGTTGGCGTTTCTATTTAATTTTTAATTGTCATCAATATCTCTCATAAAGTTAAACAATTTCTTATCCACCTTAGAAAGATCGCACATACCTGAATACATTCCGGAATTCAAAGCAACAGTGCTTTCATAAATCTGTAATCTTTGAACACTATCCATGAATTGAACTATTCCAATTTCTCGAAGTTCGTTCAATTTATATTTAAACCCAGGATGATTGATACATGATGACACTAAGGGTAACAATATTGATTTAGATTTGTTTTTATTCTTTTTCTTCTCAAATTCTAAATTCATTCGATCTTCTCCAATAATTGCTTCCTTAGTAGCTTTTCCCTTAGCTTTTTCAACTTTAGGATATATATTAAACATCAGACGTAAATACTCGGAAATACATCTGTATGTTTCTTCATTTATTTCGATGTTTTCATCTCGACTATATAAAGTCAAAACTTCTGTGTCATCTATCTTTTTAATGAATAAATCAAAAGACTGAAAATCTAAATCACCAAATAACAAATAGGTTGCGTTTTTATCTAACCCTTTAATAAGCATACAGAATAATTCATAATCAGATATTTTATTCCAGTCAACACCCATATCCCATAATTGCAATCTATATGAAGTAGTATTAGCTACAAAAGTATTTAACATAGAATAAAATCCTGTTTCTCCAAACTCTAAAATGTCACCAATGGTTGGTTGATTAATTTTAAGTTCGCATGTTTCTGTTTCAATAGTATATGGTTCTCCAAAATACATTTTTAATCTATCAAATTCAAATTCTGATGAAGTTGTCATAAGATTTTCTCACCCCGCTTCCTAAATTGTTAGGAGCTTCTATTTTAAATTTAATAGTTCTTGCATAATATTTTGTATCAATAATATCATTGAAATCATTAACACATTTAAGTTGCATGCCCAAAACATTAGTCCAACATAATAAATCCTTTACTATATAGTCCAATAAATCGGTTCTTACAATTCCATATTCGGTATCCATATCATCTTCATGTACTAAACACATAACGATAAGATATTGATTTTTAATCACATTATTTGTATAAGATACGTCACTATCATCAATATCAAACATAACAAAATTCAACACTTCCTTCTGAATGCCATTAAGTTTAAGGAATGGTACAATCTGTTGGTGCTGAATTTTTTCATTATATTCTTCAATTTCTTGACGAAGCTTAAGTTCTTCTTCGGTTGGATTGGCAGGGTCAACGTATTTATTCAATGGTCGTTTTGGCTTTTGACCAAGAATTTCGATTAAGTCTTCATCACTTTCAAACATCTTCTTGATTTTATCCTTTTTCCAGATAATGTCAGAAGTTTCGTTTTTCTTTTCAAAATCCCTAATCTCATCTAAGTTTCGTTTCATTAGTCAGCCACCTCCAATTCAATAGAAGAGTAGTATTCTCCAATAGAATTACTAACTGATAAAATAAATTTCTTGCCTTTAAGACTAGAAGCTTTAGCAGGCTTAACAGCGAGAGTGGAAGCATCAAATTTGGTTAATTTCATTAAGCCAATATAGTATTCTTTTTCTTCATCTGTTAATGTTGTGTCCATTGGTATAATCCTCCATTGAGGGTCTATACCAGTATCAGAAAATTCAACTTCATAGTAATAAGTTTTCCCTATCTCTAATTCAGTTTCTGCCCCTTGCTCAAGCTCTCCGTTAACATTAACTGTCATCCATTTAATTTCAGAAGTCTTTGTTGTATCCGGCATTTCATTTACTGGTTCATCTATAACAATATCCCCTTCATCGGTATAATAATCACATATATGAAGTTCAATATTATCTCGTTTTGTATTGAGTTCATCTTGTTTGATAGATAATTTTATAATACCTTGTGGATTTATATCTGTAATTTTTGTTACTTGATAAATCTTTGGTTCCAAGTCATTATTTGACATAAAGAACCTTTGCATATACATAATTGTTCTTGTATCACATAATCCAAGTTCTTCTAATTTATCTCCGTATACATGGTACGTGTCAGGTATGAATGCTGATGTGAGATTGTCAAGACTTAATGTATACTCATCTCGCCAAACACCACTTGTATAAGAGTTGGCATTCTTACTACATGCCCAACAAGTCATTATTTTACCCTTGTATATCCATCGGAAATCCCAATCACATTTCAAAATCATATATCTAACATAAGCATTTGCTTCATCTCGACCTACAATAATCCACCATTGAGTACGATTATTTATAGGTTGCGTAAAAGGATCATCAATTTCAGACTCTTTCAAATTAATATCTGGAGAGGTATCATCCGGTACAATAACATAGCTACCTACTGGATAATGAACTTTAGGTCTAAACTGTAAATAATAATCTACAGCATCTTTTGAGATAGAAGGAGCAGAATGAAACTGATACTTTGCATCTTCCCATTTCCAACCTTCTTTTGTTAGAATATAGACTTTTTTATATGTAGGGTCTAATGTAAATGTATTATTCATAATTACATCAGATTGTGTTCTTTTAACTTGACCAAGAGTGTTTCCACGAGTTGATAAATAATTCTTATAAGAATTAATATTCATAATATCAACCTCCAATCTTATCAATCAAAGAATGTGCATCTAAAATAAGTTTCCTATAAGACTTATAATCAAAATCTACTTTTTTCGATTCAATCAGTGCAGCCTCCAACAAACTCATAATCGCAACAATCTCAGTTGGATAGGAGAGTAATTCATTCAACCCATCCATTCGCCTCATTAGTCCGTCAAAATATTTATTAAAATCTACATTAAGATATTTGTTTTTTGTTTTTGGGTCTTTGTATATTAAGAGCCAAAATAATTCTTTGTGTAACTTAACTTTATAATTCTCCATTTGTTCGTCATCAAAATATCCATAAATATGTTGCATGGTTATTCACCATCCAGATAAGAGTTCCATGCATAACCCCTGTCGGCTATCATGCGTCTCTGTTGTTTTTTACAACTATTTATTAAGTTTTGAAGTTCAGATAAATGTGCTGATTGTGAATAGAATTTCTCTTCTTTAGAACCAAACATCTGAGCAATATTATTAATGCTATTTTTTTTTGGTTCTAACCAAGCAACTACAACACCAAGAGCCAAGACTTCAACAACAAATTCCTCGTCAGAAAAATTATCTACGGAATACTTAATTTCGTATTCAATTTGTTGTATCTCGTCATCCAAACTAAAAGTGCTAAATAATCTACGAACATATGGATTAGCAGAAGCAGAATGAATCCAGTCACACAACAATTCATTCAAATCATCTTCTGGTAACTCTATAAAGTCATATGCCTCAATTTTACTAAAGAGGCGAGAATAAATTTTGTTATAATCTAAAGAGGTCATATTCTACCTCCTGTCTTTTACAACAATTCAGTCATTAACATGAGCTGCGTATTAAAAATCTCATCAAGAATCTTTATTTTTGTAACACTGTCTAAAGTGCCATTAGCAATCATTGTTGCAGCTATACTCTTAATGGAGTCTTTAGCTCCATCTGGCAAACTTAAAATAGTCTGCTTCATACTCTTAGGATCGAGTGAAAGAACATCTTTAATATCGTTTAATGTATACATTGTTTCGTATTTCTCTTTTACGGAAGGATTCTGACACAAGAACTCTTCATCATCAATTATAAAACGAGGCTTAAATACAAAACCACTGTTTGCACGAGTAGCATAAATTAAATCCTGATATTCAATATCCTGTTCGTCTCCTCTATCAGCCCATCTATATAAAGACTTTGTTTTTTCGCCAATCATTAATAATTCACCAGATGTAATAGAAACACATCTAATTAATTCATCTGCGGCGAATTTACGTGGTACAACAACCTTCTCTGCAACCGGAGCTTCAGCTTCAACAACCTTTGTTTCTACGGTTGAAGTTGAATCAACAGTTGTGGCGGTAGTTGCCTTTTTTGCAGTTGTATTTTTAGACATAGTTTTTGCCATTATATTTACTCCTTTTAATCAAATATTGGGGTAGAAAAATCTACCCCAATTACTTTTAATATTTTTTAAATTAAGCTTCAATACTCCATGCACCAAAGAACTGACCGATCTGAGTAGCAATACCCATTTCTCTATGTACTTCATAGCTCTGGAAGTCGTCTGCGTAAGCACCCTTTTCATTAACTTCACGAATTTCGGTTTCACCTACATCTACGAACTTAACAAACTTTTCAGCGGTTCTAGGCATAATAAGTAACTTATCAGAAGCAACAAGCTTAACACCAGTATTACCTACAGCGAATCTCTGTGGAATCTCAATCAGAGTTGTACCTTCATAGCTACCTAATCTACCAAGAGTATTAATCTGTTTCTTCTGCTCATCAGAAGCCCATTCAACATCAGCAAAAGCGGTTAACTTCTTAAGAGCTGTCTTAGTACCCATAATTATAACTTCAGCAGCATTAGCAGATGCAACATCTTCAAGCAATGTATCAAAAGTTTCCTTTGTAGCAGAACCGATAGCACCGGTCTTATTAAACTGGCTATTTGCAGGTAACTGATCAGCAGCATGAATAACCTCGTCATACATCATAGCCTGAACCTTCATAATGAAAGCTTCTGCAATCTTATCTGTTAACTTGGTAAAATCAAGTCTGCCAGTTGTTACCATATCAATATCAGCTCCAACCTTAACAGCAAACTTAGAAGTTGTTACTCTATGAGCCTCGCCTTCACCAAGTGTCTGCATTGTTAAGTCATGGTGATCGCCAGCAACCTTAGCAACTTCAAGGTATACTTTTGCATCTGTCCAGAATTCATTTTCATCACCAAGTGCAAGATTCTTCATTTCAACGAACTCGTTGAACCATTCAGACTCCTTAAAGCCCTCCTGAATCTTAAATTCGATTTCTTCCTCAAGAACTTCGAAAAGCTCGGTGTGATGCTTCTCATATGCTCTACGTCTAGCCTTCTTAGACTTAACGGTTTCTTCATTTAATTCAAGGATTTCGAAAATTACCTTCTGAACAGCCTTGTTAGCTTCAGCCTTAGAAATTTTCTTCTTATTACCATCCTCATCATATTCATAAATTTCATTACCACGATTTAAATCGTATGTTAACTGCTTAAATGCTTCATACTTGCCTTCTTCAGCAAATACTGTATTTAAATGATTTGTAGAAAATGTCATCATAATTCTTTATTCCTCCTTTCTTAATTACTCTGCTACTACCATCTTCTTGCTAGCAACAGAAGAGATAGTCTTGCCTACTGCTGGTGTGCCACTGAATGCTTCAGCGGATACTTCAAAACGGTCATACTTATGTAAGCCATAGCAACGTACATTTTCGCCAGCCTTGTTATAGAAGTTACTAATCTTCTTGAAGGTGTTGCTATATTCCTCAGCAATAAGAGGCTTCTCGTAAACGAGAACTGCATCGCCAGGATCTGTTACCATTACTAAGTAGTTACCATTTGTCATCTGCTGAACAATCTTTCCACCAAAAGTTGTTACTGCAGCCTCTCCAAAGAGGTCTAAAGACAAATAATCGCCAACAGCAACTAAATTGCCGTTGTCTGTGTCGCTGTCAAGCTGAATAGAAAACATGTGTTCTCCGTAATTCTGTGCAAGCACATTTGCTGGATTGCAAACTGCATGCTTTGCAATTTCATAATGAATAGCCATAATTACATTTCTCCTTTCAAATTTTGAGCATAAAAATAACACCTTTATAGGTGTTTGGTTAATTTTGTTATTTAATTAAAATCATTCGATTTAATTACTTAGAAAATAATGAACCATAACGATTCTGCTTCTTTGTCTTGATAGGTAATTTAGTCATACCTACAGACTTCTTCTCTGAATTCGCAGAGAAATTTAGACCGCCTTTCTTAGCATAATCTAAAATAATAGCGTCTAATTTGTTCTTTAATTCATCCACAGAAAATTCTGCATGATTTTCTTTAAGTGTCTTGAATTCTTCCTTATCAGCGATAGAAGAGTAGTCTTCAGATACAAATAAAGCATCCTTCTGAGCAGTTTCTTCTTTTGCCTGATATTCTTTTAATTGAGATTCAATAGCTGAATAATTCGCTCTCATGGAACACAATTCGGCATATTCAGAATCGGTTAAAAGCTCTCTGTGTAGATTATATCTGTCGCCATCAAAATTTACATTATCGCCATCTTTTGTATACGCCTGACCATAGATTTTATCTCCACTCCAGTTTTCATATACAAAGTATGTGTCATATACCGCACAGATATAATACCATTCATTATCTGCATCTTCGTAAACAGACAGAAGATTATAAAGCCCCCAACGAATATCATCATGAGAAATCTCATAAGTTCTTACAAGATTTTCTTTCTGTTCAAACTGTTCAGTACCAGTTCCATCTTCTGGTTCAGGGTTACCCTCACCACCTTCCGGTTCAGAAGATTCTCCTTCGTCACCAGAATCATCATTTCCTTCATCACCTTCAGAAGCAGGTTCTGGGTCAGTACCTTCTCCATCGGCATCATCTTCTCCAAAAACTTCAGCAAATTTTGCTTCAAGTTCTTCATCAGAAAGATTCTCGTAATCAAACGTAATATCTTCTACAGTTTTACCGTATTGATTTAAAAGTTCTTCAAATTTTGTCACCGCATTTCCTCCTTCCTCTAGTTTTAAATTTATTTTTGAAAAGCCGGAGAGAGTAGTATTTAACTTCTCTAGCACTTCAATCAATTTATTATCTTGTGAAAACATACTATTATTTTTCTCACTAAAATCTGCAAGTTTTATATTTGAACCAGTCATACCTGGTTTTACTGTTTCGCCTTCTGAGTTCTTTCCCAAGATTGTAACTCCTGAGAAGAAGAAGTCCTCAATATCAAGATATTTATTTTTAGCGTCATAGGACAATTCTCTGATTGATAATTCAACACTTACAAAACATTCTCCTTCACGTTCTAAGATTTCTTTCGCTTTGGAATACTCTTCAAAAATAAACCCCTTAACTTCAACATAAGTTTTTTCTTTTTCTTCGTCATATACAAGCTTTGCTTCACAGCTCTCAGGGATAATACCAATTGGGATTTCGTCATATACAAGCGTATCATCTTCCATATGCATGTTATGCCCATAAAACTCATACTGACCGTTGACCTCATGGATGTAACCCAAAATAGGGCGATTAGAGAAAGAAGGTAGAGCAGCGGTCATTACATCTTCTTTTATGTTGCTCCCATTAATATTTTCATCAATATGACAAGCTTGCAAATAAACCGGACATAAGCCTTCGGTGTCTTTGTCAGATTTTGCAAACTTAATTTTACCTTCCACTTGCACTACTAAATTATCATTATTATTAGCAGAACTAAAATGACACGATTTCTTAGTAGAGGAGTAATAATTATATAAATCTGTTAATGTTAGTAACTTCATCTGTTCCTCCTTTCTTTATATTTTGTATAATAAGAAAATGAACTACTAAATAATCGACTCTAATCTTATAAGCAGAGTAGATTAGTATAAACAGCATCATATTTCTCTACATCAAATGTTAATTTTTTACCATCGTTGATAAAGCAAAATTTACCATTATCTTGCTGTGTAAGTTCAGTAAAACCAGCGTAACGGAGTTTGTCTGCCGTTTCACTATCTGTTGTGATGATAAAATTCATATTTGGTTTTCTATAATCCATATCCTCGTTTCTCCTTATCCATTAGTCTGGTCTTTCTTGTCACGACTTGCTTCTCCATCATCTGTTAATTCGTCTGAATCTTTTGTGGGAGCACCGTTAGTATCAGATTCCCCATTTTGTGTATGAGAACTTTTCAGAGGAATTAAAGTTTGATCCAAGCCAAGACAGTTAATTTCTAAGAAATTTAAAGCTAATGTATCCATTTCAGAAAATTGATTTAAAGTATTATATGCTAAACGTGTAGGTAAGCCGTACTGACCAGCCTCAAGCATAGCTTTTTTAAAAGCGTCCTTTGTATATGCACTTATTTCAAAGAATTTTACTTTAGCTGGATTGCTTACATAATAGGTTAGAAATCTATTAACCCATCCTTTAACCTGTGGCAAAATCATAGAAATAGCTAATTCTGTATCAGCCTGAATTGCAGCGGTAAAGGCTGTGGTTCCTGAAATAGTAGAAGAATTTAAAATTTGTGCTCCACCAGAGCTATTAAATAAAGTTTCTGTAGCATTAGAAATCTTGTTTGTGTCATTCGCAGCATTTGTGTCAAATGATATTTGATTCAATTTGCCAGGAACAATTGCAGCAGATATATAAGATGGAAGAGCCTCATTAATCATTCTATTAAAATATTCAATCATAATAGAAGGGTCAACTTTCCACTCATCTGGTGTTTCTGCATTTGTCATGGTTTCCATTTCTAACCAAATCATTTTATAAATTTCCTGTTCGTCAGCAATAGCTTGAATATCTTCTAAATCAATTAAATTTATTATACTATTTAAAAGACCTGAAAAAATGGGCAATACAGTTTCCCAATCTTCTGGTCTTGATTTTAAACAAACACAATATTCATCTGGAATAGGTTGATATTTAATATTACTAGATTCATAAGCTCTATACATACTTTGGAATGGTTCGCCATACGCTTCTAACTCAAATTGTCTTGAACGGAAATAAGTCATATCCATACTTGCTGAAAAATCCCCAGTAGCATAAACGCCTGAAATCTTACAATAATCTGGGTCTAAAGGCAAAATAAACATGCCTTCTCCTTCTGTATAATAAGCACATCCATAGAAAACATCTTCTCTAAATGCAATAGCAAAAGCTTTTAAAAATTCATATTGTAAATTTAATTCATCTAAAATGGTCAAAGTATCCTGATATGATTTTAATGTTTTTTTAACATCTGGTACTTTTACCAAATCATATTGAGGTATTACAGACCTTGCATTTAAATCAAACATTGTAGCATTATACATAATGAGTCTGTAATAAGCATGACATCTATAAAACAAATATCTGCTTAGATTTCTTAAATTTCGCTCATTTGCACCAATATTCTGCAAATAAGAACGTAATGAATCCTTATTAAAAGCAGTGACAGTTTTTGTAGCAGTTCTAGTAACATCTCTTAAACTTTTTGCAGCCTGTTCGGCCACGGCAAAATTCTCAATATGTTTTTTGTTTTTTTCATACCATTCACGCATCTCATTAGCAGTAGGCTGTTTCTTTTCAATAGAAGGTGCAGTAGTGGACACCTCAGTTTTTTTCATTCTTTGTGCCATTCGACACCTCCTTATTATTTTATATCAAATGACCCACCGTGGTACGCATTATTAAGAGGCGTGGTGGGTTCTGTTTAAATTATTATTTTATTCGCCAAAAGAAGAAGGTCTTTTAGCTCCTCGGATAGTAAGAGAGGAGACTAGTGATTTTGCATCTGCTTTGGGTCGTTTTTTCTGCGTAATATTTTTACGTCTTTCTTGTTGTAATGCGTAAGAGCACATACAGCAAGTATAAGCTCTATCATCATGAAGTTTATTAATCTTTTCAGGTGTTAATTCAAAAGAGTCTTTTCCGGAATCTCTTTTCTTTCTTACCATGTTTACCAGTTCTTCTTTAAGAGCATCAATATTAGATAAAGCAATCTCATCTTGCCAATCCAATTTAATAACCTTTGTATTTACAGATTGAACTTCATTAAGTTTTTCTTGCAATTTCTCCTCGAACTCTTTTTGATTTAACTTTTCTTTTTTGAGCTTTTCGGTAATCTCTTTTTTAGCTTTTTCAAGCTTTGATTCATCAACATCGAAAATAGTTAAGTATCCTTTATTATCATAAGGCGCAGTAAAACTAATTTTATCCTGATTCATAAGTTCAATCATTGCTTCATACATTTCAGATTTATATTGGCTTGGAGACATAAGATGTACTTTGTCCACAGCATTAGGGAATTTCTTCACATATTCCTCTGAATAAACCTTATCAATAAGGCCTCTATGAACAATGCCGGTTTTATCAGTCCAATCAGGCATTAAATAATCGGCAATATTTACACCGCCTCCACCAGAACCAGCGTCAATATAAATTCCAAGTATATTACCATATGCGTCCGCACCAGCATTATAATCAAGAATTACTTTTTTTAAGTATTCAATCTGATCAGGTGTCTGCATAGGGGATTTTATCTTTTTTCCAACATCAATAAGATTAATACAATTAACTATTCTCATACGTTTATCAATAGTGCCATCAAGCAACTCAACGTCATATACTTCGCCAACCAAAATCACAGAGTTATCTCTTGAACGTGCAGGGTCATATGCAATAACAAATTTCTTATTACCGGTATCATTATATAAAAGAGGTTTTCTGACTTCCTCATTTCTGGTAATAACACCACGTTTGACAATTGCATTTGTACCGGCATCAGTAGTAAACTGACAATAATATTCTCGTCTAGCTTTTTCCGGATTTGTTCTCATGTCTGAGTCAATAACCGATTTTTCAAAAAGAGGAGCCATTTTTTCTCCATGTATAGTGGGATGTAACGGTACTTCACAGGTAATATGTGCGACAAAGTAATTTTTATCGCCTACAAGCATTCTCTTAGAAAAATCTCTATAAAGTTCATAAAATTTTGTGCTAGTATCACTAGCAGAACTTATATAAAATAATTGGTTAGGAATTTCTTTTGGGATGGTTCTTAATCTAATCTCATCAATTCTGTTACCATCCCTATCCTTACCAGACTTAAAGCTTTTATTGACAATAGCAAAAGCCGCATATACAGACATCATTTCGTCTGATAAGAAACCACATTCATCAAATATTACATTTCCACGCATACCTCTTTTTTTATCAACATTAGAGTTTAGCGTTTGTGTCATAGAACCATTGTAGCAACTGTATGTAAAACCGTTGCTGCCATGAGAAAAACCATCACCGGCTGCATTCTTTATTTCAACTTCTGCTTTAAAAATATATCCAGTAGAACCAAGCATTGTATCAATATTATCATTTGCAAGTCTTTCAAGCGTAGTAAATGTTTGTTCTGCCTGTGAACCTGAACCAGATGCTATATAAGTCCAATAGTTGTTAAACAACATATCTTTAGCCATAATAATTAAGTCGATTAATGTAGATTTACCAAATCCACGGGAGCAAACCAATAATACATTAGGGCAAGTCCAAGATTGTTGCACAATCCAAGCCTGTGCATCCAGTAGTTCTATGCCGAAAAAATCATTAATAAATCTAACAGGGTTACATTGATAATATTTTTGCAAATTCGCTATTTTTATTAATCCTTCAATTTTCCGTTGTGATAGCGCAAATGTACCCGGTTTTACATATATAATATTTTTTTGTACGCAACCTTCAAAATATTCTAATACATCTAAAGAATCATATTCATCCTTAAACCTCATCTTCATCACCATCGCTTTCACTAGACGATTCATCTGAGAAACAAGAATATAATTCATTTAAATTCACTAAGTTTAATCCCAAATCAATTTCTTTTTCTTTTAAAGTGTCTTTAATATCTAAATTTTCACGCAGAAGAATTCTAGAAATTTCTATATATTTTTCTAACTGGTCTTGCAAATCAACAATCATTGTTCGCTGATCAGCAACAATATCAGACCATTCTGACTCATCTAAACGAAGCTGTTCCATAATAGATTTGTTACTTAAATCCATTACTTGTTTCATGGCTTTACATGTTGCCATGTCAAATCCATTTACTTCACCCTCACGTAAATTTAATTCTTTTATTTTTTTTATTTTACCAGTCCAAGTGTTTTCACCCTTCTTGGCATTCTTATTATTCTTTAAAGATATACAACTTTCAGCAGCCAAATCTTTAATGACACTTGTTAATTGTTTTTTGCTATCTTGCAAAGATTTTATTGTTGCTGAATTTTGCTGTAATTGTTTTACATCAGACATTAAATTAACAATAGTATCATCAATCTTAGAAGACTGTAAAAAACCTCTTACTATAGAAATAGCAGAAGCATTTCTCATCATATCTTCATTGCCTTCACCACCAGCATCTAATAATCCTAATAATTGTCCATAAAGTAGTGGCTGGTCAGAAATAGCTTCTTGTTCAAATGGGTCATAACCCAGCAATCTTTTCACATCTTCTTTATTTTTTATGTAACTATCATAATCAGATGCATCAAAAATTTGTTCTGCACCCATTGCTTGTTTTTCATCATCGTAAACAACTTTTTCTTTAAACATGTCAGAGTCTTGCCATGTTAATCCAATGTAATTAACCATAGCAACGTTCTTGATGTAAGCACTCCATACATTATATTTTACTTTTCCTGCCACAAGATTTTCGGATTCTTGAATACTGGAATTCCATAAACTATTTAGAAAAGGTTTGTTTAAATATTTAAGTGCTAATTGCACACTTTCTTTGGTGGGTTCATGTTCCTCTCCATTCTTATCAACACGAAGAGCTATTTTCTCCGCACAATCTTTACAAATGGGAGCTTTCCCAGATTTAATCATTGGATCTGTACTAACATGAAATTTATCTTTTTTCTTTGTTTTGTCACACATATAACAGTGACAACTTTCTTCTTTTAAAACCCTATTTTCTTCCTCAAGAGTTTCAATTCTTTTTCTCATCTGAGCAGGAGTCATCTTCACTGGCTCAGTGGTTTTCTTAGCTGTTGCCATTCGCAACTCCTCCTTTTTATCCATTTATTCATAAAGCCGATAGAGGGACTCGAACCCCCAACCTGCTGATTACAAATCAGCTGCTCTGCCAATTGAGCCATATCGGCACAATAATAGGAGAGTAGTAATCTACTCTCCCAATAAATATGAAACTTCATATATATTATTTTCATCACAACCAATTTCTTTTAACACAGTAGAATTACAATCGTCTGCAATAAATAAACGGTCTGTTTCAGTATATAAATAACGCTCATATTCAAAATCATAAGCCTTGCAACACCAAATGTTTAAATCGTTATCTAAAGTAACATAATATTCTTCACCATAACCACCAATTTCCTCTGGCTCAATTACAATATCATATGGAAGAACATCATCAAACATAAGAAGCTCTTTAATAACACAGATAACATCTTCATAATATCCAACAAAAGTCGCATCAGTAAGTTTATCTTCTACAACACTGCTATATATAAGACAAGCAATGTCGCCAAAACCATCAGTTATAATTCTTCTCATTAATTTCTCCTTTTAAATCCTTAAATAGCTTATATTAAAATAGGAGAGTAGCGATAGTCACTCTCTATATCATTTATAACTCTAAAAATTACAACCAATATAACTACTTACAATCGTAAGTGTTTCGGGACTGCTACAAGATACTCTTAAAGCAAATCCCCATTGTTCGTTCTGATTCATATTTTCCCATGAACGAAAGACTTTTACTGTTGAACCTAACACCTCAGTAGGCATACCACTACAACTTACAACAGAAGTTATTGGTTGAGTAAAAGTAACAGTCCATACAGAATCTGGTGCATGACCAACATCAATGCTATAATGATGTGCGTCAAACTGAAACTCTCTAGAGTCATCACTATTAACTATATTGTTAGTTTCACCATTTTTATCAATAATCCAACAATCAGAGCCACTTGCAGCATATACGCCTTCTGCAAATTCTTCATTTATTATTACAATTGGTTTCTCATATTTCATTTCTTTTAATTCCTTTAATTAAGTTCTACTGTATAATAAGCATCCACACCTTTATCCGAACATACACACACCATCTGACTGGGCTTTCCACTTAATCTTTTTTCAATTGTATATGAATCTCCGGAACCTGCCAAAGACCCGCCACGAATCATCTTAATTCCATTGCATTCATCAACAGCACAAGTATGCATATGACCAAAAGTAACTGCATATGGTACAAATCCAAGCATTAATACTAAATTAGCAACGCCATTTCTTGTAAAAGAATCATAGTCGCCGTGTACCGCAATATACGATTTTGAACGTATATTTAAATCTACAATGCCTGTATCTAAATTTCTGTGCAAAATAGTTATATTATCTATATGCTTTAAGGAATTTTCAACAATCCAAGAAATCAAATCATCAAGTCTTTCATCGTGTAAAGCATCTTCTTTTTTATCAAGTCTTGAATGATTACCAGACACATTGGTTATTAAAACTTTATTGAAATACTTGCTTAATTCGTAGCAAAACGAAGCTATTAATTCAGAAGCAAGCTTTATTTGCTCAATTACGTTTTCTCTATTTGTAATGGCTAAAGCCTTGTGAATAGATCCGCTTATCAAATCCCCTTGAATTGAAATCCATATTTTTTCAGAATTATGTCTACGACCAATCTTAATCACTTCTAATAAAAGCTGATTTAATCTGTCTCTAGCAATATCTGAGTTATATTCACCCCAAGTAGAAGAGAAGCATTGACCAATATGTAAATCAGATAAAATAATAAGTAAATCTGTATCTCCGTTAACCTGAACGTTATCGTATTTAGAAAAGTCAACTTTTCCAAATTCAGAAAGTTTTTCTTCTAATAAATCTAATTTGGATTCTACTCTTGCATCAATATAATTCTGTTTCTGCCAAGCATTTCTTTCGTCACGGAATTGAATTTTTGCACGTTCTAATTCACGCTTCATCAGCATTAATTCATTTGAATAATTATCATCTTTTTTATGATTATTTTTTTCGTTTTTCCAGTGGCAATATTCTCTAACAAAAGCTCCACCCAATAACGGTGGCTGCTGTGCTTTTCTTAAAGAATCTCCGTTCCATTCAATTCCATATTTAGAGGCAATCTCTGACCAATCTATATCTGATACTTTATGTACCTTGTCAGAGCAGTCCTTTAACAAATCTTCATACCTTTCCGGTGTAAGACCATACTCGGCAAGTGTATTTTCTATATCAAACATTATCCTTTTATTCCTCCAATAAAATAGGAGAGTGTAGCACACTCTCCATAATCATTTATTCATAAACTACATTACCGTTTTCATCAATGGTTGCTTCTTCATCGGGTTCTGCATCAATATCTTCTTCTGACTTAGAAGTAGTAGATAAGTCAAATGCCATATCTCCATACACATTTGCTAAAATTTCTACCAAATTAATTACTTCTCCTGATTCATCTACAAAGTTGCCATCAAAAATTTTAAGCTGCTTAAGCTTACCTGTATATGTTGTTTGCTTCTTAAAACTCATTTTTTTCTCCTTATAATCCCTTAAAATTGTTTTGTTTTACGATTTTCTTGACATCAGCAAAATCGTATGTTAATATGATATGTGTGAAAATATATATAATTTTCGTTTTAAATAATTTCATCAATGCTACAATCTACACCGATAATACAATCAACAATTCCATGTTCTTTTGCTTCTTTAGGAAGCATATACCATTCAACACGATATTTTGCATCATATAGGTCATTATCAATAGTAGTACGAGACATAATATACTGCTTTGTCATTTGTTCAAGCTGGTTGGTTTCAAAATCCATTCTGTCCTTCATCTTAGCAGTTGAATCCCAACCGGCAGTAGATCCGTCATGCATGAGGAATTCACTTCTCAACATAGAAAATCTCTTGTGTCCAGCTAAGAAAATTAAAAATCCCATACTTGCACATAATGCCTGATTAATTGTATACACAGGTGTAATGGAAGATTGAATAACATCAATTAATCCATACCCATCGCAAACAGATCCACCTGGCGAATTAATATATAATAATATGGGTTTTCTTTCTTCCGGTTTCAAACCTTTGTCGAGCCTATTATATCTTAGAATATGATAAACAATAGAATCAATAATAGTTTCATCAATTCCACAATTAATAAATAAACGTCTTTCCTCTAAATCATTAACTTCAAATTTTTCTAAATAAGTGACACTACAAATATCTTTATATTCCCTTTTATCCATTTTGTGTTACCTCACTTTTTCTTAATATTTTTGTATAACAAAAGACACCCACACGAATTCTCGCATGGATGCCTTTCAACCGTAATCAATACGGCTATCTCCGTTATAAAATTATTTTTGTTCCTCTATTAACCGCAATAACTCTTGTTGACTTTAAACAATCTGATATTGCTTTTCCCAAATCTTCCTTGAATTCCAATTTACTATTATTATTAGAATGCACCAAATAAATCTTATCGCAATTAATAGACTTGTAATAATTAATTAATTCTTTTCGTTGCATATGACTTGAGAATGACAAAAGATCAATTATCTGTGCTTTATTCTTATATGGTTTGCCATTAATATTAATTGTTTTCTGTTCTTTTTCATGTTTAATTTTCCATGCTAATGTATCTTCACCGGCATAACCAATAAATAAAATAAGGTCATTCTCATTTGGTAAAATACTCTGAACCCATTTAACACTTCTTCCGGCGGTTAACATCCCAGAGGATGAGCAAATTACCTTTGCGCCCTTATCAGAAATAGCAGCTTTACTATCTTCAGGAGTGATTACTCTACGAATATTTTTCCACGCCATCATTTCGTCAAATTTGTCTTTTTCTTCTCCTTCTAAAATAGAAGAGTAGCAATCCAATAATCTATTGGCCAAAGGACTATCTACCAAAATCGGTATATTAAAACGCTCATCTTGTCCAAATAAAGAATATAAAATCCATAATATATATGGCATTCTATCAAGAGAGAATGTAGGGATTAAAACCCTACGTCCATTATCAACACAATATTGTTCTACCGCAGATTTAATCTTTTCAATATCTTTCTCTAAAGTCTTTTTAGTAATTTCTTTACCCCTTGCACTGTAGGTACATTCTCCAATAACCACGTTAGCAGTGGTCGCTGGTTCAAAATCTTCTACAAAAATACGACTTTCTTGAGTACTTAAATTTCCAAGGTCTGAAGTGAAGAGTATCTTTCTTGTATGCGAACCACCATTAATATAAACTTCAGCTTGCTTAGATAATAATATATGTCCTGCGTTTTTATATCTTATTGCTAGTTCGTCAGAAACATTAATTATTTTATCTGATGGAATCTCTTGCACATAATTCAGCATATTGTTTACAACATCTTCAGTATAGAAAGGTTCAAAGTTTCGATCACCTTTCATATTAATAACTTCTACATCTCTTTGATTAATATATGCAGCATCAAGCCACATTTCTTTTAAAATACAAGTAGATTTTTCTGGGACAATAATTTTAGCATTACATTTTCCTCTTGTGTATAAAGCTGGAATTAAACCAATGTGGTCTAAATGATTGTGTCCAATAATAATATAATCAATTTCTTGAGGCTTAATTTGTTGCAACAACTTACTGTTTAATTTGTAATTTTCAAGAGGTGTATGGCCATCTTGTATCATTCCACATTCAAATAAATAAACGTGTTCGTCTGTTGTAATTTTAGAACATGATCCGGTTACTGATTCAGCGTTCCCACCTATGATTTCTACAGTAACTTTATTTTTCTTTTTACTAATTGTTCTCACCACTTTCAATAGTATTTGTTTTCCTTTAAATCCAATATTTAGTTTTAGTCTCAATATTCAGTTATTTAGATTTAACTTCTTCCTCATACTGTTTAAGTAATGCTTTTACCTTCGGACTTTCAGTAGCATAATACGTTTTATGCTTGCCATATGTGTGATGCAAATCATCTGGGAAGCGACATCCGTTTGCTTCTAAATAGTCACGTTGGATTTTAGTAATCTTAATCATTTATTTCATCCTTTTTATTATATATTTCCCTAATGGGATAGTAGTTGGGGGAGTGGGAGTTGAACCCACCTAGCAATTGCAACGGTTTTACAGACCGCCGTAACTAACCGAGAGTTACCTTCCCCCATTATATAAATGGCTCCTTCAGGTTTCGATCCTGACTCTACAGATTTTCAGTCTGCCGCTTTCACCAGATTAGCTTAAGAGCCATAAGATAGCTATAAACTGCAGGTGGAGAGATTTGAACTCCCGAAGAGATAAACTCGCATGATTAAAAGTCATGTGCCATTAACCACTAGGCGACACCTGCATAAACGACTCTATTGGGGAACGATCCCAATTTTCTACCGTGACAGGGTAGCGTAATAACCTTTATACCATAGAGCCAAAATCAAGAGTGAACACTTAAGGCCGCTCTCTACAAAGCCGAAACTTTCAATTGTCAATAGCTCAAATCCGATTTAGTACACGTACCGCCTCGGTAAAAATCTCTAACGATTTTTGTTCTTTATTTTGTCAGCGTAAAGCAGTCAACTAGCTGAAACATCGGATTTCCGGATATCCAGTTTACGTTCTACCTCAATGGTTCTACGTTCTGCAAATGGTTTTGTCAACCAAATAGAAAAGTAGTATCTCTTCCAATTTTGAATCGTACACTAAGGCAGTACCTCTCCATTAAAATATACATCACTTATTCCATTCATGCGCATTCCCGGCATCTCGCCAGTAGGAGAGTGATGATAGGACTTACTTTGGTTTTCCAAATGCCAAGTTCCTTTGTTTTCAGCTAAAAGCCTATTCGGGAGAGCGAACCAACTCTCGGTTGGGAACTCCAGTTACGAGCCGAATGACCATAACCTTCATCGTTCAATTGAAAAGTGTAAAGCACTAACTAACTCTTCTTCGGACTCCGGATGCCCAGTTGTTTAGAATAGAGAAATTGTTCCATTCATGCTTTCTCGTTAATGTCCTATAGACACTGTTTAATATAGCCAACATTCTGTAAGCTATTTCTTTGTTCAGGATTCTCACCCCGTTCAATTTGCAAGACTCAACCCTTGCTTGCAGAGTATCTCCCTGGAATTTCCCAGCTTCTCAGTACCGGGTGGTGGACGCACATGTACGCCACTGAATATCTCGTTATTCAGAGATAGGGTACCATGAAAGAATTGAACTTTCATTTACAGATTCACAATCTGTTGTCTTAACCATTAGACCAATGACACCATAACTAGATAGCTATTTTGAGAACCGTCTCTTTTTTCGTCTGGAGTCGAACCAACGAAATGCAATATTTTGGAGCATCATATGTTTTAAAATTGCTGTAACTATCTATAGTCGCTACGCCTCGGAATTGAGCCGAGTTACCCTAGCTTATGAGGCTAGGTCAGATTCCTACCTGCCGCCAGCTATAATAATTGGGACGACAGGATTTGAACCTGCGAACCTCGTGATCCCAAATCACGCATTCTAACCAAACTGAACTACATCCCAAGAATTGTGGAGCAGGACGCTCCACTTTTATATCAATATTAAATTATTATTAAGCATTAATAGCATCTTTGATTGCCTTGCCAAACTTACACTTAGGTGCATACTTTGCAGGAACATCAATTATTTCATTGGTCTTAGGATTTCTAGCAGTAGTAGCTTCTTTATAAACTGCAGTCAAAGTAACTCCGTCCATCAACTTAATTTCATCTTCCTTAACAGTGCTGAACACTACTTCCTGAAGTGTCTCCATAACAGTCTTTACATCCTTCTGTGTGTAACCTGCCTTTTCAGCGATTGCTTTAATTAATTCTGTCTTATTCATTTTTTGTTCTCCTTTTATTCATATAAATTTTATTTTAGTCCCGTTACGGGAAATTAATTTCGTTTAGTCTATGAAAAGATAATATTTCCTATTTCTGCACCCTTGCTATCAAGAAGTTCATAAGATACTACATAAGAAACAATCTTATTTCCTTCTTTATCTTCACGTTCAATCTTAATACCTTTGCACTTGTCGTTAGTACAAGTCATCTGATTTCCACCAATGTAACTCATTGGTTGGCCGCAAGCTTTGCATTTATGTTTCGCACAGAATTTCCACTGTTGTTCTAATAATTTCTTTTCATCATCAGTTCTCTTTTTAAGTGGTTTGCAACCCCATGCCTTAGCCGCCTCCTCGAAAGAAGAGTAGTGTTCAGTAGTATTGCGTCCCATTCTAAATTCTCTCATATCCATGTTCTCCTATATATAGTTTTTTCTGATCAGACCCCATATAAAGCCTGGGGTCACAGGCATTATGCATTCGAATTCCATATTTATACCCGCATTGGCAATAGCGGTTGATTTACTAAGACAAATACGTCTTTTCTATCACAAGACAACTTAATGCGATGTTTAATTTTGCTTAGTTTTGTTGGCTTTTTTGAACCTCATAATCATCTAACTCGCCACTTTTTGCTTTAAAACATTGTAAAAAAGCTTCTGAATTAACCATATATAACACCTTCAATAACAATGCTCTATTTGTCTCAATGCAATTATTTTTGACATTTCTTTTTACTCCAGAACCAATATTAAATGCTCGATTAATTAACCACGACATCATCCCAAGGTAATTCTTAGATAAATATACTTGTTGGATATCTTTAATCAGTTTATCAAAATCATATCTAAGTAGCAAATAATCTTCTTTATCTGTTCTGTCATTTTTGATATTATGATTATACAACTCAAAAGAATATTTCTGAATTAATTCCTCAACCTTTCTTGATTTTCTTCCGTGCTCCTTCATTTCGTGTTTAATAAAGAACTCTGACATCGGAAGGGTAGAAGAAGCAGAACGATATTTCTTAAAATTCAAATCGCAAACCCAATTCATAGGACATACCAAATCATTAGATATTCTTTCTCTTTTAACATCTTTGTGAGTTACTTCCCAAAACTTTGGTAATTTATTTTGTTTGATATCCATATCATCCTTGATACGTTTAATTTCAGCATTCAAATCAATATCAAATCTACGTTTCGCATTATCTATAGCAATCTGTGCAAGAACTGATAAAATACATACATAATCTTGATATTTTTGGTCGTCAAAATTATATGTATATGTTAAACACACTTGTGCCAAATTACTTGATTCTCCTATAGCACGTTGTGCTGCAGCAAGATTGTTATCAATAATTGCATAATTTTTTAATGTATTATTATAACTATTTTTTTCCTTTGGAATATTGTTAACAATAGTGGGATAGTTGTTGTAACAATATTTGGCATGAGCTACGATATCGGACTGATTTGTGACGTATAGACTATCAGAATCTTGATCTGAACCGTTGTTACGATCTTGAAAATCTGTTCCAATCATATTAATAGCAATTATTAATTTTCCAAAATTGAAATACTTTTCAAATCTCGGATGATACACATTATGTAGATAACCCAAATTATTTCTACTGTTGAATGGGCTTCGAAACTCTGCTAAATATTCACCATCTTCGAATCGTCCGGTATAGCATTGAATACACCCTTGCTCTTGAGAAAATGTATCATCATCTAACGCATTTAATCCAACTGCATGCATTAACATAGCATACGGAGAACCTACGATTACTAAGTTATCCGCATTTTGCAATACTCGTCCGCTTTTTAAATTAAGTACATAAGCATTGATAATTGCCTTTTTACGACTTCTAAAATACTCGCTGTTCACAAAATCAGGATTGTGCTCACATAAAGCTACCAATACTTCATAGTCATTAGAAAAATTATAATTTTTTCTTAGGTAATCTAAAAAGGCTGTATTATCATTTTTTAATAAATTAATATAATCTGTGCTATATTTGGTAACTTGTTCCATTGTATTGATGTCCAGAGCGTTTACCATCTGATAACTCATTCTTTGAACATCACCAAATTTACTTTCATGAGCTGTTTTAACAACACCAAAAAAACAATCGTTTTTCTTCACCCATTCTACCCAATAGTCAAAATCCACTCCAAATTTCAACCATTTTATAGCATTGTCTGTTGTTATCAATCTAATATCCTTTACAAATACCTCTCTACCAAACATATCTGTAACTGTTGCTGTTTCATAATTTTCCTTGTAATATTCTTTCATATACAGCTGAATATTTGTATCAAATGCTGCAGCCTTAAACATTTGCTGTCTTAATAAAACATAACCTTCTGCCCACTCAGGAACAATAGAAGAATCAATTAATGACTGCCCATCAAACAAAGTGTTTTTTAACTTGTAATCATCCACGTATTTAACTATACATTGTTTATTTTCATCTGTTTCTACACTTGCAACTTTTGTATTAAAAAAAGAATCAACATCTTTAAGTATTAATATTTGTGATGGTAATATCTGAATTTTTCCCACTATAGAAGAGGTAACAAGTGGAGCATAAGCACCCATTTCTACAATTGGAGAATTTTCATCTGGTAATTTGATTCCCATATATAAATATTCTCTGGCAAGCTCATATAAGGTTTCATTGATAAACATACAAGTACCTTTCTTGGCTTTTCCAGTGGTTCGAAATAACATCTTATAATGAATAGTTTCTTCTTTTATTATTTTCCCAGATTTATTATAGGTTTTATAAGTAATATTTACTCCATCTTCATAAAAAATCTCTCTTAAATCGTTTCTGGTGATTTTTTTATACTTTTCTTTATTTTCCACAGCGTCAATGTATAATTCGGTAATTCTATTTTTCTTTCTTTCTGCTTCTGTAATTCTTTTGGAATTAGATTGAGAATGAGCTATTTTTCTTTCGATTCTTGCTTTTTTAGCTATTTTATGAATATGTTTTACCTCAGATTCATAATCTCTGGAACCATATTTAAAATCAATACATATAATATCCCTGGTGCTTTCCCCCTTCCAAATGTTTAACCCATTGTCTTTTAAAAAGTCACTAAAAAGACTATTACTTAACATAGCATCAGTATAATCATATGTATCTCGTATACCGGTGTTACATTCGTAAATAGAACCGGCAATAAAGTTTTTTATTTTTAATCCGTATTCTGACATTAATTTACCTTTCTGCAGTTAATCTCATTCCCAATCATCGTATCCATTTTGTTCGTGAATGTAGCACATAATTTGGGAATAAGTACCTAATGCATAATATTCATCTTCTAAATCTTCTCTGGAGGTTGTTCTACAATGTTCTCCGTCCATTAATCGAGGCCTACACCCTTTTGCCTTAACTATATAATAATCTTCTAAACAATCCTTAGCTGGTTTAAATAATCTAAGAGAGATTTCATTTCTTTGTGTAGATTTTTCTGAAATATTATATCCAGTGCCGCTTCTGTAAAACGGAAAAAATGTATTTAAGTATTCTTGTTCTTTTCCATATCTCGTATCTTCAGAACATTCTTCCAATATACGAAAAATAAAATTATTGCTCCCAAACTCGTTCCAGTCTGACTGAAAAAATATATTCTTATGAATATTATTTTCAAGCTCTCTTATATGGCTTCTCCATCTTTGTATAATGTGTTTAGAACTGCCAATATATATCTTATTATTTGCTTTATTGGTAATTATATAAACACCACATCTTTTTTTACTTCCTAAACATTTATGTTTTTTATCTAATATTTGAACTACTGTATATTCTGACATTCTTCACCGTCCTTGTTTTATTGTATCATCTTCAAACTTTTTAAACACTCTGCAAGAATCCTAACAAATTCATTATACTCATCAATCGTAGTATCTTCTCCAATGCTAATCCTTATAGTGCTGAAAGCTTCTTCATCAGTTAACCCAATAGCTTTTAAAATTCTACTTGGGGTCTTTTCGCCGGTACAACATGCACTTCCTGCCGAAACTTGCACACCCTTTATATCCAATAGGGTAATAAGAGCTTCTGCATTAATACCAGGAAAAGTGAGAGAGAGAGTATTGGGTAATCTTAATTTATTACTAGTGCTTCCATTTAATCGGACATTACAAATATCACCGCATTTATTGTAAATCGTATATAACAACCAAGGATCGAATTCACCATCAGGCTGTTTCATTCTCTCAACCTGGTTTCCTAAAGCATATATCATAGGTACATTTTCTGTACCTGCTCTACGTCCATCAAATTGATGACCACCGTGGATGAGAGGGGAGAGTTTAATTCCGTCTCTAATATATAGGAACCCACAGTTCTTAAATCCACCGAATTTATGAAAACTTACGCTCATCATATCAATACCTATTTCCTCTACATCAATAGGAACTTTCCCAAATGTTTGTACAGCATCCACATGTATGTACCCTTGAAAGCTATGTGTGATTCTTGCAATCTCTTTAATATCATTCAAAGTGCCAATTTCATTATTACCCATCATGATTGATACAAGGCAGAAGTGTTTTTCACTAAGTAGAGATATTAATTTTCTAAATTTATCCACATCAACTTTACCGGTATTATCTATAGGGGTATATTCTATTCTGTACCATGATTTGTTCCCTAAATATTTACAAGTGTTATATACACTTGGATGTTCAATCTTAGTAGTAATAATACAATCAAACATATAGTTTGCATCTAAAAAACCTTTGATTGCCCAATTATTAGATTCACTACCGCCGGAAGTGAATACAATTTCACTAGGTTTCGCACCTATATAATTTGCTACTTGTTCCTGTGCATGAGTAATAATTCTTTTAGCTTCAATACCATCTTGACTAATATCAGAAGGATTCGCCCAATACTTTTCTGCACAGTACATAAAATCCTGCAGTACCTCTTTTGAAGGTTTTGAGGTACTGGCTGCATTAAGATATATCATTTATTCTTCCTTTCTATTCTTATATACAATAATAAATCGTCAGCTCAATTCCTTTTACCCTAGCAACTTATCACCAAAGCATGTTCTTTCTAGAATTTATTATTCTATTATATGATTTCCAGCAAATTCACCTATCTAGGAGTTCTTACTTGCCCACATATCCTTAAACCTCTGACTAGCAGCTTCTTTAGCTTCCTCGGACATTTCTCTCTTTTTAGCTCTAAAGGATACCAATCCTTTATCTGCAACTCTATAGGTTTTACCACGCCCGGTGTCTGCAATGAGAGAGTACATATCCGGACTTGTTCTACATAGTTTATCCAGACGAGTCATCTGAGTAGTATCAGAAGTGTAGATAATAGCATGTTCCTCATCACGCATATAAGATACATTTGTTTCTTGCTCTGCAATAGATACAGAATTACTTACAATTCTTTCTTCTACATCAATATTTGTTACATAGCCATTCTTAGCCATATTTGCTCACCTCAATTCTTAATATAATCTGATTTAATAATTTCTTCCAAAGTTCTTGGAGTATAATCCATGTACGACATCATACAGCCGACATTATAGCAATTCATAGGAATATCTGTTTGCTTCTTAATATTAGTAACCACTTGTTGAAACAGATCTTCTTCGACAGTGCAATGAACGTGCCCATACAAATGAATACTATTGCGATGTTGACTCTGATAAAACATGATAGGATAGTGAGAGAGCACTACATTTCTATCTGCGTCCTGTATCATTTTATAATCATATATTCCCTGAAATAGTCTTTTACATGCCCCATCTTTAGCCCAACGATCATGATTTCCCTTTATTAAAAACTTGGCTCCATTTAATCTCTTAATGATTTCTTCAGTTTCTCTTGCATATAACCAACTAAAATCACCGAGTATATATACTTCATCTTGCTTTGTTACAACACGATTCCAATTTTCAATAATCAATTCATCATGTTCTTTAACAGAAGAGAAGCGCCTTGCACCGTTAGTTGCATCATATTTAATTATATTTTCATGACCAAAATGAGTATCTGAAATGTAAAACTTACGCATATTTTCTCCCTTTCTACCTATACAATTGATATTTCTTACTAATCTGATGAGCAATTTCGTCCGGAAGAGGTTTAAACCAAATGCCTGTAAGGGTAGTACCGTTTTCTTCTTCTGGTTCCAGTTCTGTGAGACAATTGTCATATATCATACCAAAGTCTTCATCTTCAATTAATCCTAATTCTTCTGCAATCGTTTTAGCTTTAAGAAGATGATTTTTATTTCTGGCTTCACATATTGTTTTTACAAAAGAACCATTTATGTATTGTTCGTATTCATCTTGGTCTATTAATATACGATTAGTTTCATAATCTGCTTTTCCAACAAGTGCTCTATATAATCCGTTTACTTGATGATCAATATTATCTCTAATCATTAATGTCCAATAAGCTTCTGCACAATGTCCAACCTGAGCAGCTAATTTTCCAGGACTTAAACATAAATCCTTTCGCATTATAAATAATCTTCTATATCCCATAAATCCTCCTTATTATATTGCCAAGGATATTTATACCACCTATTGGTTTCTTTTCCACAATATTTGCATCTACTTGTAACTAACAAAGCTTCAGGGTATACATTTTCGTTTGGCTCGTGCCTATAATTATCAGATGCTCTAAAACTGTCACATGTTGCTATAATAATAGTCTTTTTACACTCTATATCTCTAAATACATGAGGTGCAAAAACTCCATGCTTGAAAAATTCTATAAGTGCTTTAATATAACATTTAATAATTCTCAATTCACTATGCTCCTTTGTTTAATATTATCTAGTACACAATATTTTTAAAAGACCTTCTTGCCAATCATAGTAGCAATAGTGTCTCTGATATCTTTTTCAGCCACAATTCTATCAGCTTCCAAAGATTCAATTACATCTGTATATGCCTGATTCTGTTTCTGTAAAGCATTAATAAGCTGCTTATACTCATTAATCTGTTCAGTATTCTCTTTAATAATAGAAGAGTAGGTTTCTTTCTGTGTCTGGATACCGACGTTTACCGTATCATAAGCTTCTTTTGCAGTATTCAACTTCTGCATCAATAAGTTTATGTACTCCTGATTAAACTCGTTGCCAAGACCTAAATCAATAGAATATAATGTAATTACATTACATTTTGCAATATCTACAATAATAACCCATGTACCGTTCAAGAAAATATCCACCGGCTGTTTATTATACTCATGTGGTGATTTACCGGAGAACAGAAGAGTACCATATTGAATCATCTTACATATATCCTCTTTAATTTTCTGCTCATGCTGTGCAATAAATACTGCAACGTCTGCTTTGGAATCTTTGTCCATAATACGCTCTGCGTATCTTTCACGACTGTGCTGCGATAGTTTTAAGTTACTTAAGTTATATTTCTGAGTAATGTCCATAATGTCTCCTTTTCTAATGTTTAATTTTATTCAGTTCGTTCAATGATATAATACCCTATATTTTGGAAAAAGTCAATAGCTTTATTTAATTTTATTTAGTTAAGTTTAATAAGTTTGTCTGATAACAGCTTCTGGTTGTGGGGATAGTCTTCAAAATAGAAGAATGGATTCTTTTCATGTAAATATCTATCTCCGGCATTATCAGCAGTGATTCCCTTCTTTTCATAATTACTATCTGCCTGTATGTCCAACGTTTCTGCAATAATGTTATTTAGTTGTATCATTTCTTCATATTCATTTATTTCTTCTGTAACTACCTCTCTATCAAATACAAGTCTGTAGCAGAAGAATACATTTTTCCAGCCCTTATTCTGTAAGAAGATATCATTAAGTTCATTATAATAACTATCTTTAGTTTTCTTAAAGAACAGTTCAAATTCATCCTTGCATCCATATTTCTTAAGTAAATCATGCTGAGTTCTTAAAATGTATCTCTTTTCTGCATCAGAAGCATCATGGTATTCAATAGTTTCAAAAGTCGAGGATACCTTATGACCTACGCCAATTCTAAAAGTCTCTTCACATAGAAACACTTTTCTACGTCTTAAGCTGGCCAGTGAACTTCTAATAATATCACGAAACTTTAAATTACTTCTCTGATAAAAATTATTTATATTGAACATATCCATTTTCTCATCCAGAGATAATAATTCCTCTTTTTTCTCTCTCATAGGAAAGTAATGTTCATTAACCATACCTAATATAGTCCATAGGTTCTGTTGCGTTAGATAGGCCACTTCCTCTTTCTGTTTAGATAAGTAGGAGAGTAGTATATGCTGTACAAAATCAACATACTTTGAATTGGCTGCAATTCGACCATGTTCCGCCGTAGGCTCCTCTATTGATGACTCCTTTATCCCAATAACTACATATTGTCTGCCTTGCTTCTCCAGATCGTACCTATCTTGTATTCTTTTCATTTGCTGAATCTTTTGTTTTCCTGTACACGGTTCTAAATTTAATGCTTTACATAATTCTTGATAATTCTTAAAAACCTGACCAGTTTGTAACGCAATTTCGTTCATATTTGTTTCACCTCTAATTTTCCCTTATTTTCTGGGATATTTTTTTGTCACCCTTGCTCCCAATATATAATAATATACATAGGAAGCAAAGGTGACAAATTTTTTTCCTTAGTTTGTAAGGGTTTTTTAAAGATAGTCTCCAAAAAACCAATTTGCTTCGCCGGTGTTTGCAATAAGCGTCAGCTTATGCAAATACCCAGGCGACAAATAACTCGGAGTTCTCATTAGTACAAGTGTAGGTAGGGCTTTGCCCGTACCGGAACGCTGTGCTAAGAGAACGGAGAGCATAATGGTGTGGCAGAGCCACCTATAATTAAATATATTATGAATGCTTCCATAATTGTTTTAAATAATCTATTTCTAATGTTCTCTTAATATTTTGATATGCAGTTTCTACAGACATATCTACTTCATACAATTTTTTTATTTCTCTGAAATCAAAAGAAAAATGAAAATGTCTGTCTGTAATATGTAGATAATTATTATAATCATACCATCTTTTAATCTCACTTCCGTATATATCAAAGAGAGAATAATAGTCAAGTACTTCAACAGACCATCTAAAATTAAGTTCTGCTTTGAATTTGTTTATTATGTATTCTAAATATTCTTTAAATGTCATAAGTCCTCCTTCTATTTACCGTCATCATAAGTTCTTGCTAATTCGGCAGATAGATCTTGAACAGTTTCTTCAAGCTGCTCTATGTATTCATATATTGTACTCCATGCTTCCATATATAAATCATAAGAATCAAAATTATCTAAATATTCCATTGCTTCTGTAATTTCATTCGGTCTGCTCATTGTTCTCACCTTTTCCAAAATTTTTTAATCCACTTTCTAATCCTTCTCCTATAAAAATTCCTGCAATTGCAATTCCTAGTCCTATCCAAAACATTTTTAATCTTTCCTTTCTTTATTATCATATATATTTAAAAAAGCTATTAATGCAGAGAGTAGAAAAAGTCCTAAAAAGAATAATCTCCAATCTGTTACTAATCCGAAGGCAATTAATAATACGCTTCCTAGACCTGTTGCAATCATTAAGAATAAAGCTATTAATGTTAAAAATATTTTAAAAGTTTCTTGTAAATATTTTATAATTATGTTCATTTTATTTTCCTTTCTGTATTTGATTTAAGCAATCGTTAAATCCTTGTGTGTAGTTATAGTGAAGTATATTTTCAAAGTTCGCTGCTCCATTCACACACGAATTAAGATTTTTATGTTCTGGTAGTGGTGTGAGAGGACACCAAGTTGGTTTAGTATTTGCTTCACTATAATCATCTGTAATTTTACCTGTTAGGCAACAAATATCTGATAGACCATAAGAATCATAATTTAAATGACATGTCGTGCAGCTTGTTGGTGTGTCTATTACTATTACTGATTTGCTCATTGTTTCTCCTTTCTGTTTAATTATGTTTAGTTCGCTTGAGATGATAATATAGCAAAATGTGTAAAATGTCAAGTGCTTATTTAATTTTATTTAGTTAATGGTGAGACTAGGGTGAATAAAAGAGGATGTATGGTTTTATAGTGCCCCCGGTATATAGGATATGAAGGTATGTGGATAAGTTTTTGAGGGAGTTGAAGAAATGGTAAGGATAATAAGGGGAATTGGAGATTGTGGAATATGTGGATAAGTATGTGGATTGTTTAATTTTGTTTAGTAATGGATTGGGAGAATTGAGTGTGGATAGGGGAATTTACGATTGGTGGTGCGATTGATAGAAGGAATGGTTTTGATCGTGGTTTTTTAGTCAGTGTAGAAGTGTACCACGTCTATGGAATCCAGCAAAATCAAGGCTTTCCGTAGGTTTTAAGTACCCCCACTAAGTGCAAAAAAACTATAATTTTTTAGCACTTAGAAACCCTTATAAAATAGGGCTTTGCGGGCTTTTTATGCATGGTTTGACTTTCATTTCTATCGTGTTATAGTTCAATCATCAGCAAGAGCTGATAACCACTAAACAGTCAAGGCTGTAAGGTGTGTATTGCAAGTATAGTCAAGGCTATACCCATAGGCAACACGTCAACTATGTCTACAGTTTAAGGAAGGAGTGTATTTTAGGGGATAACTGTACCCTCATGGACTAATACCTGTACCATGTAAAAAACGGTATAACCGGGAAAGAATGCCGTTCTGCTCGGGGTAGGGGAAACTTTACCCAAAGTATAATACGGTCGTCAGTGGTGTGCTAGGTATCCCGTAACTCCCTAGCGAATGGACAACGCAAGAAGTCTGCCCAAATGGGCTATATTGTGCGACGCATCTATCTTGATGATGGGTGGTCTATACCTTGAGGAAACAAGTCCTAGCTGGTAACTAGGAAACTGTCTACACGCAGTCTGCAAGTCGGTAGTATCTCAAGTAAATACGGTGTTTAGCAGGCACTAGGAAGGTTTGATAGTAGGTTTAAAGTCCTATTAGTCGCAAAAAAGTCTGTAATGCTACCACTAGGCATAACAAGGATAAGTCCTAGATGGCTGTTACAAGTCAGCAAAAAAGCAGAGTACAGACTAAATAAAATTAAACATGGCACGAATAGCCCAAAAATCGAGAAAGAGGTTTATTATGGCAAAGACTACAAACAAAGTTGATTTATTCCAGGCAGACAAGGCAATGAGCGAAAGAGTAGCAGAATTCATGCGTACAAAAGTTTGGGGTATCACTTTGAAGGCACGTTGTAAGGCTGAGATTGCGAAAGCAGAAGCCAGCATTGAAGGACTCCGGAATTTAGATGGTTCTGTATTAGCAGACAAAGGCAAGGACTCTATCATCGCACTGGAAGCTCACATTACCGAGCTTAACACCAAGTTGGCAGAACAGCTTAAGGAAGAGGCTACCTTTGACCTTACTGAGAATGATAAGACTTTCTATAAGGCTTACAAGGATGCAACCACAGAGTCTGAGGTAGTAGAGGCTATCATTGCATGGTTTGCAGCTTATCATCTTGAAGTAACCAAGGACAGTGACATTATTGCATTGATTGCAGGAGCTATCAGTGGTGCAAAGCGTGCATCAGCTAAGACCATCGTCAACAGTGGAGCTACTCAGTTTGTAGAGAGTAAGCGTACTAAGACCGACATCATTGGATTGTTCTACGGTGTACTTGCAGAGCGTATGCTGGAAGTTGGTACCTTAAAAGCTACTGAGATTCAGGAAGACGTGCGTGAGTTCTATGCACCTAAGAAGAAGGTTAAGAAAGAGTCTAAGAAAGAGTCTAAGTAATCTACATAATTGCAGAGTGTGAGGACAGGCCACCAGTCTGTCCTTTAATGCACTACCCATAGGGTAACGGTCACAAGTCCGTGCATTAGAGAGAGGTACAATTATGCAATCAATAGCGACAGTAAAAAGAGATAAAGTATACCAAGTATTAGGATATAGCAGTGGTAGAATTTTAGTGTTATATGAATCAAAATCTGAAGATGAGTGTGACGATTTCGCAGATGATTATGCTATTGCTAACAATATGTATTATTTACGTATTGAAAGTGCGTACTATAAAAAATAGGAGGATAATTTATGAACCGTTCAATGGAAGCAAAACATTCAAAAGCCAAGAAAGAGGCAATTAAACAGATGACAGAAGATGCGAACCTTGCCAGTTGTGCGACCGGAGTAATAAAACAATGCAATTCTGTAATCTGGAATCTGCATTATAGGCCATATAGTACTAAGCGTAAATAATTAGGTATAGAACAGGACTATAGAAAGGGAAATCTATAGTCTTTTTGTGTATCTAAAAATACACACCTTGCATTTTTTACATGCAAAGGATATAATTACAGAGAGGTGGTGCAAAATGATGCCAAACGCAGCAGAAACTATTGAGAAGTTGGCAAGAGAGTTAGAACGCCAGAAGCTTCTTTCTGAACTTCAGGAGTGCAATACGCTTGAAGATTATCAGGCCTATGTTGAAAAACTCAAAGCCAAATGCGAAAAGTAGCTAACTCTCTAAGTCCTGGGTATGACTAAAACTGCCCAATTTTAACAAACGGAGGTATATTATGATTATTCAAGGCAAAATTAAAAAAAACAAAGAAATACAAGGCCACGCATATACAATAGTGGAGTTTTCTGTTGATGAGCTTATGAAACGTAATACACCTAAGGTAAATTTTTGGGCATTTTGTTTATATAATAATCTTCTAAAACAATGGAAAATAGAAAATGAAGGAGACGGAAACTATTATCCTACCATTGATTTAGTGGATTTAACATTAAGCGAAAATGAAGATAATAATAAATATATAATAGATATGCTGAAAAAATTTGATATAAATGTTATTTATTAGACTTACAATATGTAAGTCTTTTTTTCTGCACTTTAAGGCTCATAACCCTAGTGTGGATTTGTCCATGCATTATATGGACACACGCTCAAAGGTAACATTCCTAATCCGAGCAAGTTAGGAGGTGAAAAAATGTTACGCATTGAGCAAATGGAAAATGGTCTATACCTGCTTACATATGAGAAAGACGGAGCTACTCTGAAAAGAGTGTTCGCAGACCCAAGTGAAAAGGTAGATATATCCCAACTTAAACCGGCAGAGAATCCGGTCTTTGAGCTTGTGATAAATGACTAATTCCAGCCCAAGGGACACAATGATAACATTAGAAACTTTGTGCCCCATTTTGCTCATTAAAGAGAAACTAAGGCTTCCCCAAAGGAAGTCTTTTTTAATGCAAAAATTAAGAAAGGAGGCATAGTATGAAAGGCTATCCAACGCAAATAGGCTACATGGGATATATCCCAAACGAAGGATATGTCCTTTTTGCAACTGAAGACGAGTACAAAGAATATTGGGAGGTGCAGTGTGGAGATTAGAGTAACAGAAAACGTCATTCCTTTTCACAGACCTAAGGAAAAGGAGCTAGAGATAGTAAAATGGGTAAATCAACCCAACATCTTAGCACGGAATGCAAAGGCAAAAGCGTACAGCGAATCATGCAAGGAAAAGAAAAATAGATTTGAAACATTCTGGTTGTTTGTTTCAGGTGTATGTGCCTTCGCACCGATTTTGGCATTATATTTCATAGGACTTATGTTCTAAGAATTAGAAATTTGTCGGAACTAAATAAAATTAAACGCTTGACAAAGTAAAGCATTTGTGCTTATTATATTGTCAAGACCAACAAAACAAAATTAAACGGAGGTTGTAATATGTTAACAAGAGAAATGATTATCAAAGCCCTTACAGAAAAAGGCATGGAAGCACAGGTAGCAGATGTCACTAAGAACGGAGTGACTTTACAAGGGATTGCTCTTGGAACCGGAACTGTTAGACCCACAATTTACATAGAACAGTTTGTTGACTATGCAGATGATGAAGTGGAAGATGTTGTTGATGCAATTATGTATCAGTACAACAAGGCAATAGAAGATGTTCCGGTAATAGATGTATATAATTTGTTAAATTGGGACTATGCAAAGACCAGACTTCAGCTTTGTATTCAGCAGAAAGGAAACGAAGATATTGTGAAGCGTGATTTCCTTGACCTTGAGGAGTATGTTCGTGTTATCGCTAGTAAAGATGAGAATGGAATGGGTTCTTTCAAGGTAAGACCTGAACATCTGGAACGCTTTGGAATTACAGAAGAAACCTTATTCCATGCAGCTTGGGATTGTACTGTGCCAACTTTTAAATTTGAGGACATGTCTCAGATTGCTCCTATGCCCAAAGGCATGATGATAGTTGCAACAAACGAAACCAAGCTTAATGGAGCTGTTGTAATGAAAGCAATGGAAAAGCTTTTAGAAATAGCAGATGAATATGATAAAGACTTGGCGATTTTACCGAGTTCTATTCATGAAATTCTGTTAGTTCCCATTGATGAGGAGACGGATTTTTCACACTTAAATGCCATGGTTCAGGAAGTAAATGCAACACAGCTTCAACCGGAGGAAGTGTTAAGCAATCATGCGTATAGGTTTAATCGTGAAGAAAGAAGTATTACATATTATCATGATACCAAGAGTGGGAAATACATTCTTAACTAAGTAAAATTAAATAGAGAAATCTATTTATATAGCCACACGACCAACGAAAATCGGCGTAAAACAAGAGTCGTGCAAAAATAATAATTTTTTTCAGGAGGAAAAGGAAAATGACAAAGGCAAATTTGAAGGTAGGAATGATGGTAGTAACTGAGAACGGAAAGGTAAGATTAGTATTGCCTACTAAGAATGATGGACTTGTTCTGGTATCAGCAGACAACAAGATACTCAAGGTAGATAAGATGAATGATGACCTTACTAGAAACCGCTACAAGGCAGGTAATGATGTTGTTAAGGTTTATGACATCATGGATGATGCAAACGGAGAGTTGTTCTCAAATACCGGAAGAGATTTACTGTTTGATAGAGCAGCCGGTGTAGATGTAGACGATAACGCAGATGACTTTGTAGATGAAGATTATGAGGACGATGAGGAGTATTATGATGAGTGCTGCGATTGTGAGGATTGCACTTGTGGTGAGTTCACCAAGGCAAACATCACACCTGGTATGCTTGCAGTAACTCGTGACGGTCAGAACAGACTTGCAATTCCTACATCAGACAAGGGATTAGTACTTGCAACTTCTGATAGCAAGTTCATCTGTGTAGATAAGTTAAACGATGATCTGACTATTGCTGGATACAGAAGTGATGGTAAGAACGTAGATAAGGTTTACGGAGTAGCTTCCGGTGTAACTACTGATTTCTACAGCACAGATAACAGAGAGTTGCTGTTTGATAGAGACGCAGAGTAATCTATCAAAGTAAAAAATAAATTTAACTCGGCAAAATTAAATAAGGGTTGTTAATTCAACCCTTTTTCGGCTCAGTAGTCAAGAGGTTTAAGACGCTACATTCTCAGTGTAGAGACTCTGGTTCAAATCCAGGCTGAGTCATTACCGGAAAGGTAAAGAAATGGAGGAATAAGGATGGCAAAGTATTACAAGATGGGGACTAAGAGACAGAAGTTACATAAGGCAATCTATGACAGACTTATCAAGAAAGGAATTGATAGTGGTAAGGCATATAACATTGCTAGTAGAATTACACATTGGGCATAGGAGGAATCGAAATGAAAGCACATTGTTTTAAGTTTGAGGACAAAGAGATCTGTTTAACGGAAATGGAAATGCATCAAGTACATGAGCATTATGTGGTTCAACGAAATGCAGATTTCCTAAGAGAGAATTATCCACACCTTACAGAAGAGGAAGTAATGAAAATGGCTTGGGAGTGGATAGATTTGGAAATGAAAGATGGGTATTCAAACGAAGAAGCTCTTGCAGAAGTGTTGGAAGAGTACGGATTAACGGAAGAGGATTAACCAAACGATTATTTTATTATATAGGAGGTAAGGGAAATATGTATTACAGTTACAATGAGATTAGAAATGGAAGCAACGAACTTTGGATTCCTTATGATAAGAAAAAACCAAAGCACAAGGAAAGGATTTATGCACAGATACTTGATAGCTTTGGTCGTATTGTACTGGGAGAGATTACATATGACAGATATACATGGAAAAAAGATAGAACCTCAAAAATAATTGCTTGGTTCTCACTTCCTGCGCCATATGTAGAAGAACACAATAGAAACAATATTTGATAAGGAGATAAAGCAAATGAAAATGCCAAAGAAACCATGTATTAACTGTGTGTACTTTAAGACTTGTGGAAGTACAACACGAACAGAGCCTTGTAACGGAAGGAAAACAAAAAGAGAAACAAAGATTGGAGGTAAACAGAAATGAAAGGTTATACAAATTTTGCAATGGGATTTTTAGGAGCAGGTGCAGTAGCAACTAAGCCAATTGGAGCTATGAAGTACATGGATTGGAAGAAGGTTCAGCAGATTGTTGACGAAAATCCAGACGCAGTTATTTATGCAGGACTTCAGGAAGATTGGGGCAACACAAGTGGATTGATTTTTGCAAAAGGAGAATATTACCGTGGTTATGTATTTGGATGTTCTTCTTGGGCTACTCCAATTGTAGACGTAGACGGAAAAGAAATTGAGTGCTGGACTCATGAAGAAACAGAAGAGGGTTCTGATAGACCGACTTGGTGGGGAAACGGACAAGAACTTAAATCTGAGTGGGATTTTGAAGGTTAAGTAATAATTTAGCATCAACTAAATAAAATTAAATAAAGCAAACGAAAAGGAGAGGGAAGAAAAATGATTGAAGTAGGACAACTAGTAACTGGAAGACCGGACGCAACAAGATATGGCGTTACAACGAATAAGGCATTATGCCTTGTTGAAAAAATAGATGCAGATTACATCTATGTTCTTGTAGTTGCTCATGCCGATGGACGTGTATGCCATGACTGGGTAAATGAGAAGTATTTTATCCCATGTACATATGCAGAGTTCATGGAGAAGTATCCTGATGCAAAATTAATGAGTACTTATTCAGCAGAAGAACTAAATAAAATTAAAAATGTGGAGGAAATGAAAATGGAATTAGCAATGAACAAAGAAAAAATCGGTAGTTATGAATTAAGTAAGGAAGAAAGAGAGTCCTTACGGAAAGAAATCAAGGATTTGTTAGAGGAATATGACTACAATCCTACAGACGCAGGTGTTAATAAAATCCTTGATGAATGGATTAAGAATAAGGGTTGGATGATTAACTTATTCAAGCAGCATCCGAACTACAACGGAAAGTTCCAGATCGCCTTTGATTCGGACTATAGTAGAGCGTGTGACAAGAATATCTTATCCAGTTTCCAGAGCTACTTTGTTCGTACTGCAAAAGGACTTCTTTTGAAAAATAAAATCATTGGTGGTTTTTCATATGAAGAAACACGAAAAATATATGAAAAACTTAAGGGTCTTATAAATAGGCTTGATGATGTAACCTATTACACTGGCTATCGTGCTATTGATTATAATGAAAAATTAGCAGAATGCCTTCGTTGGGAAAAGAAATACAGAGAATACAGAAAAGGAATAGATAATGACACGTTAATAAAAGATGGATACAACATTTATAGCATGGAATCGTATAAAGAATACCGTAAGGTAAATGATTTCAGCGAAATCCTGTATTACATGCGTGAACACATTGCAGATGAAGAGTTTGCAAGAAAGGTTAATGAATATTTCCCAAAGGTAAAAGCAGTAGCCGGACAGAAAGTATCCCGCATTGTTGGCAAGATTGCAAAGCAGCTTGGTATTGATAAAGATCCGAATTGGAACAGAGAATATGCAAAATACTCTGATGCAATCAATCCTTTGGCAGTAAAGAGACATACAGTTTTATCTTGTCACCCTATTGATTACTTTACAATGAGCTTCGGTAATTCTTGGGCTTCTTGTCACACGATTGATAAGACAAATAAAAGAGGTATGCCTAACGACTATGAAGGCTGCTATTCTTCCGGTACATTATCCTATATGTTAGACGGAAGTTCATTCGTTTACTACACAGTGGATAAAGACTACAACGGAAATAAGCTTGAGTTACAGGACAAGATTAACCGCAACATGTTCCACATGGGAGAAGATAAGCTTATCCAGGCTCGTGTATATCCACAGGCAACAGATGGAGAAACCGGTATCTACAAACAGATTCGTGAGATTGCTCAGAAGGTAATTGCAGATTGTCTTGGGGTTCCTAATATGTGGAAAAACGTAAAGGGAACAAACGAATGCTATGCCGTAACCGACAGTTATGGTACACATTACAGAGACTACACAAATTTCTCAGACTGTAATGTTTCTTACCTGAAGGACGAAACAGAAGCGATAAACAAAAATCGCATTGATATAGGTCATAATCCTATCTGTCCTCATTGCGGAAAAGCTCATACTTATGAGAAAGCTATTGAGTGTCGTGATTGTTACTTAGAAGAAATGATTTGTGATAATTGTGGCTATACTTACAGTAGACAAGCTATGCACGAGATTGACGGAGAATGGTACTGTGAAGATTGCTGTTTCTATTGCGAATATCATGAAAGATGGGAAGTAGGAGATCCAAGTGACCAAATATATGTAGATGATTATGGACGTATTTGTGAAGACGCATTGGATAATTCGGATTTTTTCTATACTTGTAACAGATGTGGTCGTATTGATCTTGTAGATAGAGATGACCACATTGAAACAGAAGATGGTAGACATTATTGCAGATACGAATGTGCGGAAAGAGATGGATATAGAAGCACAAGCGATGGCGACTGGTATCCGGAAGGCGAAGTTTACTACTGTGAGCATTGTGAAAGAGATGTTCATTCAAGCGAATGGAACAGTGAATTAGATTGCTGCACAGATTGTGAAGAAGATGTGAAAGCAGAACGTGCAGAAGAAGCAGAAGAAGTAGAAGACATAGAGGAGGCAGTTTAATATGAGCAAAAAGAACAAGAATAAAAGTAAATACACACCTGTTGTACAGAAGTCGATAACGAATTTTGGTTCCCTTTCATCGAAGACAGCAGCTACATATACATACAAAGGAAGAAAGAATCAAACAGAGTTTCCGGATTTCATTGATTTGTGTTTACCAACACAAGAAGAGCTAAAAGTAATACTTCCACAGAAGTTAGTTGATGCAGGTTATACAGATGTGGTTGTAGGTGATGGATTTATATATGCAAAGGGAACTGTACCGGTATTACTTACAGCTCATATGGATACAGTACATAAGCAACGAATCGTAGATTACTACGAATATGTAGATAAAAACGGAAGACATATCCTTAGTTCTCCCCAGGGAATTGGTGGAGATGACCGCTGTGGAATCTATATGATTCTTGAAATCATCAAAGAACATAAGTGTTCTGTACTTTTCTGTGAAGATGAAGAAACGGGTGGTCACGGTTCTGACAAGTTCTGTAAAACGGATTTCATTGCTGAGTTAGCTGAATTGAATTACCTCATTGAATTAGACAGAGCTAATGCAACGGATGCAGTATTTTATAGTTGTGATAATCCTGAGTTTACTAAGTTCATCGAAGATAATACAGGCTACAAAGAAGCATGGGGTACCTTCTCAGATATAAGCAATCTTGCACCGGATTGTGGAATTGCAGCTGTAAATTTGAGTTGTGGATATTATCATGCACACACTCTTATTGAAGAAGTTGTTGTAGAAGAAATGCTTAACACAATAGAAGTTGTAAAGGAATTACTTTCTGTAGAGAGTGAACAATTCATGTACATTCGAAAGAAGTATGCATCATATGGTGGATATGGGTATGGATACGGATATGGATATGGTGGTAATTACGGTGGATATTATGGCAATTATTATGATGATGATGACGATGATTGGTATGATAATTACTGCGCTAGAAAGCACAACAATAACAAAACTACAAAAGATCCAGGCTATGAAAAAGATGAAGTAACCATCCTTTATGTTACATATGTAGATAAAAATACAGGAGAGGAAATGACGGATAGCCATTGTGCAACTTCAGAAAGTGTGGCTTGGGTTAACTTCTTCCAGAGCAATCCTGATGTTTGCTGGAACG